CACGGGTTCTCGACCGCATGCTGCCGCCGGCCTAGTTTTCGATCTCTGTTTGGGCGGGCTGCCCTGCGGGGGCAGGCGTCGGTAGCGGCAGGCGGGGGACAGGGGGAATGGAAATAACGTCACCCGTCCGAGTGGATCAGGCGAGGCGGAGGGGGGGGGGTGAGAGAGCCTTGGTGACTATGCGCATTTGATATTCGGGCATCAACTTGTCGTCGGCTGGCAAGATTTCTTTGGGCACCATCCCTCTTTAAGGCTTGCAGCGTCAGACAGGGCATCAGTGTGCTATTGGCTTGGCGCTATTGTTCTTCGGGCACCATGCAGGGGACGGCTCACACCTTAACCTCGGGCATCAAAACCTGTCAGGCTCAGGTCGCCTATGGGGTTCGGGCATCAAGAAGTTCCCGGCTCGCAGCACAGGGGAGGGCATCACTATCATCGAGGCTCGTCAGGCAGACAGGCCGGCTGCCTACGAGACTTGGAACCGATCTATCGTTTGGCCTTGATCGCTCATCACATAGACATTCGCAACCGCTGTGATGATGATGCTCTGCTCGTCGGGGCCATTGCGATCAAGGCGCAGCACGACCGGAGCACCTTCGAGCGGTTCCGGGCCGTGCACTTCACACGTAAAGCTGTTCAAGAACTCTCGGCTTGGTGGATTGTCTTTCAAGTCACTCGCGTACTGAAACCGGTAGCGGCGACACTCGAACGATTCGTAGCTCTCGAATTCGCCGCGGGGAACAACTTTCACTACCATCGCATATTCCTTCCTGTCTGTGGCCTGTCTGCCTGACTGCCGCCATTCTAGCAGCCTCGGGGATGCAGAGCAATCTGTTCTCGGGCAACACATGCGAATGCGGCTGGCAGCATATTCATGGGCAGCATGGTTCCCTCGGCTGCAGCATTGATTGGGGCACAAGTTCATTCTCGGCTCACACACAATTCAGCGGGCACCAGTCCATTATCGGTTCGGCACGATAAGATCGGGCATCAGTGGCACATCGGCTCAGCAAGAAGGTCCTTGGGTATCATGGAAGTTTAGGCTGACAATTAATGTCCGGGCACCATAAGGACAATCGGTTCCGCAGCCAGCAAAGGGCAGCATGTCGTATACGGCTCAGCATGAAGAATTGGGGCAGCAAACTTTCATCGGCTCGCGCAATACACTCTTGGACATCACGCCAACGGCTGGCTCAGTGCTTTCCGTTCACCCACTTCGGCTTTGGCAGCCTGTGAACCACGAAGTCTTCGGGCCGCAGTCGATCCTTGTGATTGAGTACGGCGAACACATAAAGCTCTTGAATCGGAAGACCTTCGATGCGTCGCCACGCCTCAAACACATGAGCAAGGAAAATCTTGACCATCTTCCTCTTCGAGGCTAAATGGACTCTGCCGGTTGACCAGCCCTTGCCGGGCCGCACCCGGTAGTCGGCGTGCCCATGCTTCTCTGGCTTCTTGCATTGGCTGACGGTCGTCTTGCAGTCTTGGCATTTGGTCCATTCGGGCCGGTTGGAAAGGTAGTAATCATAGGCCTCGTCATAGATTCGACGGTACGGCGAGTTGGACCGGATCAACCCATCGCCAAGATTAAACAGCATCGTCTTAAACCGTGGGTCGTAGTGTAGTTTATGGCCTCGAACGCGGCGCTCGGCAGCCATCTTGAAGTCGGTGCCGCCACAGTCCGGGCAGGACTCGTCAAAGCCAGCCTCGCTCTCGGGAATGAAAATGTCGCACGTGAGACACTTCGGCACCAGCCCGTAGCCAGCATAGCGCCACAGCTTCGAGGCGCTATCGAAGCGCTCGATGTCGCCGATATGCCCGATTACCTTGGCCGCCATCGTCGGCCCGATCCCGCGCACGGCCATCAGCCACGGCCCGACGGGATGCGCGTCTACTTCTGCCTTGAAGCCCTTGGCGATTTCGTCTTCAAGGTCCTTCATCTTGTCGGCTAGACCTTGGTACATATCGCTGTCGCCGTGATCCTCGCCGCCGAGGATCGCGTCGGCGCGATTGCTTGCGGCGATGCGCTGCCGCTGGATGCCGTCATACTGGTCAACCAGCGTCCTGAGTTCGTCGGCGTTGTGCGTGAATCCCTGCGTTTCCATCGTCGGTTGGCCTCCTAATTCGGTGAAAACGTTTCGACTTTCGGTTCGTCAGGCACCGGATATGGTGTGATCCGCGCCCACGGCAACCCAAAGGCGCTGCCAATCGTGATTGTCTTACCCTCGCCCTCGGTATGCAGTTGATCCGACTCGATCCAAAAGGTATCCGGCACGCGCCACTTAATCTGAAACTCGATTATCAAGCCGCGCGGCTCGACCTTGATCGTGAACGTGGCCTTCCACCCCATCGCATCGAAGTTGTCTATGACGTGGGTCAGATTGCGACCAATCATTGGTCGTGCCATAGTGACTCCGTTTCCGCTTCTGCCACGCGCTCAACGACAACCGGCGTCAAGCCGCGCTCAATCAAAGCGTCGATTTCTTCCTTGGACTCGTCGCCGGCGCAGATGTACTCGATGCGGCGTGGCCGGAAGATATGGAAGATGCCCGGCGTGAACTCGACCGGCTCGCCCATCTTCGGCACCGTCGAGATCGCGCGGGGGTGTGCCAGCAGCACCCACGTCACACCGACCTTGAATTCGCGGGGGACAGCCTGAATGCGGCGGGAAGTCCCGTGGCGCTCGGCCTCGCGTTCAAAGTGGCCGACCGTCGGATAGTGTCGCTCGCCAATCCAGATGAGCAGCGCCTGCCCGAACTTCTCGTCGTGCTGCGTCTTATAAATCGGGCACGATTGGCAGTGATCGGCGTCGCGGTCACATTCCTTCTCACTGGCGTAAATGAGTTGGTCCGCATCAACCCATGTTGGCTGGCGGCTCGGTCGAATACCGTAGCCACAGCACGGGCAGGTCCCGAACGGAATGGGCAACAGGCCGCACTCGAATGAGTCTCCGCCGCCCATGAGATAGAGGCCCCCCTTCTTGCGCCAGCCGCAGCCGCGCCGGTGGTCCTGAACCGTCCCTATTCGCTTGTCCATGGCATAACCCCCGTCATTCGCTCCCCTCGCCGTCCTGAGATAATAGGCATACGCGATAGTGCTCCGTATAGTAGTTTCTTTCGGCTAGGGCGTTTCTCAGTTCGTTCCTCAAATCGTCGACGACGGCCTGTGTAGAAACCGACCCTTCACGACAGGCAAGTAGCTCTGTGTGGTAATCCTTGGCCGCATCGTACTGCGTTAACAGCCAAGCCCTCGTTCCGTCGCAGCTTTCATAGGCGGTTTCGTAGCTTTCCAATTCCGTCTTGCATGCGCTCAGGCTAAGCTGTTCGTCGACCGTGCGCGTGCCTGCCGGTTCGATCTGCTCATTCGCTGTTGGCCCTGTGCGCCCCCCTACGCCCAAGCCGAGAGCAAAGCCGCCCATGGCAGACAATAAGGCAATCACAAAAGCAACTATTTGTCCCACTCTTGCTTTGTCCATCTGCTGACTCCTTAGAACGGAATATCGTCGGCTTTTTCGGCAGCCTTCGACTCGGCGGGCACGTACTGATCCAGTTCGGCCTTGGCCGCTTTGAAGCTGACGCGCCCCGCCGAGTCGGTGTTGGCGGCAACGATGCCGTCGACGTCGTGCTGTTTGAGCACGCCGGCGTTTATGAGACCGCGTGCGGTGTACCAAAACTGCGAGGTCGGGTCGCCGCCCACCATGCCGCCGCCATCAGCGCGAACCGGCGCGGCGGCCGATCGGCCGGTGCTCTTGCTCTTTCCGTTACCGTCGGACTCGTCCGCGCCTTCCTTTTCATTCTCGGTGTCGGGCGAACTATTCTTGCGAATCCAGTTTGTGAACTGCACGATCTCGGCGAGCGTCGGTTCTTCTACCCACTGGTCGAATACCTGCTTGCCGCGCCGCATCTTGACCGTGCATGGACGCCACTTGGCGACGAGGCGAGACACATCGCGTCCAATGCCCCACAGACGACCGGCACGCTTGATCCCGCCGGTGACTGACTGGTTGGCGGCATCATCGGTGCCCTCAGCGCCTGTGTCCCACTTGCACAGCCATATGCCACTGTCAGGATGTTGAATGCTGATCCCAAAGCACAGGACGCCGGCCTCGGCGCGTACCTCGGTCTGCCAGCCGAAGGCTCCAACGACTGCATCTAGCCTGTCTTCGACGAACTGCCGGCTGGTGTATGGAACGCACAGTCCCTTGGGATTGTGCGAGTCCTGCCCGACCAAAGCCGATGGAAAAAAGTAGACCTCGGTCTCGGGCGTCGGCGCTGCCAGTTTTTCCGCAAGCTCTTGCAGCGTATCAGTCATCGGACTCCCTCCATAGAATCGCAGGCCCGCCTGATCGGGCGCGACCAAGCGGACCTGCTGCTAAGACTCGTGCCGCGCAAGTGGCGGCTGGCGATTTCTGATTGCGTGCTATTCGGCCCTGTCCTTCCGTCAACCGGCATGGTAGCACAGGTCACGGTCGCCGTCAAGCTGGCTTGGCGTTTGGCCGCTTGACTTGACACCACTCAGGCGATGCTATAACATACCGCCATGATCCCCGCCCGCGGCCACATCGAAATCCGTATCAAGCAGGTCGCCAACCTGCGCGGCGTCGAGTCGGCATCGGCTCTCGGTCGCGCGGTCGGCATTTCCCGCGAGGCGGCTCGCAACCTGATGGCCGCTCGATCCGCCGACGATCTTGCTCGCATTGGAATTGACACGCTTGAGAAGCTGTGCCATGGCTTGAAGGTATCGCCCGGCCAGCTTCTTGTCTATCATCCGGCAGGGGGATTGCCGCCGTCGGGTGCTCATGACGATCTCGCAAGCCCTGTTGCCCCGCGAGTCCCGCCGTCATGAGAACCCCCGGCTCTGTCCGAGTCCGCCCTCCGCGGCTCTGACCGCCGGGACCTAACGGCGGCAATCCCTTCTGTCGCCCGTTGAGTCGGGTGGCTGAGAATAGTTCGTGCGCTCCGAGAACCGGCTTCGGTCGAGTAAGGGGCCAACTGGGACTTTCCGGCCATCCGACTCAGCGGGCGACTGGTCTCTATCGCAGGGAGTTCGGACACATGCGCCTTCACGCCCCCTCGCGCCGCAAAACGTGGCTCAAACTTAAGCGCGGCCTGATAACCGACCCCGAACACCGCCGGCGCATGGGCGAGTGCATCTGGCTGTTCGGTTACATGCTCGACAACGCTGAATGGGAATCGGGGAAGGTCCACGGTTGGAAGGACCGCGTCGCAGCCGAGGATATGGACATGCCGGTTGCAACCGTCCGCCACCAGCGCCGAAAGCTGCAGGAAGAAGGCTACATCAGCGTCTTTCAAAAGCGGTATGGCCTGACCATCACGATCCATCGCTATGTCAACCCCCGCCAGCATGCCGACGATGCCCTGAACGTACCTGAGGCCGAAGAAGACGAGCACCCCCTAGATGTGGGGGGGACCGAATCGCAGGGTGATAACACATTGGCACCCTTGGAGCCTGTAAACGAAGCGGAACCTCAGGGTGATAACGAGAGTGATAATCCATTGACACCCTTGGATGGTCAGGGTGACAACGAGGGTGATAACAATGGAGGCAATGCGTTAACACCCCTTCTATTTAATCCACATGACCACATATCACATAAACCACCACCACCGGCGGACAGGCTGACAGACAATTCAGAGGCAGGCGGGCTTTTCAGGGAGTGGGAGTCGTCAGCCGGCCCCATAACCGAGGGAATCGCCAGAGACCTGATTGATCTGGCCGCCGAATGCGAGGTCCATCGGCGCAAGCTACCGCCAGACTCGTTTGGGGGAAGTCGCGCAGGCTATACTTGGGTGCAGGATGCGATTGTCGCCGCGCGGCGCTCGAAAGGCGGCAGCTTTGGCATCAACTATGTCGCCGCGATCATCAAACGCTGGCTCATCGAAGGCTACGGGCCGGAGGCAGAGTCGGTCGACAGAAAAGGCAGGGATGCGGAGGCACATGACGAATGGCTGAACAAGCAACGGCAGGCGGCCAAGGAAGCGATTCGGAAGGCAAGACGCCGGAAACAATGAGCAAAGTGGCCGAGCGTATGGCTGCCGGCATGGCCAGTACAACCCAATCCGAGCGACCCAAGGCAGAGACCCGCGGCCGCGCCGCCCTGTGCAAACCGGACTGCGATATCTGCGGCGGCATCGGCTACATCCGCTACGATCTCGAACCCCATCATCCCATGTTCGGCAAGGTGCAGCTATGCCCGAATGTGGACCGCTGGACGCTGCCCTACGCTCGCCAGTTTGGGATCACCAAGGAAGAGTCCGAACAGCTAACATGGCGCTCGATCCTCTCGGTGAACGGCGCGGATAAGGCAAGCAAGGCCGCCGCCGAAATGCTTGAACGCGGCTACGGCTGGCTTTACCTGTGGGGGAATCATGGACTCGGAAAGACGCTGGTGCTCAAAACAGCCGTGGCCGCATGGATTCGCAATTACAACGGCAATGGCTGCTACGCCCGCATGTCCGAAGTAATCGACCATCTTCGGGCAGCCTACACCGCCAAGGACCAGCCGTTCTCGGTCGCCAGCGAAGAACGGCTCGAATGGTGGACCAACGTGCCACTTTTGGCGATTGACGAGATCGAGCGACTCCGCAGCACCGAGTTCGCAACGGAAAAGCAGTTCATCATGTTCGACCGGCGCTATGAGTCGGCGCTGGCCCGCCAGACCATGACGATCTTGGCATGCAACTCGGCCCCGTCCGAGCTACCAGCCGAGCTTGCAGACCGCGTATACGACGGGCGCTTCGAGGTCATTCGACTCGAAGGACAGTCGCTGCGCCACGGCATGACGTGGGACCAGCAATGAGTCAGGGAAAGCGGCGCTATCCGCTGGCACAGGCGCAGACGCTGGCCGAATCGTTCGCTGCTATGCTTGGCGAACACGTGGAGAGAGTGGCAATCGCGGGGTCAGTCCGGCGCAAGCGCGAAGATGTCGGCGATCTCGAAATCATCTGCCTGACCAAACCTTACCCTAGCCAGCCGGCCATGTTCGATGAAGCCAGCGGGGACCGGACCATACTCGACGAACTGCTTGCGCAGCGAACGCCGCTGGTAGCAGCCGGCTGGCAGCTTGGCGCGAAGAATGGCACTCTCTACAAGCAGTTCACACACATTACCAGCGGACTCAATGCCGACGTTTACGTTGTGCCAGACGAGCGAGCGTGGGGCAGCAGCCTTGTGGTCCGCACAGGCCCATGGTATTTCGCTCGTTCGCTCATGCAGCGGGCGATCAAGCTCGGCATGCGTTTTTCCGACGGGTTTTTGCTACACAACCATCTGCACGTCTGTACGAAAGGCGCTGGCTGCCCCGACATTATCCCTTTGCTCACCGAACGGGAAGTTTTCGACCGATTGCGCATCGAGTGGATGGAACCTGCCGTGCGCGATGCCGGACTCAGGGCGAAGGATTGAACAGACAGGATACCGCCATGCACACCGGTTCGGGCGTCGGCAGCACCCCTTCGACATGCACCGGCAGGTACAGTACGGCCTCGACAATCTCGCCGTAGTTAGCGAAGGGCTTGTCTGTGAGGAAATCAACCCATGGTATGCCGTCCACGTAGCGAATCCGACCACCCCGGTCAAGGCAAACCCACGTGCGCTGGCCGGCGAATAGAACCGTGCCGAAAGGCCACTCCGGGGGGCAACTTATGGCCCGCCCGATCCAGCGCTGCCAAGGCTCGCCCGACGACATGCGGCTCAAACACTGGCCCTCTACGAAGTACGCGCAGTTGTGGCCGCCAGCCGGAGGCCAGTAGTTGGAGGCCCGAATGAAAATCGGTCTGGCCGCTGGCGTGGCCGTCGGCATAACCGACGGGCGAGGGGATTGCGTTGCCTTTGTCGGCTCGGCAGTGACGACGATCACGCGAGCAGTAGGAGCAGGCGGCTGCCGCTGTCCATCTGACTTTGCAAGGACGGCAAGAATCGCTAGAATAGAAATCGAGAGGACTCCGCCGATCATGCGGCGCAGCGTGACCATGGCAGCACCTGTGTATCATGGTCTGGCGAGTCCTCTCAATTGCAAATGCACCATGTCAACATGGCCGGTACGGAGGTACTAGTGCCGCAAAAGGATGTCTACTCGGTCGAGGAATACCGCGACCTCTTGAAGTCGCATAGCGGCCTCGAGCGCGCCTTCGAGTACCAGCTTGCCACGCTCGGACATGACCTGCCAGCCCACAAATCGAACTATAGCGACTGGCATCCCGAGCGCAATTGGGCCTTTGACTTTGCGTGGCTGGCCTACAAGGTCGCCGTGGAACTCGACGGCGGCGGCCATGGCGTCAGCATCAAGTGCCACAACTGCAAGCAGGAAGTGCGGGCCATGAAAGGCGATGGCACGCCGGGCAAGGTGATCCGCTATGCCGGCTGGCATGCGCGCCCGCAGCGATTTCTGTCGGACAAGGACAAGTTCAACGAAGCGCAGCGACTCGGATGGATTGCCCTTCGATTTACCAACGAAGATGTGGTCGGCGATCCCTTCAAAACCATTCAGTACCTGCGCGGCGTACTCGAAGCACGCCGCGTCAGCATGCCCATGATCGAGCCGCTATCCAAGCGCGAACTTGAAGTCCTGCACCTGATCGCCGGCGGCTGGACCACCAGCGACATGGCGCAACGACTTGGCATCGCAGGCGCAACAATCCGCGGGCACGCACAGCGGATCACGCAAAAGCTGAACGTGCGCACCCGAGCAGCCGCCGTCGCCCGCGGGTCGGCGTGGGGCCTGATCGACTTCGAGCGGGTGCCATGGTCCGAAGACCCCGTTGATTTCCTAGACAACTGATGGATTCATTTGAACGCGCACTCGACCGAGCGCTCGGCAATTGGTCGCCAGATGATGATGTCGGGCGATTTGAGGAAGCTGCCCACAAGATCGCGCTGGCATCCAGCGCCAAGCCGTACACCGGCTACTATCTGCGGAACATCGTGCGGGGCAAACAGCCCGTTACGAAGCGGGTCGCCGAACTCTGCGATACCTACCTATCGTCAGAAAACGGAGTCGTCCATGAGAAACCCAACGATCAAAGTATCCGCGCTGCAGCGGACGTTGAGGTGGTTGAAGGTTCGCTTATCCTTCAATCGTCTAGACTATGCATCTGCGGAAATTGGTTTGTCCCGAAATCAGGAAACCAAGTCCACCACACCCACGCCTGCAAGCTACTCGCCCGAAGACTCAGGAGGCGACAACGTGAGCACTGAGAGCACAAACCAGACTCAGCCCGAACCGTCCAAGGCCAAGAAAATCATCGCTGAGCTTCATCAGAACTTTTGGGATGTGATCGACCTGTTCTGTGATGTCCAGCGGGAGGCCGAAATTCTGCATATGCAGGGCAAGGTAGGCGAATACACGCTGCGCAAGATGAAAGCGGCCATGCCAGTAACCGCAATCATCGTCTATGACGATGGGCGAGTAACACCCATTGTGCGGCGACGCACCCTTGAATTGAGCGGTATGTCCGTTCAGCACCTTGGGCCGAACAACGTCTACATTGACACAACAGGCGACGTAATGCGCAAGCTGGTCGAAGCAATCGAAGATGAAAGGCAGGACAGTGATGCGTGAAACCGGCCAGCCGAGGGCGTGGTGGTGGCATGCGATTCAGTGGCTGGCGCTCGGTTCCGTCTTAATCGGCGGCCCTTTTGTCGCCAATGGCCTCTACGATCTATTTGCGAATGAGATTGGAAACCATTGGTTTATTGACCTATTCATCGCATGGGCTGTCGGCTACATTCGCCTCTTGGCAATCGTCGGCGGAACGATTATCCTCTTTGGCACTATCTTGGGCATCCGAGACTTCACAGAGGGCCGATAACACGCCGGAGGGCCGAATGAAAATCCACCGATTGTCCGCGCTTATTAGCGCGCTGATGCTGCTTGTGATCGCCTCTTGCAGCCTTTCCAATCAGCCGCTTCCGCCAACCGAAATAGGCAATGATGCCGCGACCAACATGGGCGGCGGTGCCGGCGAGGCGGCAACGGAACCGCCAACCGCCACACAAACATCCACGCCAGCGCCAACCGCCACATCGCCGACACCATGGGCCGGCTGGCCGACGCCCCTCTTCACTGACCCCACGACGCCCGAGCCATTCCCCGGTGCTCCCATTGAACTAGGGCCGGGCCTTGCTTCTTGGGTCGTGATGGGGTCGGACCAGTTGCCGCACCGCGACAGCATCAACACCGACGCCTTCTTCGTGATCGTGGTAGACACGAACACTGACCCCTATCGGGCGTCAGTTATCTCAATCCCCCGCGACCTGTACGTGTTCATCCCCGGCCATGGCATGGGCCGCATCAACTCGGCCTTTGCCCTGACGGGCGGCGAAGGCGTCATCCAGACCATTCGCTATAACTTCGGCCTGCCAATCACCGAAGGCTATGTCTACCTTGAAATGTCTGCATTCCGCGACTTCATCGACTTCCTCAAAGGGATCGATGTGCGCGTGACCCGCAACATTCTCGACGAATGCGCCGATGGCACTGTCCTGAACTACCTCGAAGGACGCACGATCCACATGGACGGGCGTACAGCGCTCTGTTATGCCCGAGCACGCGATGCATCTAACGATTTCGACCGCATGCGCCGCCAACAAGAAATCGTGAAGGCTGTTCTCGGCGAATCCATCGAACGCTTTGGTGCCAACCCCGGCGAAACGGTCGAGCGCGTCTATGACGCCTACAAGAGCGGCATCAGGACCAATCTCGATTTCCTCGGATTTGTTCGTGCCGGCTGGCACGCTGCCGGCATTGACCCCGACGCATCGCTCGATCTCTATGTGCTGCAGCCGCCCATCGTGACGGCATGGATCAAGCCGAGCACCGGCGCTTACCTGCTGGTGCCCGTCTTCGACCTGTCCAAATGGATCGAACACGCGGCGTTTGGCGGCGAGGTCAACATCGAACCAGTCCCGTGATAGAATGGAAATATCTGCCCTGCTTTCCGCATCGCAGTAAGTCAGCGCCGGCTGCAACCGGCGCTGACGCTTTTAAAGGGCAAGGCCCCATCGCCGAGGGGCCTCGCTTGGCCGGCTGGTTGGTCGCCGGCCTCTTCGATGGACTCCAACACGCCGTTGGAGGGGGAGAAGGAGAGACAGATGAGTTCGTCGAACACCTGTCCCACCGATAGTTTACATCCGAGCTTGCGAGCATGCAAGAAAAACGGCCCCGAATTGGGGCCGTTTTCGCAACTTTTAAGGTTGCCGTCGGTCTAGGCTTCGAGCATCTTAGCCTTGGCCGCGTAGGCGGTTTCCTTGGTCCTGATGTACTGCTCTTGCGTTGCCAGCCAGTTCCACAGCGCCAGCAGCAGGGTGCCTACCAGCGGAGCATACGGCCCAAGGATTGAACCAAGATCAACCGTCAGGGCGCTCTCGGCGAGAATGGCAAAGATCACCGCCAGAACAGCCGGCACGACCTTCTTGACAAGCTGCGGCAGCGGATGCCACCACGTCATGTTCTCCAGCCAGAGCGAAACCACTCGACCAACAAGGATGGCCGCGCCGCCGCCTGATGCGATCCACAGCAGCAATTCGGCCAGTGTACTGAACTCGGGAACCATCTTCGACTCCTTTTCGCTAGTTTCTCACTTCGATCCCACTGTCGAGCATGAACAGCGGAGGCTCCATCGGGAAATCAAGCCAGCCCATCGGGGGCCGACCATCGCGCATGTTCCACTGGCCGGGCCGGACGTAGTAGGGGTGAGGCTCCCACTCCGTCGAGAACTCGACCATGGCCTCATACCAGTCGGGGTAATTCAGGGGGATTGCCGTCGCGCCGCGCAAAACGCGACGAAGGTAGGATATCGGGCCGCTGTCAACATGGTCATCTGCCCATGCCGGCAGAGACTCCGCTTTAAGAACCTCGACATCGGGGACAATCCATTCGTGCGTATGCCAGCCGTTCTCGCCTCCTTCCACCATGCCCCAACGCAGCGCCGTCTGAAAGCCCACTTCGACGATCTCGCGTCGGTGCGTCACGACCGAGTAAGCGTCAATGCGAGCGGCGGTGTCCACAACAAGGTAGGGGCCTTCCCATTCATGGCCGGGCCGCCTCAGCCAGACAGTGGCCCCGATATCTGCTGGCGACATCAAGGCGACTCCATCCAGATAGCCGTCAAGCGGCATGCCGCGCCAGCGCGCCGTGCCCTCCATGACGTTCGGGCTATAGAACACGGCCCCCCCCTTGGCGTAGACCGGCGTCGGTGTGTACCAAGTCTCGATGGTAATGAGACCGGGCACCCAATTGCCATCGTACCAGTAGTAACCATTCAGCAAGTTGTCGTCGTCGTTCGTTTGGAAATCGTCGCCCGAGGTTATCGGAACGTCGTCGTCGGGGGCATCCGACTCTTCGGGGACCTGTCGTGGCAGCGCATGGCGCGCGTGGGCCTGAAATTGTGCAGTCGAACCGGCCACGGCGCAAAGCGTGAGCGCGACCACCAGCCTTCCAATCATAGCGGCCAACCTCCCTCTGATTGTGCTGGTAAGCGGACATTCTAGCCCTATGCTCCCGATCTCACAAGCGCAAGGATGGCAAGCAAAACCGAGAAAATGCCTGTTATCAGCGCAACGCGGAACTCCCATAATCCTCGTATTGTCTCGGCGGGCGTGACTGCCATATCTTTGTGCGCCGCCTCGACCACCGCTTTCACGGTCCGGTCAACTTCGGCTTTCAAGTCAACCTTGGTTGCATAGATGTGCTCGACTTCCTTGGCAAAACCAACGCGCCGGCCATCGATGGCCTCAACGTCCTTTTCAATCTGCGCGTGGAACTTGGTTGCCGCCTCTACGAAGGCCGCCATGCGATCTTCGTGCATGCGGTCGCGCTGATCCAGCCGTTCGATTTCGGCCAGTACCAGCTTTCGGTAATGGTCCCAAGCCTCGCCCGGCGGTGTCATCGGAGTCGTCACTTGCTAGGGCCTCTCATCAAGGCGCACGACGGTCAATCGAGCGCCCGCATCGTAGCTCAGCGCTCGACGCGTACACTCGGCTTCCACAAGCGCGCCATCGGCGCGCCTGAGAGTAACCCGGCGAACGACCTTAATCTGCCCATTGATCTCGGTTGAAAGCGCCTTGGCATCATCAGACTCCATGTAGCTCAGGTAGTCGGTGTTTTCGATGGCCTCCGGCCGATCGTAGCCAAGTATTTCGGCCATTTTGGGATTGGCGAAGATGATGATGTTGCCGATCAAAATGGCCACGCCGGCACGCATTTCGTCAGCCAACTGATTGAACTGCTCCGACGCAATTCGATAGAGCCGGTCGAGCCGGTCGAAGTGCTCATCGAGCACTTTGAGCCGCTCGATATTTGACCTGTCCGCCGGGTCGTCGGGCACAAGCGCGAGAACATCCGCGCGGAACGCCTCGCTATCGTCGCCCAATGCGCCAAAGTACCTCTGCCAGTTCTTCGTGTCGGCCATCATTATCCTTTGCCAATTTGCTATCATGGCGCACCTTCCTACGAGTCGAGCAAGTAGCCTTCCTTGCCAAGCACGCCTTGCGCAATCAGTTGATCCTGCACGATTTGCCAGCGCTCGCTTTCCGGCATGTCCATGAACTTGACGGCCTGCGGGTCAGGCCTCGGCAGTGGCGGAGGCGCAGTCGGCGACTGTGTAACCGTGATGTATGCGGAGTTGCCACCGCACCAACCCTCGACGCCCTCCCACCGCACGTGATACCAGCCGTCCTTCTTGGGTTCAAGGACGTCGACCGTGGTGCCGCCGCGCAACGCAGTGATAATCGGGCCGCCCGGATGGTGCCGAAGGTAAAGTGCGTTGGCGGTCACGATGCCCGTTCCCCACACGTCTGGCTTCGGTGGCTGAGGCATCGGCTGCGAGCCGATAGGCGCACCGACCTCGCCGAAGCGCACGTCGCACAGCAGGCCATAGAACGACGAATTGCCATCGAGCCGAGCGTCGTACCATGCCTGATAGAACTGGTGCTCGGACCATGCGAGGTAGGCCCCGTCACTTCCCTTCCACAGCGGGTCGTGCACGATGATCTGGTCCGGCTTGTAGCCGATCAGGTTGAGGAAGTGAGGCCCCTTGAACTTGGAGTAGGTGCGGCCAGTCTTAGAAAACGTTTCGTAGTGCACCAGCGCGATCATGGGTCGGCCAGAGTCAATGAACGACTTGGCTTTGTCCATGTCGAAGTACATGCTCTTAAGGGGGATTCCGTACTTGGCGGCGGCCTTGATTAGCTGGCCGGCGCTGATGTACTGGTCCTTCTGGACTCCCGTCGCCTGATAGACCTCGCCTACGGTCGGATCGTGGCCCTTCCCCCAAGCGAGCATGGCAACGCTGGCCGGCCCGCAGTCGTTAGCGAAACCGCCAGCACCCGGTCCGTCCACCTGCGATATGTAGGGAATTTGCAGGACTCGTTCCATCAATGCCTCCTGTGCCTGTGTTTTCGGCTCACCTTCGCGCGTTGCCATTATCGCTTGGCATACACCTTGAACTTCGATCCGGCAACAAAGTTGCCACCAGTTGGGTAGAACCTTAAAATGCCAAGCTTGGCCGTATTCTTCCACTGCCCGCCAAAGTAGTCGATCCGGTTGTCGTTATTGGTCACGGTCGAATGGACGTATGATTCTCCGCGAATCGTTGTCTCGGCATACGTGTCCTCCCAACCAAGCACAATAAATTGGTGATGGCCGAAGTGATTCGCGTCGCCCGCACCGCCAGATATGGTGAATCTACCCAACCATATCGAATCGCCTGATGGCGTTAGCTCGGTAGCGAATGATGTAGAGAACATTTCTCTTGCAGTTCTCGCATAGTTCGTTCCGCCCGTATCCACGGGGCCGCCAATCGGTCCCATTCGTAGCCTAAGACCATCGACGGCGTTGGCCGAATCAGTTTTTACGTGGACCATTACTTCGAGCACGCTGTAGTTGTCGTGCGCCCATTCGGGAATGAACAGATCAACGCTGCCGCTGGCGCTCGAAAGCACAACCTCGGCCACCAGCGCAACATCGGCGCTTACGTGCCCACGCGATCCGGTGACGGAAGCATCGATGCCGTGGTGGAAATCTATCTCAGAAACATCGCCAAGTTCATCCCCGTCGTCGAGGATGACGACAGTGCCTGTACTGAGGCCGCCCCCACCGCCGCCCTCAACATCCGTCACAAAAGACTTACGCTTGTGGCCTGTTATCAGAACACGTGAACCGGCCATGAAGTTTGGGCCAACGTCGGGCACAATATCAATACGCGTGACAGCCTCTAGTTTTTCCCAAAGCACCGTTCCGAGGCGCGTTTCCATATCGGTTGCACTATGCCGTTCGCCCGACATATAGTTCATAACGGCATAGGAACCAGTGACTCGATAATCAACGACTTCTATGAAGAACTGGCTGTACTGGTTGGCGTCGGCGCTGTTGCCCGGAACAATGCCCGCTCTGGCCTTATCGCTCTGTCCTGCCGATGTGGTAAAGCCAAACCTAGAGAATGTGGCTCGGTATGACGCGTCAAGCGTGTCGTTGTTGAATAAGACTACGGCCTGATCCAAAGTCGCCGCCCGGTCTGTCCTTAACCTGCCCCGAATCTGGATGTAGTCGTAGTCCTGTGGAATGCCGGGGACAATAAATGAGCCGGTCGCCGACCCCAATGTAATGTCGGCTATCACTTCTTCGGCCACGATAGTTCCTGTACTGAGCGTTAAAGACCCGCCGCCGCTGCCAGCTTGAGCATCAACGCGAACGACGGTGCCGCTGGCCGAGACATCCAAGTTGTCGCCAAAATCGATGATCGTGCCCGTGACAAGGAACTCGCCGTTATCCCAAACAACGATGCCGCCGCCGGCACCGCCGGCACCGCCTCCGCCGCCGGCCTGAGCGTCGATCCGAACCGAAGTTCCACTGAATGTGACATCCAAGTTGTCGCCAAAGTCCAGCCGGACGCCGGTCCCGAGCGGGACGCCATCTTCGAGCGCGTAGAAGCCAATCTGGTCGACAGGATTGGGGCGCGTGATCGTGACATATGCGTAAGAACCGGTCACGACCGCCGTCACATCTTCGCCGATGAAGTCGATATTGGAAATCCCGCCCCGAAAGACGTGCTCATCGTAGACGCCCACGTTGCTGCCGGTCTGCGCGAACATCGAGGGCGTGAGCCGAAGGTCATAGATTTCGTGCCAGCCGATGCGGGTCGTGCCCGACTGGAGAATGACGGCAGCGATGGGGATGCCCTCAGACGCTGCGGGAACCTCGACGTATTCGAGCGGGTTGTCCTGCGCGTAAATTAATGGGAACTCATCGCCCTCAAGGATTTGAAGCGTTTGATCTGAGCCGCGGATATAGACCGTAAGGAACTTGCCGCTGGCGGTTCCGGTCGGCTTGTACGAGGAAAGGTCCTGTGTGCCCGACCCCGGCCACCAGCGGTAGGCACCGTCCCAAAAGTAAATGTCCTGCTCAACGAAGACGCCCATGGTGCCCGATACCACAGGCCGGGGCAGCAGGGGCATGAACTGGCGTTTGTAAATCCAGACCGGATCATTGCCCGATCCTGTTCCGCCCACAAAGCTGTGCGTGTGGCCGTGGGACGGCAGGTAGGACACGCCCTCCCAATCCTCGTACTGCGCGATATCGCGCCCATAAATACGCCAAAGCCCTTCGTGGTTAGGATCACGATAGATCAGGACAGGCAGATCGAAGTGCTCGCCGACAGCATCGTTGAAGGCTTGAACGACCTCGCTGGTCGCGCCGCGAATGCGGCACCACACGAAGTCCGAGCGGCCGGCCACTGTCAGCGTCTTTTGGCCGTTGACGTATGCGCCAAGCGTCGCCGGTACGAGTTTCAGCTTGTCCTGCTTCTCGCTCAGGACGCTGCGAACAGTGCGCTCGAGGCGCTTCCTACCCTGTCGCGGCATTTATGCTCCCCATGCCGGCCCGCACCAAATCCTAGATGCCATACTGGCGAACGGTATGCCAATGGCGGTGTGCAGGTTTCCCGTCTTGTTGAACCAAGTGAGTCCTCCATCTTCTGAGCCAACGACCGTGCCGATGGTCGCAGATTGCGCTATGCCATAGAACTTGGTTTCATCGGCAGGGTGGAAGCCTAGCGGATAAACGGTAGCACCGAAATCCCAAAGCACCTGCCACGGGGAGCCGCCAACGCCCACCTTCTTGCAGAACAATGTTCTCGCAGCGGTTCCATTGCGCAGCAGGCCGTAATCAACACCATTCTGCGGGTGATTGACAATCGATTCCCTGTTTTGAGAGAAGTTGTTTGTCGGATCGAAGGCAGCCCATTGCAAACCATTCCAAAACAGGGCGAAGTTCTCCCAATCGAAGCCACTGTTAAATGTCCGCGTTTGATTGTTGGGCGCACCGGCCTCCGATGCATACAGAATCTGGTCGCCAGCGTTGCCGGCGAACGGCAGCTCGATGAGCAGGCGAGCAACGCCGGAATCAACCACTTGCCAGCCAACGCCGCCATCAACCGAGCGTAGCACGCGCTCTGCCCCCTCCGTCTGGCCCACATAAACCGTATAGCCGCCATGCTTCGACGGCTGAACCGTCATGCCTTCACCGCCGTTGTCGGCCGACCACCCCTGATGGGACTCCAGCCATGTTGCCCCGTAATTGTCGGTTCGCACGATCCGCGCCGTCGGCTGCCCGCCGCCAAGCTGCTGCGCGATGCCACAGGCGATCCATGCACCGGGCCGACCGATAAACGGCTTTAGGTGAAACAGGTTTCGCTGATTCGTATTGGTTCCCAATAAGGGGACGACATAAGACGAGAATGTTTCCGTCCACGTGGGCACGGCGGCGTTCAGCGTTTGCGTTCGGAAAATCCTCGGCCCGGACGGGGAACTGGTGGACCTGCTTAAAATCATCGCACCATTGGCCGGGTCGTGGGGGTCAACCATAAAGCCGTAGAAGCTGGCCCCGAGGTCGGTATCCGTGACGATCAATTCCCACGTCGGCGAAGGATCAAAGAAGTTTCGAGTCCTCGCAAGGAAGTCGTTGTAAAGCAGATAGACCGTTTCGCCCGGCCCCGGCGGAGCGTCGGTCGGCAGTGGAATGGGCGGCAGCGGAATGAGCGGGGGGAATTGAATGTCGAAGTCCGGCAGCGATCCCGTATCCCATGGCGGCTCGACAGGGATTTCTATTCTGGTGCCCGGCGGCCCTTCGGTTTCTTCCCGAAGGGTCACGTCCATCAGCAGCACCTGATCGTCGTGTCTCGGCTCGTAAGCAATCTCGCTCGGGATGAATGGCTTGTCGTTCCACACCACGCCGCGGAAAGTGTCGTCTTCTTCGAGCGTCAGCAGCAACCGTTCTTGCGGCGCAATGTCGAGGTTTCGGTAGTCGCCGGCAATCGGAACCACGACCTCAGGGAACTCCGCGTTCGCCCGAGCAAAGGCCAGCCCGACGAACTCGTTGAGGGGCGTCTGGCCGAGAATGACAAGTCCAGATGTGCGCTCGACACCGCCGAAATAGCCTGCCACATCGCCCGGAGCGCCGGCAAGGTAGGCGTCGAAGGTGCCCGTGGTTGGCCCGCTGTAAGCAATGCCGCCCATTTCAAGGTAAGCAAGCTCGTCGCGGTCGGTGTACTCGACCGTCAACTCGCCACGCCAGTCCTGATCGGTCAGCGCCAGCACCGTATCAATCCCACGCGACCCCGTTGGCCTGAGCGAAACGTCTACCTCGGACCAAATCTTGCCCTGCCGGTCGGCAACCGCCTGCGCCCCAATCGTGGACTCATAGATTTCGGAAACCGTTTCTTTAAGGTTGCCGCGGCCGAAGTCGATGTACTGAACCCTCTTCGTATCAGCCGTCGGCGCAAAGTCGGCGATGCTCAGGATGGTTGAGTGCCAGCGCAAGAAGTGTATGATGGCCTTGTCAACCGTCATGTCGCGCAGTTCGTTCCACGTGACGGCGTTCGTCTTGGATTCGAGCGTGGCCGAGTACGTGGACAGGGTTTCCATGATGCCTGTCACCGAGCGCACGCGAAACTCCAACTGATTGGTAATCGCGTTGAGAAGGATCGATTCTTCTTCGATGTAGCCGACAAACAGAATATCGCCGCGGTTCTCGGCATTGCCGCCGACCGACACCCGCTGTCCGCCCTGCCAAGTCTCAGTGAATATGACGATCAGCGCGCCGTCGCGGACCTTAGAAAAATCGGCTCGCTCGCGCACGAACAGACTCAGGTTATAGCCGCCCTGATCGCGGCTGCCGTCAAAGGAACGGACGCCCCATCGAACGATGGGCCGGCTCGGGCCGGCGTCCGGCCGATCGTAGACCATGACGTGGCGGTAGCCAGTGTATTCTTTGCCGGACTCGGTTGTGGCCTTTAGCTCGGTCGTGAAGTGGCCGGCCCCCGTGTAGTGCACCCAACCCGGATCGGGCAGCGTAGAACCCGTCGGATCGCCGCCTTCAAAGGCCCACAGGAACCCCGTTGGCCGTGCATCGAAATCGTCTGAGTCCGTCGGGTCGAAGGCCCCGCTCGATGAGTAGTAGACCGACATTGCCCCCGTGACAAGGAATCCCGCATGGTGCGGCCCCATGTTCACGACCGGATCAAGGTACTGGTTCTGATCCGTATAAGGAATGTCGAAGTCCTTGTAGAAGATGGGCACATTGTCGTCGTCGAGCACGATGCGCGGGAACACCGCCCACGGCTCGAAGAAGCGCACGACCGTCAGATACCAGCCGTCAACCCATGAAATCGCATTTTCTGCAAACGTGATCGAGCTTGCATCCGCGTCAATAACCCGCAGCCGCCCGCGATCCTTGCCGCCCGGCGTCGTGCCAATGTAGACGGTCATGCCGCGGCGCACAGCAACGTGGTCGCCAGCGATAATGGAAATGTCGATTTCCCGCTCGCCCATGGCAATGTCGGGCATATCAATCTGCGCCGCCAGAACCGTTGTCGGCTCATAGATCGCCAGATACGCGACCGTGCGGTGCGGTCGGGTGCGCAGGCGAGTGAGTTGGGAGGCGCTCAGTTGACTCATATCAGTCCGTAATGATGTTGGTTATGACCAGAACGACCGACTCGGGATAGGACTCGGCGAAGAACTGTCCGACCTGCGGCTCGCCGAGAATGCAGCCGCTGTACTCGGAGTAGGACATGGCGCTGCCGGTGATGGTCGGGAAAGCAGGTAGCTGCACAACAACAGTTCCGGTTGACTGCACAAGGTCGAACAGGTCCTGCATCGAGGCCCATTCTTCGTAAGTCGTGAGTGCCCACCGCAACTGCACCGTGCGCACTGGCCCATAAATCGGCCTTGAATCCCCCTGAATATCAATGGCGGGCCTTGGCATCCACTGCACGCTCGAGGGGCAGAACTTGCGTCCTTGGATCAGGATGTCGGTCATCGGAAAGCGCCTCGCGATTGCTCTTGCCCGCGGTTGACATTAATCAGAACGTCGGCCATGTCGTTTTCAACGAAGTCGGCAACCTCGACGACCAGCCGTTCGCTGGCGTCTACCTTGACCTCAATCACCGCCCGACCGCCGCCCCCGGCCGCGCCGCCGCGGGCCGCGCCGCCTCTGGACAGCGGCGTGACATCGATCCGCTCGGGAACCTCGCCGGCCATGAACATGCTCGGGGATGTTGCGTAGAGCGTTCCGCCTCGCTGGTAGCCTCCGAGGTAGCCAGACCCCTGTTGTGGCACCGACTGTCCAGCACGACGCCCTGTGTAGGGGTCAGCCCCCCCGTAGCTGGCACCGACTCCAGCACCCAATACCGCGCCGCCGGCGGCGACGGCGGATGCCGCCTGACTTACAATCTGCGCATACCGCCGATAAAAGGCCTCGACCCATCCGCCCGGCCCATAGGCATTATTGAGTTGGTTGTAGAGGGCTTGTAGTCCCTCGGCGTTCAACTTAAGCTGCTCGGCGATTGCCTCGGCCTGCAACCGCAGCCGGCGCTCGATTTGAATGCGTAGGTCTCGAAGATCGCGCTCAAACTCGCGCTGCGCATCTTCTCGCCTGCGCTGACGCATGAGTTCGGCGTCGACCAGTTCTTCTTGGAAGGACCGAATACGCTCTTGCCGGCGAATCTGGCGGCGGCGCTCAATATCGGCAAGCTCACGCTGCAAGTCCTGCTTCCGGCGGCGTTCGGCAAGCTCGTACTCGTCTTCAAGTTCTTCTCGCTCCATGTTGAAGCGGCGCTGCAATTGAAGGACTCGGCGGGCATCGCGCTCGCGAACAGCATCTTCAAGATCGAATAGATAGCGGGTTTCAAGCTGCTGAATACGGCGGGCGTGATCCTCGCGCAGCCGGATTTCCTCGACTTGAGCATCGATAATGGTTTCAATGCGATCCTGTGCGGCGTCGCGGTCGATGTCCGCCAGATCACGCTGCAAGTCCACTTCGAGGTCAAAGATGCGATCTTGGAAATCGCGCTCGATGTCTTCAAGGCGATCCGACAGGCGCTGGCGTGCTTTTTCGACCCCCGCCTCCCAATCGCGCATGGCGTCTTCAATAGCCTCCGACGCCCGCGCCATGGCCTCGTCGACTTTGGCCGCCATTTCCTCGGCGGCAGTCGCTGCCCGGCCCATTTCTTCTTCGGCGACATCGGCGAATTGACCCATGTCACCCGTCAGGTTCTTGAAGCCTTCGGCCTGCAGCGCCTGCATGGTGTCATTTGCCACTTGAACGGCATGCTCGAATGAATCGGCAACGTTCATGTTCCCATTTATAAGATCGTTCATGAAGACCATGTAGGCGGCGATGGCAGCGCTTGCGCCGGCGAAGGCATTGATAAGACCGACCTGAATGAGGAAGATGATTTGCGTCAGCGTCGTAATAGCTGCCGCCATGACCTCTTGTACCTGAACCCACGCCGGCAGCAGCGCCTGACCGAGCAAGTTCTTGGCCCGGTCAAATGCTTGATTGGCGCGATCCTGCCTACCAGCTAAGGTTTCGGTGTGTTCCGCTGCGCCTTCAAGCGCGAAGGCCGACTGCTCTAACAGAACGGTGTAGCGGATCAGCTCCGCCTCTGCAGCGGTCCACGCGTCCATGTTGTCTGTGATATTGAGACTGAGTGCTGTTTGCTTGAGCACGGTGTCGTTGATAACTATGCCAAGCTCGCGCAAGCCTTCGACGTATCCGCCCTGAATGAATTGAACAAATCGCCGGACTGTCGGCTCGATGTTCTGGCCGTGCAGGTTCGCCAACGCTGTGCCGTGGCGGATAAGCGCCTGCATTTCATCGCCAGACAGATTCAGGTTGATCGACATAAGGTTGACGGCTGCGGCGACTTCGAGCATGGTGCGTTCGAGCGGGCGGCCAAACTCATCGACGATCTGGCGAGCGAAACCGATCCATTCTTGCATCGTGCCGGCGCTCTCGCCCTGCGCCCGCTGTTGCGCGTTGATCGCTGCCGCCAGCCTGAACATTGCCTCCTGATTGGCTAGGGCAACCTGAACCGATTCGGTGACGAATTGCATCGCCTTGCGCAAGAGGGCCATTACGCCGAGGCCCGCTATGATGCGCTTGAAGAACTTGCCGAAATCGGCCTCTAGCCTGCCGATGACATTGCCGAGAACATTACCGGACTTGGCCTCATCATCCATCGCCTCGGCATGTTCTTGCGCCGCCTCCGAGGCCTCTTTCGTCGCGTTGATCTGGCCTTCCACCCCGTCCAAAAACTCATCGATGGCGGCGGCGGCAGCCGGCGTCACATCGCCAATTTCCCTGATGTGCGACAGATATTCGGCCAGCGCACCCACCTGCTCGGGCGTGAACTGGAAGCCGAGGTCGGTGCCTGCGGCAATAATGCCCTGAATGGCATCTTCGATGGCCTGTGGCCCCTCTTCGGCCACTCGGTTTGCACCGTCTACGATGGCCTGAAAGAAGCTCTCGAACTGTGCCAGTGCCGTCTGATTGAGTTGAACCCCGGCCTCTTGCGCCATGCTTACAAGGATGCTCATGGCCTCGTCAACGATATTGGGCAAGCCCTCTAAACGTTCTTCGGCCTGCGTCACCGCGTCGTCTATGAATTCAAGGAAGTCGGTGCCATCGGCGACCAGCCGGATGGCGAGTTCTTCAATTGGCTCGGCCATCAGACTCCCATTCCACCCCGATTAACTGCAATCGATAGCCGGCATTGACAAGATCGGGCAGCGGATTGACCACGAATGCATGTGCCAAGGCTGCAACCAAGTCACCCCCGCTTTTGTCGGCGAACTCGTCGGCCACTGCCTCGATGTCCTTGTGATAGAGCAACGCTATCAAGCGCAGCACGTCCACCGGGTTAATCTCACTCGCATCGGATAGAAGGTTGCGGATCGCATCGCCGAGCGTAAGCTGCCCTTGAAGATGGCCGGCGTAGGGGGCCAGCACCTTCATGGTCTCAATGGCCTCGCGAATGTTCATCGGCGCAAGCTCGTTATTCATCGGCAGGCTTCAAGGTCGGGTCGGCGTCATCGGGATAAACCACTTTGCCAACCGGCAGCATGGCGCGGTGCAATAGCGTCCGCCTTGGTTCATCGGTGCGCAGCACCATGAACAGCGGGCGGTTCATGGGCTTGTAGCGGGACTTCTTCGAGGCCTTGTCGTACTGGTAGGCGACCTCGCTCAGGCTGTGCAAGAACTCGCGGTCCAACTGCTCGTCGACCATAATCTCTTGAATGAATGCGATTGCATCTTCCGGCCAAAGCGACTCGATTTCGGCCTTGGACCAATGGTAGGTGCTGGCAATGATGTGCAGCCACACGACCGCGCTGCGGCCAACATAGTGCCACGCGACCGAGCGGCCTTTGCGTTCTTCAATCCTGCGCAGAATGGAAAACTTCGTGGCTTCGGGGATTCGGTTGAGCGCGCTGATTGCGTCGTACGCGGTCAAAACCTCGAACCACGGAAGCGCCTCATAGGCCTCCCGCTCGAGGTCAGCCAGTGCGATTCGGAGGTACAGAAATAGGCCATCCGCTATACGCCCGTTGTCTTGGGCTTGAACGGCATGGTCAATGTGCTCCTGCGCCCCCTGTAGGGCCAGATAGCCGCCAAGGCGGGCGCGAGCTACGGTGAACTCGCGCCCACTCAGGGCGACTTGGATAGAGTCGGTCATCCGCCGACTTAAGGAAGCGCACTCGGATCGTAGCGGATGATAGTGGCGAACTGCTGGTCGGACGGCTTGGTTTCATCAATCAAGCCAGCAATGGTAATGCCGCCGATCATCCACTTGTTGCCCGATACCATGGCGATCTCGAAGGCGTCGACGAACTGCGCCCGATGGATGGTGATGGAAACATAGTCACCAGCATCTTCGTCGTAAACCTTGGGCAGATAGACGTGGTAGTAGAGGTTGTTGTTGATCGGCCCAAGGCCCATCTTCTCAAACGGCGCGTTTTCCGTAACCGCGCCGCCCTTGAAGATAGCCTTCGTCGTCGTCAGCGGAAAGATGCTCGACAGCGCAAGACTGAACTCAAGACGATTGCGCTTTTGAATGATGGCCTTATCGCCCACCTTGTCGCAGCGCACCGCGTTGACGGTCACATCCTCGCCGAGCGAAACATCTTCGTAGCAGGCCAGCGAATAGACCGGATTGGCTGTGGTGCCCGACAACCCATAATAGAAGTTGTCTTCATCCGGGTTGTTCAGCAGGCTTGCGTCCGCGTCCTGATAGTAGACCCATGGCGCACCTTCGATGTAAATTTCTTCCTGATCGATTACGTTGCCAACGGGTGCACCCGTTACCAGTGCCATCAGATTGTCCCTCCTTGCCTGAGATTACTTAGATGTCGAAGTAGCGCCGTTCGCCGGAAGAACCGCAACAGGCATGTGCCTTGTGGTTCTTTTCAGCAAGGAACGGGATGTCCTCGATCTTGACGGCGATGGTGCTGCCAGCCTCCGGCCAAACGTACAGAGTGCCGCTAGGCGCGTTCTTCACGATCAGCCTGCTCGGCCGAAGGCAAGTCACCATGACCACCTCGCCATCCAATTCCTCGGACTCCGGCTCGGGCGAAGTTACAAACCGGTCGGCGAAGGTGAGAGCCGCGCCCTCTGTGCCATCGCCGCCTTCGGCCACAAAATCGCCCGAACTGACGCCTTCCTCTTCCTTGCCCTCAGGCTTAACCTCGGCATCCCCGAGTTTTTCGGGGGCCAAGCCGCCTGACGATTTCTTCTTAGCCATCAGCTACCTCCCATATCGTCGCTCGGGATCACGTTCCCCCCGACCGTCACTTCCGACACCCACAACCGTTCGTTGAGGCGAATTGCACCGCTCAGTCCTTCGCAATAGACACGGGGGATGTAGAAGGCGTCGGTTCCGACCGTGCCGCCGGCGATCTGCGCCCGATGCAAACGGGCATTGACGATGCCGGCAAGCCGGTCGGCGGGCAGACTCGATGGTCCCTCCGCGTAGCATCGAATCGACCCGATAAAACGGGCATGATCGCATTGTTCTTTCGTCGGGTCGGGCGTCTGTCGCACAACACGCACCCGAACCGCGGGATACTTATAATCCGACCCCTGATACTGTGCTTCTTTCACGCCAACGGCAGCCTCAGGCAGGCTCCCAATCACGTTCGCATCGGCCTGCAGCCAAGAAACAATGGCGGCCTGTACGATGTTGTTGGCAATCATTGCAGCCTCAACTCGGCGAGCACCGCATCGAACACCAGCCGCTTGCCGTCTTCGGCGCTGGCATGAATCGCTGGTCGCAGGTAGGGCCGCGCCCGCACACCGGGGTGCATGACCTTGCCGAAAAAGAACAGGCCGCTGTCTGCATCGTAGGCCGGATGGTCCTTCGGGCCTCCCGGCCACTCGAAAGCGAGCGCTTTTGCAAACACCGGCCTGATCTCGTACTTCTCCTGCACTCCGCCGAACTCAGGATCGGAGTACAGCCCCGACCCAAGCTCATGTGCTCGGGCATACTCGACGTTGGTCCCGACCAACACGGACACGACTAAGGGCGCGATTTCTTCGGGCACGTCGCGATGGATCGAGCGGGCCAGCCGGCCCGTTTTCACAGGCGCGCCGTCGGAAGCTCGCTGCGCCACAAGGTCGCCCCATGCCCCCGTTCCTTTGAGCAGCCCGAGCGACAGGCGATGAATCATGTCCTGTCGGCCGCGCCGCCGAGTAACCCTACGCCTTGCCATTACTGCTGCACCTTTGCAGTCCGGGCGCGCTCAACTCGGTCAAGTGATAGATGTACCAGCCCCCGCCGGTCGGCGGGATGAACGTTGGGATACTCGACCCCCTTGACGACCCATCGCTCGCTGTACTGCGGGTGATAGGTCGGGCCGACAATCTCGTATTCGTCGCCCTCAAGTATGACAAGGCCCCGCGTGTAACGAACCAATGCTGTGCCCTGCTGGTCAACTTCGATGCCCTGCTGCCGAAGAATGCGTGCCGGTCGATCCATGTTGAATCGAGAGTGCAGGCATTCGTAGGCGACCGATCCTGTAAGAAGTGCGCCGCCAACCGCATCGTCTGCATTCGTGGTAAATCGCCAGATACGCGCGTGGACATTCAATCCCGCTACCATCAGAACCTGAGCGCTCGCTTGCGACGCAGATGACTCACACGATTCTGAATGTGGTTGGCAAGCGCCGACGAACCGAAGGGCGTGTTGCGCAGCTTCACCCGCGTTTCCGAGTAGCCTTCGGTCGAGAACGATTGCACGCCCGGATCGCCAGCCCCGCCTTCGAGCGCGCCGGGGTCAAGGATTTCCTTTAACTCCAACTCCGCCGCCATCGCCAGCGCAATGTGCAAGTTGGCATCGTTGGCCGCCGTACCGGTCGGGATGCCGGCGGTAAACGACACGTCCACGCGGTAGGCCCCGAAACTGCCATGGCAGCCGCAGCGACCGGCCAACGCCGACGTGCGGATTACGTCGATGTAGCCATAGCCGCCGCGGATTAACCCGCAGCCGGCCTCGGGATCAAGCACACACGTGCAATCGCCTTCCAAGTCCTGATAGGTCACGCCGTTAATGGAAATAATGCGGTCGTACTCTAAGACCAGCGGATTGCCCGTCGGCACGTAGGAACCGGTCACTGTCGTGGGCGACAGGAATGTGCCCAAGGACTGGATCATCTTCTGCTCTGCCGAAATGTAAGCAGCATTGCGAAGGACGGCAGTGCCCGTCACCATGCAATCTGGCCGATAGAGGAAGAACAGGTCGTCGCTCAGAATGACAGGTGACAGGTGGTAATAATCGACGGTCATTCCTAGCCTTTCGGACTCATTGGCCGCGGCTCTACAATCTGGCCCATATCAGTCGGGCGAAGTATCTGCTCGCGGGCCTGCGCTTCCTTGATCTCGGCTGCCGCCAGTGTGCGCTCAGCATGGCGCTCCAACCACCAAGCAGCCGCCTTCAACTGAAACGGGTCAATCTGGCGGAAGGTCGCATCGGCGATGCGCGCCGTGTTTCCAATGAATCGCACCATCAAAGCCGAGTCCTGTTCGGCAGGTCGGTAATCCTTGCTTAACTCGCGCTGTTCTTGCTCAGCGCTCGGCTGATCCTGTTGTTCGGTCATTTGATTCCTCTCATCTTATGCCTGCGGGGGGGAAGCGTGAAAGTGCGAATGCACCATAGGGAAGGCTACCAGCGCTGCCACTCATCCCACGAAAGCATGCCTGCCCAACGGCCCCGGAACATCATCCGGTTCATGCTCAGGTTGAAGCCTCGCGGCCCTGCGCCCTGTCTGATGGAACCGCCAACGAAGTGATAGCCCCAAGCCGTCGGCACATAAAGCACGTGCTTACCTAGCTGTCGAACCGTGAAGCAGTATTCGACATCCTCGTAGGTGCCGGTGCCATAGATCGTGTTCATGCCGCCAATCCGCTGCCACAGCGACCGGCGTGTGATGAAACATGCGCCTGTCACCGCGCCGACGTAGGTCTCGATGTTGGCCTTCGGATGGTCCTTGTTCCAACCAATGAAAATGTGGAAGGCGTCGCCCTGAATGTCAAAGGACATGCCGGCATGCTGAATGGTCTCTGGCGGCCCATGCGGGCTGCCGTCAGGGAACACCAGCTTTGGGCCGGCAACGCCGACATCGGCCTCATCCATCGCTTTGACCAGCCGCGCAATCGAGCCGGGCTGCATGACGACATCGGCAGTCAACACAAGGACCAGCGGCGAATGCCCCTTGCCGACAACTGTATTTACGCCGCCCGGATATCCGAGGTTCTCGTCAATCCGGTAGAACTTGTCCTGTGAGCGCAGCAGTTCCTTGACGGCCTTGGCCTGATCCCGCGGGTCGACGGCGTTGCCCGCCTCGTCTTTCCACTCGGGCGTTCCGTTGTCCAGCACGATTACCTGATAGCTGTCGTTCATCCCTTCACAGGCAGCGGGAATGGCCTTCAAGGTTTCCTCGGCCAGCGCCCACTCGCCATAGATGGGCACACAGATATCGAGCAGGGTAAAACCCCGTTTAGACTTCGCCATCGTCACCCTCTCCAATCGTCGGGATGCGCTGCGGCAGCGTCGGCGGAATGCCGGACACCATCGGGTCACGAGGGTCGCGCATTGCAAATTCCTTCGCCCGAGACTTTGCCAACAGCCGGCGCACGCCAGACTCAAGCACATCGCCAGCGTCCGACCACAACCGAGACTTGGCGTAGGCAACGCCGGCATCGATGGTTTCCTTGATCCGCCCGCTCTGCCGCAGCTTGTGAATCTCGATCAGCCGCTTGATGCCGGACTCAACAGACACGAAATGCCGCAAGCTGTTGCCCCAAGCATCGATGGTCTCGTACTCGACCTCCAATGGAAATCCACGCAACTTGGGACGGAAGCGACCTTGCTCAATGACAAGATGCTCCGTGACCGCCGTGCAGTTCGTGGCCGCCACGGGAACACCGACTGCCATTGCTTCGATGATCGGCATGCAAAGTCCCTCGGCCTTGCTTGTGAGCAGGAACGCGTCGGACACGGCGTAGAGCGTCCAGAGCCGGTCGAAGGTCAAGCCCCGCTCGTAGGTTGTGAGCAGGCTGCCAAGATCGAAGGGGGGGTCGCCTAAACTCCAGCCTACCTTAGAGTCGATGCGCGTGACCAACTGCCACTTGACCGGTATTCGGTCCTTGACGCCGGCAATCATTTGCGCGGCGTGTGACAGGTTCTTGCGCTCTTGATTGTCGGCCACAGTCAGCACCACAAAGTCATCTTCGGTGTAGCCGAGCGCCTCGCGAAGTTGTTTGCGCTCGTTGGGCTTCGGCAATCGCCATGCCTCCGTGTCAATCCCGATAGGGATGTAAGTCGATTGGAGGCCAGCATCGGCGATCTGCTTGTGCCCGAACTGGCTGATGACAAGCCGTTCATCCATGCGCGCGACAATGTTCGCCCACGTCGGGCACAGGGGACCGGACTCGATGGGAAAGATGCCCATGTAAGGGATGTCGCCGCGCGGGAATTGCAGCACCTTCTCCTGCAGAGGGATGTCGAGCGCCACGATCACGCCCTCAATTTTCGGGAACTGGCCGGCCTCGGACAGGTTGCGAAGATTGCTCATCATCGCGTGAATCTGCTGAAACGCCTGCCCCGTTTTGACCGGGTTGATCCTGAATGGAAAATTATGCTCATCACCCTTGTAGCCGATGCCGAGCACGTAGACATCATGGCCCCTGTCGGCCAGTTCTTTACAAAGCGCGATGGCGATATTCATGTACCCTGACCCTTTCAGGTCAAGGTCGCTGATAAAAAGGATCATTTGAGTCGACCTTCCTCGAATAGCTGCTCCCAACGTTCGGCGATGGCAGACCAATCGAACCGGGCAATCGCACCAGCCTGCATCATGCGTCGCTGCTGTTCCAAGAAACTGCGCTCGGCTGTCAACAGCGTGGCGATGCGCTCGGCGAATTGGCCGGCGAAACCATCGGTTGCGGGGTTGCCCGGCACAATCAACCCGAACTCGTTGGTCGTTTCAAGCGCACCTGCAGCCGACGTGACCGGCACCGCCCCGGCGACCTGACACTCGGCGGCGCTGATGCAAAAGAGTTCTTCGTAGGTGCATGGGTACGCCTGAACCTCGGCGGAAAGCTGCTGCTTGATGAGTTCCTTGCGCGGGATCGCGCCGAGGAAGTGAACGTCTGGCTGCCTCGCCCAATCGAGCCTGAACTTGCTGTTGCCAGCCCCCGGCGCACCCCAAAGGGTATAGTCGCTGGTGATAACCAGTGAGGCGTCTTCGACGATTTCCTTGATCTTCGGCCAGCACTTCAACAGAACCGATAGGCCGCGGTCGGGGATCGAGCAATAGATCATGCGGTTGCGGACCTTCTCGATATCCTCTTGGCCGTGGTCCACTCTTTCGAGACCGAGCGCATCCATGTAGTCTTCGATGCGAACGCCCAAATCAATGTGGCCGATCTTGTCCGCCGGAATCTGATAGACCCGCTTGTGATACTCGGTGTGATAGGGACTGATGGTGACGACATAATCGACCGAGGCTCCGAGCGCGCGAAAATCACCTATCGTCACCTGATCGGTTGTCCACCAGAACGCCTTGAAGTCCGACCGATAGCGCGGGTTGTAGCGCAGGTTCGGCGACCGGAACACGATCAAAACATCCCGAGGCCGCCGCAGCCCGAAATCGTTAAGCGGGGCATATGTGACTCCCTTGTAGTCGCCCGGCGTGACGGGATCGTTGTAGACCGCAACTTCGTGCCCTCGACCGGCCAGCACTTCCATCAGCGTCATCATGGCCAGCTCGGCACCACCAACGCCCCGACCCCAAATCATGGATGGCGTGACGCCGATTGGCGATCCATCGTTGCACAGCAGGTCAATCTTCATGGTCTCTCCCGTTTTCCGGCTTTCGCACGATCCGGGGCCTGTGGTTGGAAAACCCTGCGAATCGCTGCTGCCGGCGCAATTAGGGCTGATTAGGCCGTCCAGACGCCAATCTAGCGCCGTCGGGCGAAGTCGTGAAAAGTCTCAATGACATAATCGACCATCGAAACAGTCAGCCCCGGATGAACCCCGATCCAGAAGCCGTCTTCGGCAATGGCATCCGACACCCTGAGAGGTCGGGGCACCTTGAAAACCACGTGGTTGTATGCCGGCTGCCTTGCCAGATTGCCGGCGAAGATCGCGCGTGTGCCAATCTTGCGCTCGGTCAAGAACTCGATCAGTTCCCGCCGGCCAAATGGCGCACTCTCGCGCACCCGTAATGGAAATCCGAACCAGCTTGGCTCCGATTTATCGGTTGCCTTGGGCAGCAAGAAAAACTCGGCCAGATCGCGCAGGCCGCCATACAGTCGATTGAAGTTGGCGACTCGCACAAGGCGAAAGGTGTCGGCCCTCTTCAACTGCGCCACGCCAATCGCCGCCTGCAGGTCAGTCGACTTAAGATTGAAGCCGATGTTCGAGTACACATACTTGTGATCGTAGCCTTCGGGCAGGCCGGCAAAGTCCCACTCGAACCGCTTGCCGCACGTGTTCTCTTTCCCCGGCGCACACCAGCAGTCTCGGCCCCAATCCCTGAGCGACTCCACGATACGTTTGACCAGCGGGTGCCGCGTCACGACCATGCCGCCCTCGCCGGTCGAAATGTGATGGGCTGGATAGAACGAATGAGTCGCCGCCGTGCCGATGGTGCCCGTCAGCCGGCCCTTGATCTTGGAGCCGAGCGCGTCGCAGTTGTCTTCGATGATGGCAATGCCGAGCCGGTCGCAGTGCTCGACAATCGGCCCCAAGTCCACGGGGTTGCCGAGCGTGTGCGCCACGATGATCGCGGCGGTGCGCTCGGTGATGGCCTCTCGCAGCGCCGCCCAATCGGGCACCAACGTATCGGACCTGACGTCGACAAGAACCGGCGTAAAGCTGAACTGCAAGATCGGGTTGAGCGTGGTTGGAAATCCGGTGGCGGCAGTGATAATCTCGGTCCGACCATCCATATCAAACATGCGCTCGATCATTCGGGATCGCAGCATGCCGATGGCGAGCAGGTTGGCGCTTGACCCCGAATTGACCATGCTGGCGCAGCGGACTCCGAGGTACTTGGCGAATGCCTGCTCGAACTCGTCGGTCCAATGCCCCTCGGTCCACCATCCTTCGAGCGCAGCATAAACAAGATTGGAAATCTCTGCGCCGCCAGCGACGAGCTTGGCCGGCGGAATGTAAGTTTCTCCGGCGACGAACGGCGGGGCTTTGGCCTTGGCGCTCTCGACCCACTCCGCCGCCAGATCAGCAATCCGCATTGGCTCATGCGATTCTTGGCTGTGGCTCATGACGACGGCTTCCAATCGGCGGCGGCGTCGCGGTCCGCGTCCATCGTGCGGCGAATACGCGGCGAATAGTGTGGCCTGTCATCCCGATAGATGCGCTCATGCCACTGATGATAAACCTCGATGCCCACACCCCTCGACGGCCGATCGGCCGCAAGCTCTTGTTTGTGCAGCCACGCGTCGTCGGAAAGGAAGTCGGGGTCTTCAACGTCAGGGAAAAACGGAACGCCGGCTTGACTGGAGATGAACGCCCAATCGTCGGAGTAGCCGCCGGCGAACGACAGATGACTGCGGTAGTCCGGCGCGCTCAGATTGTCGTACAGCCACGGGCCGGGCGTGATCCAGAAATCCGGCAGTCGCTGCAGCTCTCGCAAATCGGCAATCCAGTCGAGCCGGTCAATCCTGTTCTGCTGGTACTCGGTTCCAATGGTGTATTGACAGGGAACCGACCGATAGGGACGCTCATGCTCGTCAAGCATGCTCTCGATGGCATCCGGCGGCACCATGATTTCGGGGTGCATGGTAATGATAAAGTCGCCCAAGGCCAACAGGCGAGCGTAGTTCCATGCAATGTTGGGCGAGCGCGGCGGTGCGCCCGACTCCCGCAGCCGCCAGACCTGATAGGCAATCGGCGGTCGTAACTCATCCAGCACCGACTCGGCAGACTGCTCATCGGTAGAACCGTCGTCGGCGATCATCACTTCAAAGTTCTCATGCGTCTGGCGCGCCAGCAGCATGAGCGACCTACGGAACTGGTCGGGCCGGTTGTAGTACGGAATCAGAATGGAAACCGGTGTCTTATGGCTCGCCATAATCGGCCTCTCCAAGCTCAGACAGTTTCGGCCAGTAGCGCTCATATTCTTCAAGGTTGTCTACATCGTCGGTGTAGCCAGCCGCTTCGATCATCGCTTTGTCCGACAGCCGTTCAAGCAGGTCCCACAGCTTCACTTGGCGGCCCACAGTCTCGAACTTCTTGATCGTGCCGGCAAGCGCTTCCAAAAAGACGGCATACGCGGGCTGGCGCACGATCAGGCCGAATAGCTCGGGTGTGTGTTTGCCCGTGTGGTGATTGGGACCATACCGCCCGAGAAACACAAGGTCCCTCGGGTCGCCGAGCAGAGCAACCAGATCGTCGGGGTCGTAGAGAACATCGCCGAGCAGGAACGCCGTCGCGTCGGGATGCGTGGCCTTAAAGCAAGTGTTGAGCGTGTGCAGGATGGTCGGAACGTAGACGTAAGTCTCGGCCGGCGCGTACTCCACGCGGTTGCGAATCTCCCATCTTGCGACCAGCACGGGCTGGACCTTGATGCCGGCCTCATACTCACACAGGTATTCAACCATTTGGGCAGTAGCGACCGGCAGCGGCCGACCGCCGACTTCAAGCAGTTGCTTGAACTGCGGCACATGGCGGCCGCGCCTGATCCTTACCGAGAACACATCGGTCCATCTTTCCGATTCGCCGTGCGCCAGAATGAAAATGTCCATCAGCCGGCCATCCAATACGGTCCCCAATGAAAGGGGAACTTGAAATCGTCGGGGTGCACGCGCTCGATCTCGTCGGAGTCGTGCTCCAAGCTGGCGAAGTTGGCAATCATGGCATGTTTGTCCGAGCCGACGGGCGAGCGGAATCCGTTCCAAACACCCGGCGGAATGGTCAGAAGTTGATACTCCGGCCCCTGATCGTAGAGCATGATCCGCTCGCTGCGGCCATAGGTCTGACTGTCGGGCCGCCCGTCGACCAATCCGACCATGACCGGCCCGATCACAACCACGTAGTTGAGGGTCATGGCCGTGTGCAGGTGCCACGCCTTGACCATCATTGGATTGACGGTCGAGAAGTAGACCTCGCCAAACTGATCGAATGCGGCATCAGACGCCTTCATGAAATGGCGGACCATGCCGCGCGTGTCAAGGAAGGCCGCCCGGTGATAGACCAGCACGCCGTCAATCGCGGTGTGCCGCGCTACTTGGGGGTCGAAGTTCTCTGCATCCATTCGCGTTTCCACTTTCCGGCCTCAAGCACGTCGGCCAGCCAAGAAACCGTTGGCACCAGTCCTTCTTCGAGCGGTGTGGTCCAGAACCAGCCAAACCTTTCGGCGAACTTATCGCCGACCAAGCCGATGAAATCCGACTCGGTCGTTGACTCGCCCGTGAAGTTCATTGTTACATCCAGCAATTGCGTAATGCGCCGAATGTCATCCAGAACATCGACAACCATCTTCCGCTGGCCGGACAGGTTGTAAGTCTCGCCGCGGGCCCAAGGCTGTTCCTCACCCGCCTCGTCGAAATACCTTTCGATGATCTTCACAACCGCGTCATAAAAGTCGCCAATGTAGAGGTACTCCCGAACCGGCATGCCGTTCGAGCGGATGTATGGATCGCGGCCCTCAATAATGTCTCGCAGGACGCCGGGGATCAGGCGCTGCCAGTTACAGTCGCCCGGACCGTACAGGTTTGCGCAGCGGGTGATAACAATAGGCAGCTTCCAAAACTTGCCGTAAGACTGCGCCAGCAGGTCGCCGGCGGCCTTCGATGCGTCATAGGGATGCACCGGTTTAAGCACCATGTCTTCATACAGGCTGGTCCCGAACCCGTATACCTTGTCGCTGGATGCAGTGATAATCAGCGGCGTGTCCCATTTCATCTGGCGCGCAGCCTCGAGCACGTTGAGCGTTCCGAGCGTGTTGACCGTGCACGCCTGATAGGGGACTAGCTCGGCGTCCTTGACCTGACTGATGGCTGCCATGTGAATGACAACATCGGGCCGAGCAAGGTTGAGCGCCAGTTCGACGGCCCGATAGTCGCGAACGTCGATCACGCGGTAGCCAGCGTATCGAGGGTTATCGACGGCCCCGACCGACCGATGCACAAAACCAACCGCCTCCACAAGATGGCCGTCGGCGCTCAGCCTGTCGGCCAGATATCCGCCGACAAAGCCTTCGACTCCAGTGACAAGAATCCTGCGTGGGATCATCATGACTTCCTCGACTTCGACCAGCGCAGCCAAGGCACTTCGTTGTCTTCCCAAAGCTGCCGAAGATACGCCAGATCGCGCGGTGTGTCGCACATATGCCACCAGCCGGGATGCCGGAATGCCGCCAGCAGCCCCTGATTGGCGAGCACGGGCAGTACGTCCCGCTCCCACTGGCTATCGTCGCCGACCACGTAGCCGAGCCTGAATGCCTCTGGCTCGATCACATAGAATCCACCGTTGATCCATGCGTCGTCGATGCCCACCTTCTCAGCAAAGTGGGTGACGATGCCGCCGTCTACCTTGAGCGAACCGAAGCGGTTGGGCGGCCTGACGGCAGTCAGCGTGACCAGCACACCATTCCGTTCGCGCATGCGCATATGGTGGTCGAGCAAGGCATTGAAGTTAATGTCGGCCAAACCGTCGCCATAGGTAGCAAGGAAGGTGCTTTTGTCTTTCATGTGGTTGTAGCAGCGCAGCAGCCGGCCGCCGGTCTGAGTCTCTACGCCAGTATCGACCAACGTTGTGTGCTCGCTGGCAGCGGGGCTTCCCGCCATGTAGTCGGCGATGACCTCTTGCAGTTCTCCGCCAGCAATGAGGAAACGGGCGCTGTCTCGATAGAAGGCGGTGAACATCGTGGCAATGTGAACGATCAATGGAAATCCGCCGACCTCTACCATCGGCTTGGGAATCAGGCCTTTCGTTTCCTCTTGCAGCCGCGTGCCCTTGCCACCGGCCAGAATAACGACGTTCATCCTAGTGCCTCCGACCCCAATAGCGCTCTGTATCTTCGCCGACTGGCTCGTACGTTTTGGCGAAGATCGATTCCTTGCAGGGATAGAACTCGCCCTCGACGCCTTTGATAATCCAGTCGCCATGGCTAAAAGACATGGCTCCCTCGAGCGTGTGAATGTGAATGCGCCCTTTGTCGCCGCCCTCTTCACAGTGACAAAGCACATCCTGCAATTCGAGAGGCGCAACCTCGCCGTCAAGGAACTGCCAAGCCTCGATTTCAACCGATATCTTGCGGAAGCTGAACATGGTCACTCCGTTTCAGGGTCGCCGATTTCAAACAGCAGCCGCCACTCGACTTCGAGTGCCGGCCTTATCCTGAGCGCTTCATGGCGCATGATCTTCGTCATGCTGTCGAGATACTCGGGCGAATGGTTCGTCATGGTCTCGGCACCGCACAAGCGCCAGCCGGCGCGCGCCGCCAACCAAAGCAGATGGTCCTTTTCAAGCATCGAATAGTGATTGCGGCCGCGGTGCCCCCAATGCTCGGGAGCAGGCGCAATAAGCAGCAGGTACTTCCGCGCCACGCGACGCCACTCCATCATAGTCAAAAGCGGGAAAGGCGAGTGTTCGAGCACGTGGCGGGCGAACACGATATCGTAGCTGCCGGCCTGCACGCCAAGAAACGTCATGTCCCTTTCAAGAACGTGCTTGCCCAATAGCTTGGCTGCGTTGGCATCGTGGCCGAGCGTGACGCCGGTCCAGCCTATGCCGAGCGCCGTCCAGAACGGCTCGCAAAAGCCGGTCCCGCAGCCAACGTCCAGCACATTCTGGCAGCCCTCAAACATATGGCCGAATTGCCCGATGGCCTTGCGCGCCCAATTGCTGTGGCCTTCGTCGGATGGCTGCTCGTAAATGTCTCTGCCCAGCGAGTTCAGATATGCGTCGAAATGAAGATAGTCACGCATAAATGCCTCCCGCCGTTTTCCAATTGAGGCCTCGGTTGAGTGTCTTCCACCATGGGTGCCCATAGATCGGATCGAGCACGTCGCTGGCCCGCTGCGACGACAACTCTGATCTTTGCTCGCCGGTCATGTTCATCCTGTCCATCTTGTAGCCAACGAATGTGTCCTTGAACATTGTGTACCCATCATGACTCCAGCTTTTCAATCCCGCCTCGCGGGCCTTGTAAAAGCTCTCGGCGGCAATTCCCCAACCATAGATAAGTTCTTCGCGCCAGCGCCCAAGGCGCTCAAAGTTGTCGGCGCGAAAGGCCGTCGCGTTATTCTCAAGAGAATGGACTTCGCGCCAAGCGCCCGTCACCGGCGCAAGATAGTCCTTCCAAGCGCCTTCGTCGATGATGAGCGATGGCTGTGCGGCGTAGGTATCCGGCTCCCGCAATCGTTCAAGCAGCAGTTCGAGCGGGTCGCGTCGGTCTTCGGGATCGAACCGACAGGACGTGGTAATAAACCAATAGGCATCGAGCGCCTCGTCGCTGGTCAGCACTCTGAGCGCCTTCATGAAGCCCGGCACCATCTGGATGTTGGCCGGCTCATGGTAGGTCGTGTACTTTGATGGCTCGACAAGATCGCTGCCGTTGTCGAACACCATGAGCGCATATGGCTGCTTTACCGTGTCCCTGATGTGCTCGACCAGTGCATCGGTGTATTCCGGCATGTTGTATGAGCAGATCACGATGCCGGTCTTCAAGGGTCTGACCTCATATGCGGCTCCGGGTCGGCCAGTGGACCGCCGAATTGAGTCGGATACTGCATGTCGGGATGCCGGCCTGACGCCCGGTAGTAGTCAATCTTGGCCTTGGTAAGCTCCGCCGTCGGCCAAGGATGGTGCAGCAAGCAGAACGGCGGACTCCCCAAGTTCAACCGCTCTGTCTCTGGCGGAACGTCCAGTTCGAGTCGCCATGGTTTGTCACGGTTCACAGAAATATCGTGCAGCGCCGGCTGCCACGCCCACAGGCTGGCCCCTGCCTCGTGCATACGCGGAAATATCTTGTGCGGTCCGTAGAAGTACACGCGCCGAGCGAACAACGCCAGATCGCCGGCATGTTCCATGATCCGACGGCCCTCGGCCCTGAGCATGTAGTTCGGCCGGCAGTCACAGTCATCGAAGATGATCCAGTCGGCCTTCCGTTCGATGGCCGCATCGCGCAAGAACTCGAAGTGCTGCGGCTGCGGGTTGCCGTCCAGCCCGTTCTCCGCCGGCAGGGTCAGGTCGAAATTAAGCACCTTCACTCGCGGGTAGCGTTTGGCAATCTCCATAGTGCGGTCGGTTGATCCGCCGTCGGCAACAATGATTTCGTCAACCCACTGATAATAGGCGCGGCAGAACTCACCGATGTTGCGTTCTTCATTGCGCGTGCGAACACAGGCGATAATCTTCACCACCAACGCCTTCCGTCCGAGGTTGCGTGCTTGCCGATGCCCGTTTGCAGCAGGCTTTGCGTGTGCGCCATGCACACCAGCATCATTTCGCCGTAGCTGAACTGCGCACTGCCAAGCCCGCCGACCCCCTTGCCCACAATCACCGCCGGCGCGCCGCACGTGCACATGGCAAACCAGCCGCGGTACTTGGAGGCTTTGCCCTCAGGAATCTCGTCATTGAACTGTGGATCGATGTAAAGGAAGTGCTCGTTGTGATAGTCGGCGCAGCGCAGCTTTTGATAGGTGCCCTGTTCGTCGCGCAGGTACACGTACTCTTGCTTCTTGACGCGATGACCCGAGTTCGTGATGGCCGTTTTAGGGTCGCCGCGCTGCTTGATAATATTGAAGGTCGCACCGCTGAAATCAGTCACTGCTGCTTATCGCTTTCACTGCAACGCTCAGGTTCTTGATTAACTCGGCCCGGTTCTCAGCTTCCGCCGCCGCGTTCTCAGTCAGCCCTTCGATTGCCAGCGACTGCTGCCGGAAGGCCTCGGCCAGCGGACCAAGCAGGTGCATCGAGGCCAACTGCGCCCGGTTCTCGTTGAGCAAGTTGAGGGCGTCGTTGGTCTGTTCCATCAGCCGTGTCGTCAACTTGCCGAAGCGAGCGTGATGGGTCTCGGCCTGCGTTTGGAAATCCATGTAGGCGATCATGGCGCTGAACGCAATCGCCTTCCGGTCAAACGTGAGGCCGGATTCCAAACCCATCAGACCACGCCGGTTGTCTGCAAGATGGCATCGACTCGATGCGCCCATGTGTGCTCATTAACTGCATTCATTGCCTGTCGACCAAGCTGCTCGGCGTCTTCGGGATTTTCAATCGCCCATGTAACGTGGGCCACGGCCTCATCCATCGTGTCGAAGCCGAGGAAGTCTTCGCCGTCCTTGAACATAGACATCAAATCGGGCACCCGATTGAGCACGGGCACGGTCGCCATTGCCATCAATTCAAAGCAGCGGGCCGTCGTGTCCTGCAAGCTCGACCAGTTCAGCCCAACTTTCGTGTCGTGGTAGACATCACGGGCATCCCCGTAGGCCGGCCCGAGTTCGTAGAAAACGTCGCGCCCCTGAGCGCGCAATGCCTGAACAAGTTTCGTGCGTTGCTCATAGGGCAGCCCGATCAGGGCCGCGTCGTGTTTGCGCTCGCCAACCTTTTTCGGTGACGGCGAATGGTAAACGGGGTCGTACGCGTAAGGCAGCCAGTGGTCGCCCGGCTTGGCGTAAGGACGCTGCATGCAAAAGAAGTAATCGGCCCCGCGTCGGACTCGGTCATAGTTGAGCACATGCGGGTCAGTACCGACAACCGCGTAGAGACCGCTTGGCCGGCCAGTCGGCGACATGCCGGCGTTGACCTCCAACCACAGGTCCGGCTTGAAGGGGCAGCGATTCTCGACGATCTCGTAAGGCAGCGATGGCGTTCCGCCGCCGAACGGCAACGCGAAATCCGGCGCGCGCACATACGACTCTGGCAAATGCATCCCGCCCGCCCACGGAATCCAGCGACCCGTGAATGGGCCGGCAGTCCAAAGCTCGACATCCTCTCGGCGCAGCAACGCCTCCAAGAAGTAGCGGCCCATGGCAACCGGATAATGGATCATCGTGAACGCGATCTTCATTCTCCGACTCCGGCAAATAGAAGGTTGGGATCAAACGGCCAGCGGTGAACGATGTAGCCAGCCCCCTGCAAATCAATGACCATGTTCGCGCCGGCCGACGGGTTCCACGTGTGCACGTAGACTTCCAAGATGGTCGGACGGTTGGCAAGAATCCAGCGCACAACCTCGTAACCGCTCTCGCGATCATCGCTATCCTGAAAGGTCGTGCCGCCGAGGTCGTGGTCCAGCCAGACAGACGACCAGACCACGGCATCATCCCGCAAGTGCTCGATAGCCTGCTCTGCTGTGTTGACGATCATGGCCGATGGAAAGCACGCCCTGAACAACTCAATGCGCTGCTCGCTGTCGTCAAGAAACAGGATCATGGCGTGGTCCTTAGAATGAAAATCACCCACACGATCAAAGCCTTCGTGAGCATGTGCAGTGCCTGATCGACATACATCGTGGTCCAGTTGTTGGTCTTGGCAAAGTCGATGATCCAGTGAGCGATGAGTTCAAACAGCGCCCATCCCGTCGACCCGGTGATGACGCCAACAAAGCCGGCGTGAATGAGCGCATGGCCGGTCAGGAAGAACGGCCAGATCACAGCCTTGCTCGAACCGTGCAGCGCGGGATCGTAGTCGGTCTGTACATTGCGGTTCTTGCCGCGCGCCATGAATGGCGGCTGCAGCGGGAAGTCGGCGAAGGCGTGGCCGATCATGAGCCAGAAGAACAGGATCAGCGAATCGGATATCGCGGGCAGAACGGTCATGGTCTCTCCGGCCTGTTCTCCAAGCCGTGCTTGGCGGCGAACAGCGCTCGCATGCGCACTGTCTGTTCGTAGCGCTCGGGGGAGTAGCCGACGGTTTGCGCAACCATATGCTCGATGGGCATGTCGCGGCGCTCAACAATCTGCATGCCCGCCTGCTGCGCCCGATAGCCTATGTCGACATCTTCGTAATCGTTGGGGTGAAAGGCGGTGTCAAATCCGCCAAGCGCTGTCCACGTGCTCTTGCGCAGCGCGAGGAAGTAGCCAGCCGGCCAAGGGAAGCTCGTTTCGCCAAACTGGTTCCAACCGGCGTTGCCGCGGATTACTTCATGCGCGACCAGCTTCGGTGGGTCGGTATGGTCGGCCAGTTCTTCGCGGATGGCCGGCAAGAAATCGCCTAGTATGCGAACGTCATTTGACAGCAGCACAAGGATATTCCCCTCGGCCGCCTTGGCAGCTTCATTGAAGCCGCCGGCAAACCCAAGGTTTTTCTCTGTTCGGTGGGCGGCAAGACGATGGCCGACCTGCGCGAAATGATGGCGGTGCGAGGCCAGAACGAGCATCGTGCCGTCGCTCGAACCATTGTCGAATACGACAACTTCGGCCCCGTTCACTGCCAGCGGAAGCCTGTTAAGTTCGGTCAGGCGCTGATCGATCAGCACGAAACGGTTGTAGGTCAGAACGACAATGGAAATCTCAGGGTAGGGGGTCATTGGCCGCTTCGGACTCCGCCAGCGCTTCGAGACCTTCTTTCGGGTCGTAAAGCGGCAGTCCAAGCGAGCGCGCCTTGCTCACGTCAAGCGTGGCATTCAGGGGGCGTGGTGCCAATCCGGTGATCCGCTCGGTGTGCTTGATTTGCTCGGGATCGAAACCGAAGTGCTCGGCAATCATGCGTCCCCACTTGTAGCGACTCAGGTTGGCGGTGCCGCCTATGTGCAGCGTGCCGGTGTGCCCGCGCTCGATAATCGCCACAAGCGCCTCGGCCAGATGGGGGATGTATGTCGGCGTCCCGAATAGATTGGCCGGCAGCGCCTTACTTCCGCCAGACTCTAGCACGCCTCTTACGGCGCTTACAAAGTCAGGCGAAGGTCCCGGCCCGAACAGATCGAGCACACGCACAATGACGCTCGGATACCTCGGCCTGATAGACAGCGCCGCCTCGCCGCCTAGCTTGGTCATGCCATAGAAGTTCACGGGGGAAGGCTCGTCTTCTTCGGAGTATGGCCCCTTGCTACCGTCGAAGACGAAGCCGGTGCTCATGTGAATCAGGTAGCCGTCGAACATGCTGCGCAGGATGCCCGGTCCGGTCATGTTGGCACGCATGGCCCGCTCATGATTGACAGGCGATTCGGCATCGTCTACCGCAGTGTAGGCCGCGCAGTTGATAACGACCAGTGGCCGCGCTGCATCGAGCGCCTCTTCAACCTCGTGGCTCTCAGAGATATCGCAGTCGAGCGGGTGTGCACCCAAGCTAACAAGATGGGAGCCGAGTCTGCCCTCGGCTCCCGTTACTGCAACCCGGTCAAGGTCTATCATTCTTCGTCGGCATCAGCCTCCGGCTCAGCTTCCGGCTCGGCCTCAGGCTCAGCATCTGGCTCCGGCTCAGCTTCCGGCTCAGCTTCCGGCTCAGCCTCCGGCTCAGCCTCCGGCTCAGCTTCCGGCTCGGCCTCAGGCTCAGCATCTGGCTCCGGCTCAGCTTCCGGCTCAGCTTCCGGCTCAGCCTCCGGCTCAGCCTCCGGCTCAGCTTCCGGCTCGGCCTCCAGATCAGCCGCTGGCGTTTCAGAAATCACTGAGCCAGTGGCCTCGGCGATTCTCTTGACTCGCACCGACTGCTGCAAACCCTCCGGCGCTGCGGTTTCCGATAGCGCCTCGCCGGCAGGCCCGGATAACTGCTCCCACGCGAATTGCGAGCGGGGCACATTCACATACAGCCTAAAGTGGCCCATGGGCGTAACGGCCTCGACGTAATCCGCTCCCTCGACCGGATACACCTGATTGTATGTCCCCCCCGGCGGAAAAGGGACGCCAAGATCATTCAGCCTGTCGGCGTAGCTCGGCTCGGCCTCCGTTTCTGCCTCGACCGATTCGGGTGCTCCCAAATACGGAGCCACTTCCCGCACGGCGAGAAGGCTGGCCTCGCCAAAGCCCGAGATTGCCAGCAGATCGGCGTCCGGCGTCCGCTCGATGACGCTGAGCGATGCAAAGCCGGCGTCAATCAGCAGCCTGCCGACTCGCTCGCCGAACTCGTTGATAACCTCGGATCGGGTCAGGTCTGTCGCATCCATCTAAGCCTCCTATCGACCACCACCGTTGGTCCAGCGGCGGACATCATCTTCGTTCGCGAAAGTAATCACGCCCGGCTTCTTTTGACCGCAGCAGCCGCCTTTGACAGCCCGCGCGCAGGGCACGTCTTCTTCATTGACCCATGCCATGCAGATATTGGCCCGCATGTCAAAAACATACTGCCGGCGATCTTCAACCGGTCCACAGGTGATGAGCACGCGGTTCTTGCGCATGTACTTCATCGCCACTTGGCCCTGTTCATTTGTAACCATCATTTGTTCTATCATGGCACGACTCTAGCAAATCGCCTAACCGCAGACAACTAGCGCAACTCGCTCCAACTCACCATTCCGAACACACTCGTAGTCTGTGCTTCCATGGTCGAGGCCGCTATTGTTAGAACATCCGTCAGCGGCGATGTCGGATGACCGCCGTCTACATCGAGCGTCAGCGGCAATATTTCAATTAGGCCCTGCTCAAGTCCCTGTGTTTGATTGCCATTGCCCGAGGGAAGGAACATGCCGTCGATATGAATACCGCCCGCTATGGCCGTCGCCGATATGTCGCGCTCAACAGCCGATTCCGCGTTCACGTCCGCCCATGAAGGGTTCGTCAGTGCACCCCCATAAATGATGTAGACATGCGCCGGCACCTGCCCGTCATTCAACGCACTTACTCGCTTCGGCACAATCCAAGTTCGGTTGACCAAGCTGTTAAATGTGGCTTTCGGACGGATAGAAACCAGCGGAACAATCGGATCATTGTCAACCGTGGTGGCGGTAAGTTTGTGCGCATGGAATGGAAATCCCTGCACCAAATGCAGACCGCCCTCTGACATAACTGCTGAGCAAACGGCAGTCAAGTCGGCGTTGCCCGCCATGCCTGTCGCGCCCACCACTTCGTACCGGACCGGTAGTGTAGCCGTGAGCATGTATGGCGGTAGCGCAATCTTGTTGCTGAAATCGAACACATGAACGTAATACTTTACGCCGCCGTCGTCAAAGCCGCACCGGACTCGGCCAATGCCAAGCCACTGCATGTCGAAAACGATGTTCTGCCCCTTCGTCAGATCGAGTACGAGACCGCTCGGGCCGCTGCCATCGAACCCATCTTCGCTCCATGATGACTGTGGAACAAGTGTGTTCACAACCGCGCCGCTTACGCTCGAACGGACAACGAAACCCGCGACGCCATCGGCAACTTGGAAGTAAATGCCGTCGTTATCATCAAAGTAGCCGGCTCGGGCAGTCGCGCCAGCCTGCGTCGGAAACAGGCCCGTCATCTGGACAAGTTGTGACTTGCCGGCCTGATACGGAAAATAGCGCCTCGTCTGATAAAGCGCCTCTTCGTCGGCCGCCGCCCTCAGCCGCACGGCCCCTTGTGCGGGCAGATGCATGACGCTGCCACCATCCAATCGACTCTGCCAGAGCAGCGGCGACTCGTCATAGCGGAATTGCCCATCGAACAGTGTTTCGGGGTTGCTGACGCGAGACCTACCAAAGCCATCGCGCTCGGCAAAAGCAGTCTCGGACTTGGTAACAATCTTGAAGCCACCGACCGTACGATCCCATTCGAGCGCGACGGGGACGCTCAGCAACTTGTCGCCATACTCGCGACCGTGCACCACATCATGAGGCACGCCGACCATTACTTGAGTCCTTGATTGAAAAAGGGGCCAACCGGATAGACCGGCTGGCCCCTCGCAGTGGCAGCTACCGTAGACCTACCCGATCACAGGGCAGGTCGTCACGATCCGACCGGTGAACTGGCTGGTGTACGCGCCGTGTGCGCAACAGTGCTTGATGATGAGGGCAGTCTTCGCCCAAACCTCGAAGCTGATTGCCGTACAGCCGGGCACAAGGTCGCGCAGGGCCAGCGGGATTTGCGTCAGCTTGTAGACCAGCGGCACACCGTTGTGCGTCATGCGCATGCCATAGATCGTCGCCTGAAACGCCCCGCCGCCAGCGTTCGCGCGGTTGAAGTTGTTGTCCGCAACCACAGCCAGCCGGCCAACACCGGTGTTGACGAAACCACCGAAGTTGAAGCCCGGAGTGATGCGGTCGCCACTCTCGAAGTTGACCACCTGCGACCCTTGGAATCCAAGTTGGAAGTAGGCGGACATCAGTTCTTGAATGGCCTGCGGATGACCCCACAGGGCTGTCGGCTTGGCACAGCCCTCGCTGAGGAACCGGTCAAAGCCAGCCGCCGAGAACGTGCCCGAGGCCGAGTTATCGTTCGCGTGGAAGTCGCAACCTTCGAGGTTGTCATCCCACTGCTCGACACCCGTGAACTCAAGCGAGTTCGCGTTGGCGTCACCCTCAACCAGCAGCCGATCCCAACCGTTCAGGACCAGCGTCATTGACAACCGGATTTCCTTTTCCTTGACATCAGCGACTTGCTCCATTTGGAACGTCGCCATATCGGTGCCACCGGGCATGCCTTCACCCGAGGGGACACCACCGACGAGTCGGTTGATCCCATTCCAATTGGCGGCAGCCACGGCCTGCGAGTGCATGATGTCGCTCAGGCTCAGTGACTTCTTCGCGCCGATGTTCTTGAGCGTAACCGTGGTGTTGTCGCCGTCGTGCGAGTATTCTTCGGGGCACTCGCCGTCAGCGAAGGAAATGTACGATGAGCCTGACACGAACGCGAGTTCATTCAGTTCTCGCCAAGTGTGCTGCTTGAGCGCTGTGTTTTCCTCAGGCAGGGCCTGAAACAGCGTGACTTCCTCGCACATGGCGATGATCTCGGTCGTGTCCAGCGGAGTTGGATACTGCGCAGCGAAGTCGCCGGGGGTCGCATACGGCTGCGGAAGGATGTTGGGGTCAGTAGCACGCCCAACGAACGCTCCGTTGCCGCCGCCCTCGCCGAGGTCAAGAACGCGCTCGCCAACCAACAGGTCGGGAACCATCACGTTTTCCATCTTCTAAGTCTCCTGTGTCCGTTCTTCGGTCTCGGTCCCGCTTAACGCCTTGCTAGGCCCACAGGACTTGGATGATTTCTGACTCCCGCTAGTTCTGCAACCCTACGGATCGCCGAACGAGCGATGACAGCTTGCTTCGCTTCACGGTGGGTGCGACCGGCGGCATTTCCCCGCCGGCGTTGCGAACCACCTGCCCCGGACCTACGGGCTGGTAGCCACGTGGGGCCGGAATGCGCGGGGTGCGCGGTGCAGCGCGCTCAACCGTGGTCGTGCTTTTAAGGGAAGCGATATCGGCCTGAATGGGCGCGAGCGCTTCTTGGATCATGCTCATCAGCGCATTGGCGTCGACGCCAGCACCGCCCTCAGCAGCAGGCGCAGCCTGCGTGCTGACTGAGCGCGTAATGGCTTCACCGACGGCGTTGATGGCCGGCTGGATCATGGCAAGTCGAGAGGCCGAGTCCAGTGGTGTCGCCACAGCCTCGTCGTATGCTTCCACGAGTCCAGCCACTGCTTCGTCGAGTGGATGGGTCACGTGTACCTCCTGATGTTCACTGCGCTCAATGGCGGCACTGGCAGCGGCAGGCGCGGGCTGCTCGGCTGCTGTTTCCGCTTCGAGCACGTTGTTGATGTTGATGACCGCCTTGGCCGTCATCACGTCAACCTGACTTTGGAAATCCGAAAGGACTCCCCTGATCTGGTCGGCCTTCTCGGGACCGGCGATGTTGCACAGCACGACGCTGAGCACATCCCATTGGTCCACAAATGGATCGTCGGCCGACCGCTCGGCGAGCGCTGCTTCCGCGTCGTCGAGCGTAAGCGCGCCGCCAAGCAGCGTGCTCTTGTAACGGTCCCCCTCGCGCTCCGAGGCGGCGCTGCCGGTGCCTTTGGCTTCGTCGCCCTCATCCTCACCCCGCTTTACAACGATGGCGCGGGGGTCGATTCCCGCATTCTCGCTACGCGCTGTGAGGGATTCGAGTTGACGCTTTTCTAGCTCATCGGCAAGATCGTCGCCGACAATGCTGGCCGCGTCGTCGCGCCTAGTTTTCATGCTGCTCCGCTCCTCTAATTCAATCGAGGTTTCCACATAGGCCGGGCTGCGCGTGAGCGCCAGATGAACCAAGTGGCCGGCCTTGTAGACCTTCTCGCCGACGCCAGACGTGCACATCGGGCACGTATCCGTAAGCGCCTTGCGCTCAAAGGAACCGCGCCCCTCATGATCGTGCCCATAATCAAGGAATGCAATGGAAATCCGCACGCGCTCGTCTTGGGGAATGTTGTTTTCAATGTCCCTTTTGATGGATTCGTAGGCCGCCTGCGCCAGCGGACCATCATCGAATGTTCCGCGTGCCTTGAAAACCGATCCGTCGACCCACACCCGCTCGGTCGGGCCAACGATTCCGTCGCCATTCAGGTCAAGATAATGGGCGACCCCGAGATAGGGCAGGCCGCCATTCCAAGCCTCGGATATGAACGGGGCCGGTGCCGGCTCGCGGCTTTCGGCCCTGCGGATGAAATCCTTAAACAGCGCGACCGACATGCGTTCTTCGTAGCGGTCCTTCTTCGTTCCCGAGGCAGTCGAGTACCAGCGCCGCTCGCCGGTCTGCGGGTTCTCCGACACGCGGTTGATAAACATTTCCACGCGGGGAAGATCACCGGCCCTGCCTACCGCGGTCGCGATCTGTGAAGACATACTGCCCTTCTCCCTCGCCGGCTCAAACTGGTCACATACGTCGTCGGCGTCAATAGAGCCTTCAACAATGCGACAGCCGCTGCCCGTGAAGTAGTGGCAGTCCCCGCAGCGAAGCTCGGGGATGCCGCCTCTCTCTTGAAAGCCGGCTTCGGCCTTCGTCAGCTTGCGGTCTTCCCTGTCAAGCGTGATCTGGCCGGCGTTTTTGTTGCCGCTCGGGGCAACGTCGCGAGCTACCGCCTTTGTCACGGGCGCAACTCATCCGGCAGCATCATGACCGCTGTCGAAAGCGATGCGCCGCGGCTGATCTCGCGCGGCAGCCAAACCTTCGTGCCGGCCTTGCGCACAAGAATGGCGCGCACAAGCAGCGGGCCTTCGCCAGTTTCCACGAACTTCTTGAACTGAAACTCATGGGGGCGGCCAACCATCGGCTCAGCCCGCCATCCCGCAACGCGCATGTCGTCAACGGCCTGCTCGTACATCCGGCGCACAAAGGTGCGCAGGTATTCGGCCCGAGCGCTGCGCTCGATGGCCGGCAGCGTGCGCCACACCGTCGAAGGAATATCCGTCGGGCGCGTGATGGTCGTGTCTTCGCCGATGCCGCTCAGCCATTGCAGGTCATCGAGGGTCTCGGCGATGCGGGTCACAGCCGCCTTCAACCACTGCTCGTCAACCTTGGAAATCATGGTTGCCGTGCCGCGATTGATCCACGTATCCGGCAGCAGTTCAAGCGCGCCGAGCGAGCCGGCGCGAACGATGATGTGTCGAATGACAGCGGGATCGGCTGCGTTGGCCTTGGCGAACGACTCAACGGCTGCCGAAACGTCTGCCTTGGAAACAATCGGCAGACGGCCATCCGGCATGGCGCGGCCGGCGGCGATCAGCGCCTGCATCTGGCGTTCGGTGTAGACCTGTTCCTTCGGGGCCATGGTGCCTCCCTTGCCTGTCAGACCGTCACTGCGCTCTGACAGTGATTTGCGGACGCGGCGGCGCTGATCCTTTTCGTCTTCCTCTTCCTCGTCTTCCTCGGATTCAGCTTCTTCGTCAGCCGGTTCTTCTTCCTCGGCTGGCTCCGCCTCTGCTTCCTCTTCCTCTGCGTCCGCCGGGGCTTCTTCCTCACCAGTGTCCGCCTCGGCTGATTCTTTCGCGTCGCCCACTTCTTCGTCGTCTACCGCCTCTTCATCGTCTGCCGGTTCGCCCTCGGCGGCTTCATCCTCGGCATCCGCCTCTTCATCTTCGGTCGGTTCCTCTTCATCTTCCGGCTCGGCGGTGATCTCGTCATCTAGCTCGGCTTCTTCGCCGAATGCCTTGACCGCCTCCCAAGCCTCTCGCGCTGCGCATGCCTGCGGATTATCCTGCTGCGCACATGCGCCCTTGACTGCTTCGAGATAGACACGGTTCCAAACCTCTGCTTCTCCCCGTGTCAGATTCTGCGGCGTCGGGATGATCGGTCGGTCGGGTTCGACCGGCGTTGCAAACGCACCGCCGTCCACAGCGCCAGTATCAACCGCCGCAACGTTCGGGTCGGCAGCCCTCTCAACCCATTGGCCTTCCTTGTTCTTGCGATAGCTCTGCTTGACCGCCGACCATGCGATCTTCGCAGCACAGGCGTCACGATCATCGCGGTTCTTGCAGGTGTCGCTGTATGCGCTCAGAAAAGCGCTGCGCCAGATATCGGCTGCGTGGCCCGACAGCGTATCAGGGGCCTTCACGTCCTTCGGGCGCTGGACAAGCTCAGCAGTCGCGGCAGCAGGCATGGAACCTCCGTTATCACAGTCTAGGCCGGATATGCCAGACCGCGAAAGTACAAATGCACCATAGGGAAGGAACGATTATTCGGGGATGTAGAGGGAGTCTTCGCCCATGGCAGCGGCCCGCTGCTCGGGGGTGATGGCCGCCGCGAAGGCCTCTTCGAGGGCGTCGTCTTCCGCAAGGCCACGCAGGATCAGGGCGTTGAAGGCCGAGGCGAAGGCCGCTGTCTGCTCTGTCGTCACCAACTCGACCGGGATTCGCCTGTCGGTCGAGGACTCAATTAGCTCTGTCATGGTTTCGCCCGGTACTCTCTCGACCAACGCCGCAGCCGGCCGCCGCTGGTGTCTGGATCATCCAGCCAGTAAGAGTAAGGAACGTCGCCAGAGTCGTCGGCGACATAGGCCCGCCGTTCTTCGATGGCCTGACCATAGAACTCGGGATAGCGGTTGTAAAGCCAAGCGCTTGCTCTACGGGATGCAAGCCGCGTCTCGCGCCATCTGCCGCTCAGGCGACCGGTTCCCCAATAGTACGTTTGGAATGCCTTGTCCACAACCGCCGCCTGCATGTAACCCGGCAAATCCTCGTAGCGCCTCATGTAGAAGTCTAGGCTGATGAGGTCGGAAAAGCGATCAAGCTCGGTGTCCGACCCGAACCCGTGGTGCATTTCATGGAACTGGACATATGCCGGCGATAGGCCAAAGTTGAACGAGGCCTCGCCGAGCGCGGCATCCTCTTCCGCAATGCTCAGCGGCTGCCAGAACACCCTGCCGCCAAGCTGCCCCACGTTGTTCGATCCGGCCCCAACATAGTCGCGGTCATTGGTGAAAATAATGTTGTAGCCTGCCGGCCCGTCAAAACGTCCGATTTCCTCGCCTCGAGCGCGAGCCTCGTTCCAACGGGCAAGGGCGCGTTCGGCGGCTTCTACCATGTAGCTACCGCGGCGGTCGATTTGGGCCGTCAGATTCGCAAACTCTGGATCGTTCAGCGCTTGCAGCATGTAGTCGTGAACGTCCACAAACATCTGAAATTCGGCGTCCCAATCTTCTACGGCGTCGACGTCAAGGCTCTCCTGAAAGCCGAAGCTGGCCCAAAAGGCGCGCTCAGGGTCAACAACTTCGATATGGCCGCGGCGGCCATCAGCATCCCATGCGCGCACGGCGTCAGCGAACGTGCTGACATCAATCGGCTGCGGTTCATCGCCAATGACCCGAATGGAAAACTGCGGCCGGCTTGTAACGACGCGCCGCAGGTAGGTTTCGACTGCCAGCGCCGGAGTCTCGCTGAACTGCGCGCCACGCTTGCCGCTCGGCCGGCTGCCGCCAACCTCGCCCGGCCTGCCTTCATGCCCATGATGCCCCGACCCCGGACCGCCGCGCTCGACCATGATGGACGGCCCGATGTATTCAAACTCGTTGTCGCCATCAACGAAAATCAGGTCGTCGGTTAGCGGGTAGAGAGTCATTTGAGAAGCCCTGCCACTTTGAACAGGTTGTCCATGGCCTCGCCTATCGGCTGGAAGTCGTCAGTATCCCATTGCAGATCGGGACCGCCGCCGTCGCGCCAAGCCTCGCGCCAGCCGCGCACCTGACCTTGCAAGCGCTCGTTGCCTGACCGTTCGGCAACCCATTGGGTATAGCTTCTGGCAAAGATTTCGACCGTGGACAACCATTTAAGCGCACTGGCTTGATTCGTTTCATGCTGGTAGCCCCGCGAATCGGTCCAGCGCCAATTGTCGTATTGCGCAAGTTGTTGTACGCCATCCGAAGCGCGTGCCACGGAGAATAGTTCTTGGTAGGCACTGACAATCAGGGGGTCGCGCAAGCCTGCCGCAGTCAGCGCTGTTTTCGATCCGAACAGGTAACGAAAATAGCCGGTCGGGTCTTGGCTTGTCCCAAGCAGCATATCCATGAAGTGCCCGTATTCATGGACGGCATTCAGCATCGGATAATTGCCATAGTGCTCCCCGCCGGTCTGCAAATTGAATGCAATATCCAGCGGGCCAAACACCCCCCATCGAAATGACCCGCCCTTCGACAGCGCCCTAGTTTCGCGCCAAGGCAGCGGATCAACGCCGTCAGGCACAGGCGCGAAGTGAACCGAGTCCGTGACCTCGTACGCCTCGCGAATGATGTCCCACCGCTCTGTCTTCGGCAACGATTCAATCAGGTCCCATGCGCCGCCGTAGTTGAACCCCGGTTTCTCGGGAATGGGATTGCCCATCCGCGGCAGCGAACCTCCGACCGATCCGGGCCTACCCTTATGGCCATGATGGCCACTGCCGGGACCGCCGCGCTCGACTGGCTCCCCGCTCAAATCGGGAACCGGCCCGGCGGGAGTAACGCGCAACATATCTTCGTCGAGTATGAAAGTTTCACTCATCGATTGGCTCAAACTCAATGGACACCCACGGCAATCGTTCGGCCACATAAGCGAGTCGTTCTAGCTGGTACTCTTTCAATTCGTCGCCAAGGCTGTTTGCTATGACATAATCCTCTTGTGCTTCCCCGCCGTGGCCTGTTAGCTCGGGAAATCGATCTGAAAAGTTGGTCTCGTCGAAAATCCAAAACGCTTTCATTATCTGCGACGCTGCCCGATTCCCTAGTTGCCCCAAGCGCAGCGTGTAGGTCCCATCGCCGGTGTAGACACGCGACTCGGCAGCGTACATGAGGGCGCTGGCCCGAAGGTCGCTCGGCGACGGCGGCATAAACTCGCCCACTCTTTCGGGATGATTGTGAATGACAATCATGTGATCGTCGTAGTCTTCTTCTGACATTGTTCCGAAGGCTTTTAGATCGCTCATTTCATCGCCATCAAAGGTGACGTTGCTTTGGTCCCCGCTCTTGTGAAACATCATTTCGATGGGCGTGAAAGCATAGAACTGCTCATAACCAATGTGGCGAATGTTGTTGCCCTGATGCTCGACCGCCGATTCGCGCTCGGTAAACAGCAGGTATTCGCCCGTTTTGATGTCGCGGCCAACATGGGCAAATCGACCTTCGTTGTTCATTGCACGCGCTCGATCAAGTAGCTCTTGATAGACCTCTTTGGTCGTGCCGTGGCGCTCAAATCCTGCGTCGGCCTCTGCCTCGCCGGCGGCGCTGCCGACGCTAGGTTGCGACCCCCCGACCTGTCCGGGCCTGCCCTTGTGCCCACGATGCCCTGACCCCGGCCCGCCACGCTCCGTCAATCTCTGCAACGGATCGCTGCTGTCGATAGGGTAGTCCTCATAGGGCAGCACGGGGTTGAACGGGTCGCTAGGATCAATGGTCTGGCCGTCAACCACGATAGATTCGCCAGCCAAGAGGCTGTCGAACTGCTCCCATGTAAGCTCGGTCCGGCGGTAGCCTTCGCCGGCCACGTAGTAGGCCCCCCGACTGACCGCTCGATCAATGACGTAGCTCACTTCATATCCTTGTTTTGATAAACGAAATCGATGTGGTCTGGCATTTCGCGCTCGACCCGCAACCACTGCTCAATACCATGATAAAAGCTGGCGTGCACGGGGGAAAGGCGGTGTTGCTCGACCAGCGGGCCAAACACCTGCCGAACCGGGAAGTCGGCTGAGTGATAATAGCCAATGGCCTGACGCCGGACTACTTCCCGGTCCACGTCGCCGACGTATCCGCCAAGCCCCATGATATAGCGCTTCCCGCCTCGGCCAACAACTATCGTTTCTAAAGCGCCGGCATCAACGGCAATGTTTATGTCGTCGTCGGAAAAGGCCGAGTTCGATGGATGGTTGTGGATCATGACAGCGCCTTCCATCAACGCGATCTCTTCTTCCGAAAATCTAACCTCGTCGACCGTGCCTTCCTTGTGCAGTATCACGTCGCCGCCGGGGGTCAGAACGTATGCCACTTCATAGTCGAGTTCGCCGATCTCGGCCTCGATCTCATTCAGGCGCTCGACAAGGGCCGGATCGCGGTCGGGCATTCCCCAAGGAATATCCGCTCTGCGGAACTGACCATTGAGAGGCTCATCCACAAAGTCGGCCTGCGTGCTCATGATGTCAGCGAACTCGGGCATACCCTCGGCGTAAAGGTTCAGTTGCATAGCAACATACGACATTCTCGTAGTCCTGAGGGCCTCAACAAATCGGTATATGTCCCAAAAGGGAATGCCGGCCCGTTGTGCCGCTATTTCCACATGCTCAGGCGAGCCGTTCCATTCTAAGTCGTCCAGCAGCAGAGCCAAGCCTTCTGGCGTTCCCTTGCCTGCCCTGAACATGTCGACGGCACGCCTGCGCTCATCGTCAAGCCTGTCGCCCTCGGTCGGCGCTCCCCCTCCTGACGGCTGCGACCCCCCCACCTTGCCCGGCCGTCCTTTGTGGCCGCGGTGCCCACTGCCCGGACCACCACGTGTAAGCATCGCTTCAACAACGCTGAGCGCATTGTTGAAGCCGGCCAGTGCGCGAGCGATCATGTCCGGCTGCGGTGGTGTGAACTGGCGCTGGATCATGCCGAACCGGGCCATGAACTCGTCGCGGTCTCTGCCGCTCTCAATCGGCATGTGACTGCCGCCCGTCGGATAGACGGCCCACACAAAGTCATATTCGCGGTCAGGGGCCACTGAGAAGATGTCGAGCAGCGTCTGTTTCTGTGCTCGGCGCAGGTCGGTCGCCGCTTCGTCGATGGTAATGGAAATCTCTTTCGGGCCATTTGCCGCCGACATCCAGCCCCGAATGAACCCTAGCTCCAAGGTCACGTCGAGGGCCGGCGAGTCAGTGAGGAAGCTCTGCTTTAGCTCTTGGTAATATTCGAGAACAGACGGACTCAACTGGTCGCGGGCCGCCTCGATAGCTTCCTCGGCGACCTCGTTGTGCCTCATGCCCTGCACCCGGTAAATCTCGCCGTCTGGCGATAGCCAGAACCCCGTGAAGTTGGCCTTGGTCATTTCAAATGGCGAGAGCCGGCTGGCCGTGCGCTGAAATCCGTCGGCCACAGCACGCCAGTCTCGGCTGCGGTAATCGGATGGGGGCGCGACAGCAAGTGTATCGCCGCCGGATGGTTGGCTGCCCCCAACCTCACCAATCCGGCCTTCGTGCCCAAAGTGGCCTGACCCCGGACCGCCTCTCGCAACGGCGGCCCCTTGGGGCCGATAAATGATATCGTCGCCGCCCGGCGTGTCCACTAGCTCAAAACCGTGCCGCAGATACCATCGAATGAGCGCCTTCTTCGGCAGGCCCGACTCGCCGATTGGCTCTGCAATGGCGGTGATCTCCACGCCGTACTTATCGGCGGTCGGAATGAGAATCTCGTCAAGAATGAACGACGCCGCCCCTCTTCCCTGTTCGTCCGTCGGGACCATGATCGACTCTAGGTGCATGGTCCCCTGCCACTCGCTGACGTTCACAACAACAACTGATGTTTCGTCATCATCGTGCCGTACGCCAAACACGATGTCGCGGGGATCGAGAGGGCTGATTGTGCCTCGCTCGCGGAGTTCCCTTACAGCACTTCGAGCAGCCTGCTTATCTGCCACGCGGCTGCCCGGCGCTTCTCCCACATCGCCGACTTCAATGACGGTCTCGCTCGAAGGCGCAGACCCCCCAACCTCGCCCGGACGCCCGCGATGGCCATGATGGCCAGAACCCTCGCCGCCTCTTGCGACGCCGACGCGCCGCAGTCGACCGCCAACCTCAACTGTCTGAATCGTCACTTCCGCTCCGGTCACGCTTCGGGATCATGACGGCAACCTTTTTCTCGCCAGCGGGAAGCTCGGGAAGTTCGGGCAGATCGCCAATCCAGCCGTCGGCCCCGTCTTCCCTGTTGTCTCTGGCCGCCTTCAAGCGGGCCAGTGCGTCACTCGGCTGCTTCGAGGACTCGGTCATAGCTGAACTCGCCTTCCCTCTCCAAAATCTCGATGCCAACTGAGCCGTCGCTGCGGGTGTACGTCAGACCCGCCTGTGAGAACAGGTCGCTCACAAGGTCGGCGGACTTAAGGTGTGCGCCGGCTGAGCCTCCCCACTGCGGGACCGAAACGGCCCTCAGCACGCTCTGGCTGTTGGCGTCACGATACCATGTCCAGCCGCCAATGCCGGACTCAACAAGCAGGTCCTGAATAGCGTCGCGCTCGCCCTCGCTGATCGCCTCGCCGAAGTGCCAGTCCACGACAGGCTGGCCGCCCTGATCGCCCGGCGGCGTCATGATGAGCACGGCGTCCTGATTGAACTGCTTGCCGGTCTCGGCCATCAGGCGCAAGGCCTCGCCGTTGCCCTCGTACTCCACAACCCATGTCGGTTCTTCTCCGCCCTGCCATCCGCCAATGCCGGGCTTGACGCTCACCCCGCGCACACTCTCAATCTGGCGCAGCCGGCCTTCAAAGCCGCGCATGTCTTCATAGACCTGCTCGCTTGGCCGGCCCGGTCTGGCCGACGTGATGCCGACCCGAGTCTTGCGGTCGCTGCCTTTGCCGCCGGCCCCCTCGCCGGCATGCACATCTTGATCGGTGCCCGTGCCGGGATGCGACCCCGGACCGTAATGACGCGCAACGCCGACCTTCACGCGCCGCAGCTTGCCGGTCACTTCCACGTCTTCATCGCTAGCTGGCGCTGGCTCGGGCAGCATGGCGCGGTCGTCGGCAGCCTTATTCTCGATGGCCCGCTTGATGCCGCGGATTACAGCCTCATCCAAATATTCGTCGCCGCCGTCTACGATCTCGACATCGGGCATATCTATTCCTCTTCCTTTTGACCGCTGCCAATCAGGATCGGCTCTTGGCCGAAGGGTACGTTGTTGTCCCAATGCTCCCACTGGTCAACGGTTTCCTTCAACGCTTCGAGGCTGGCTACGTTCTTGCCGTCGTGAGTAGCAATGTAGTTCAAGTCCACGAACCGGCCGGTGCCGCCGGCAAAGCGCGTGATGGCCCGATCCATGGCGACATCGATGGGCACGTCCACAAACACGATGCGACTGCTGTATCCTTGATCCTCAAACAGGCGCAGGATCGCGTCGGACTCAGACTGGTTGCGCATCGTCGCGTCGTAGACGATGCTCAGCCGCTGCGATGCGGCGCGATTTACAATTTCTTCCACGATATCGGATGCTTCTTGATGAGTCAGGGCTGCGTTCCATCCCTCGTACTCGGGAAGCTGCTCCTTGATCGCGTCGGAATCAATCCAGACGTAATTCTCGAGGGTCTCGCCCTGCTGCTGCAAGTGGCGGAAAATAGTGCCTTTGCCCGAACCCGGATAGCCGCCGGTCATGAGCACGCTCGGTTGTTCTTCAGGCGTCCGGCCAGCCAGCATCTGCTCAATAATCTGCTCATGCAGCGTCTGGCGGTCGGGGCTGTATTCGCCGGTCTCGGGGTCTTTATAGATCGATTGCGTGGTCTGGCCTTCCTTGATGCGCTGCCGCACTTCGTCAATTTGCGCCTTGATTTCCGGCGGCTGCCGGTCGTAGACCTGCTGTGCGTGATTGATGTACTCGTCGTTTTCGGCGAAGGTGTAGTTGCGGACAGGCTCTTGCGCCATGCGCACAGCGCGGGCACTGCTCGCTCGCCCGCGGCCGCGCCCGCCGCCCGCGTGAATATCTTGCTCAGTGCCCGTGCCGGGGTGCGTCCCCGGACCATAATGCCTGACTACTCGCCGCAGCATGCCCTTGACCTCAATGGGACTGGAGGCGTTCATTTCGTTGGCTTCGGCGGCGCGCGCCAGTTCGTAGGCAAGCACCTTCAACCAGTCACCGGCAAGCTCGTCGATGTGCATGCTGCGAGCACCGCCGGCCCGCTTGACAGCAGCGGTGTTCTCGGCCCGGCGCTGGTGCTCATCCCAAGACCAACGCTTATGGTCATTCTGTCTCTGAGCAACCTCCGTGAGGTCCGCGTTCCACGCCGCTCCCCACATGATCGCATCGTTGAGACTATCTTCCGTCGAATAGACCGTGCCCTCAACGCCGTCCTTGCCAAGCACCAGCCATTCGTACTCGCCTTTCGACGGCATGCCCGTATCGCTGTTGGCGAACAAGCGCTCTATGGGGATGTCGGCGGCCACAATCGCGCCGGGTAGGTCCTCTACATCGTCGTCATATGAAAATGGTTCATGCTCGGCGAACGACCTTGCCGTATCCAAGTCGGATGTCCAAGAGGAAACCGACCACATATCCACCGTTGTATCGCCGCCCTCGCCGGACGGATTCCATTCGCCCGTCAAGGTCCGCAGCCCGCGAAAAAGACGAACCGTATCGCCGGGCCGATAGTCGCGCTCCGCCAGCCATTGCTGCGTGGCGTCGTAGGTGCGCGTGACATAGCCGGAGAGGATTTCGCTCGAATTTCCCGGCATGTTCCTTGGTTCTTCGCTGAACTCCTCGCCCCACTCCGATACGAAATCACCATCTGGATCAGATTCTGGCGCGGGCGTTCCGCCATACTGCCGGCTTACCTCTTCCATAAGCGCCACTGATGCCGGATGGCGAGCGGACTCAGTCCACGCCGTATTGACGTAATCGGCCACGATCTCAGCGCCTTCACCAAACTTGGACTCGTCCGGCGGAAGCCACTGGCCCGGCCCCATCGCCATAATCTCGCTATCAATCTGGAAACGCCAGTCAGACCCGCTCCTGTCAATCATGTACGCGGCCTCTGGCGTTCCGGGCATATTAGCCAAGTGCCGGAAAACATCGAAGTAATACGTCTTGGCCTCGGGGTGGAAATCATTGCTGTTCCTAAGATCGCTATTGCTGGCAATGCTGTTCATGATGTCGGGCACAACGTGGTCGCCTTCAAGGCCAGTCGCCCATGGTGCCATGATCCTCGTGTCTTCTAGGCCAAAGCTGTCGGCGATCTGCGTGACCTGCCGTTGGAACCAAGGCTGCTCGTAAAGGGCCAGTTTGCCGGGATCGTCGGTAATCTGTAATCCACGCGACAGGACGTACTCGCCCATTTCAACAGACAAGTCGCTGAGACCTTCCTTGTCTGGATCGAATCCCGGCGCTGTATAGCTGCCGAGCATACCGCGCAGCGTCTGCAGCTCAATGAGTTCTGTCATGGACGGCGCTAGCTTGTGCCTATCCATTTCAAACTCGTAGACTTCTAGGCCGGTCAAGATATCCCTGACCATATCGGTGTTTTCTATAACACTGAATCTTCCCTCGTTGAGCAGGTTGTCAATATGCTCGGCGATCTCTCGAGGCAGGCCGCCCATTTCTCCGGCGTCGGCAGACGCCCGGTTGTCAACGGCTGCTCCCAACTGCTCGGCTGCCCTGCCGAATAGCTCCAACGCATTCGCTGTCTCTACGTGTGTTGCCGAGTGGGTGCGTCCGCCATTCTCGTCGGACTTCCTTAGAAAATCGCCAATCCCCCCGCCGACACCGGACTGCTTCTCCGATCCTGTTGCGCCGCTTGGCCGCTCGGCTACATCGGTTGCCGCGCCGCCGCCGTCGCCGGCGTGAGCCTCTTGCTCGGTTCCGGTTCCGGGGTGCGTGCCCGGCCCATAATGGCGCTCAACGATCTGGCCGTTCTCGATGTCGAAGTAGCTTTCCTCACCACTTAGCTGCAAACCGTCGGTGCCATAGGTTCTGATCTCGCCGAGCGCTCCCTGCCGCGAGCCGCGACTGTTGGATTGCGGCGAGTAGCGAACAGTCGCGATCTCCGCCGGATCAATCTCGGCCAGTGCCGCCGGATCGGAACTGAAAAACAGCGGGTCAAGGTAGCCGCCGGCGTACTCACGATATGCCGAGAATCGCTTGTAAAGCTCGAAGCGACCATGTAGCTGTTCCTCTTCGGTCGCCGGCCTGACAAATTGCGTGTGGTAAGTCCGACCGTCGCCGCCCTCCCAACTGCGGCCGGCTTCGGCCACTTCCCATTCATCGCCCTTGGTGGTCTGCCAATCTTCCAGCGTCTGGCCCATCGCACTGCGCCCATACTCAGTGCCCTCGAGTACGCTGCGCAACCCCTGTGGCAATTCGCGGCCAGCAGCCCAATCACCTTCTTTCCAATCACTCGAATAGAACAACATCAGATCGTCAATGAACGGTCGCTCAGCGCCTGTGCCTTCGGCTGCCATGGTCATGAGATCGTCGGATGTTATGTCGTCACGCGCCACAAGCCGCGCCTCATGCAGGCCGCGCTCGATGCCGCGAGCAACTCCGGGGTCTTGCGTGAAGCTGATGGTTTGATCGTCGCCGCCGCCAAGCCCAACGCCCCGCTGCATGGCAAGCTCGAATCTCGATCTCAGTCCGGTTTCTCGCACTGCGCTGATCGCCGTCGTCACGTGGTAAAGATCACCCTCGAGCGGCACCCACTTCCCCCCGCCCGAGTTGTAGTATCCCAAATCCGGGATGTTCCCGTCTTCGTCGATTTCGAGATCGCCGCGCTGAATTGCCCGATTCACAGCCAGTTGCCATGCCTGCCGGCGCGCTCCGACAAGTTCAAGAATTGCGCTGCCCTCCGGTGTTGCACCGCTAATCAACTCCGGCCTGCCGGCGTCTACAAACTCATCTCGCGGTTGCCGCCAAAGTTCATCGCGCTCGACAAGCGCCAATGAGTCCATCGTTAGCTTCTTGTGTAGCTGCTGACTAACCGAAATAGCGGCCCGCCGATCTTCGCCCTCCAACTGAGTAAGCTGCATTTCAATCGCAGTCTGGTGCTCTAGCATTTCCGTCCAATAGCGGTCAGGCTCGGCGTCAGCGGCAACGCCAACCGACTGCAGCACAAGATCGAACGGGCGCTCGCCGAGCGGTTCAATCTCCGACAAGGGCTGGCCGGCAGCCGCGGCTGCCGCATCACTGGCGATAGCGCCAGTATGAGCCTGCTTCGTGCCCGCTCCCTCTACAGCATCGCTCGCTTGCGCTCCCCCTACGCCGTCGGCGGGCAGCGATCCGCCTATTTCGCCTAGCCTGCCCTCATGCTCAAAGTGCCCGCTACCCGGACCACCGCGGTAAATTGCCGGAACCCACGTGCGGTTAATGGTCCGATAAGCTCGCGCAATCTCTCTTTCCAATTGAGCGCGCGCCAGTCTTTCATCACCGACGGCTTCAAGTAGGCTTGCGTCTTCTTGGGAATACCAATCAACGGAAACCTGTTTGAATGGTCTGAGGTCAAGCAAGCGCGCCACGAACTCTGCTTGATCTGGCGTAAAGTCTGTCATGGTGCCAAACCATGCGACTGAGCTACTAAAGCCCATGCGAATAAAGCCCATCTTGATGAGCGTGCTTTCCGCGTGCGGGAAGCGGAAATAGGGATGATTGATGCGCTCGACCCCGACTGCATTCAGTGCTTCGCCGGCAGAATTGTCATGCGATCCTTTGCTATCGGCGAAACGTCCATCGGGCAGCAGCCACCCCCGCCCGATATCGCCAGCGGTTACATCCTCGGCACGGCGAACTTGCATAGCGTCTTCGACCAGCGCTTCGCTGAGGGCCTCGACCGGATCGGACAGGGCAGCGCCTACGCCCGCATGAATGTCTTGATCGGTGCCAGTGCCGGGATGGGGTCCGGGGCCATAGTGACGCTTGATAATCGACCGAAGGCCAAGCATGTCCTTGACTTCTTCGGACTCATAACGATCAGGCAACCCCAATGCTCGCGAACTCGGCTCAGCGAATACCTCGCCTCGTCTGTCGAACACAAGCTGCGATTCGACAGCAAGAACTTCGCGCTGATCGCGAGTCAGTTCTGATGGCTCCATCATTTGAAAAACAAGCCAGCTCCGGTCCCCTCTGGCCGAAACCCGGACAAACCCCATTTCGACCAATTCCTTCTGACCGTGAAGTTCAAGGCGCTGGCGCGCGTCTCGCGCCCTGTCTGCGTCCCATAGACCAGCGCCCTCGTAGGCATCGATGGCCGATTCCCAATGTGTCATGCCGGGATCATAAAGAACCCCGTCGGGATCAAGCCATAGACTTACGATCTTGTACCCACGCCCTGCCTGATGAACACTGTCAACAACACGCCAGTTTTCTTGGGCATACTCGACCAGTTGTTTTTGCTCTGCCTTCCACTCAGATATGTCATCTTCACTTGCGTAATCTTCACCGGCATGGACTTCTTGCTCGGTGCCAGTGCCGGGATGCGCGCTCGGCCCGTAGTGACGCTTGGTGGCGTCGGCGATCTTGCGCATTTCATCAAACGCGCCTTCGCCAAAGTGCGGCCACGCCATTGTCAGGGGCAGATAGGCCAGCGAAACGTAGTCGCCCGCCTGAACAGGGGGCAAATTGGGCAGCCGTAACTCGCCGATCGGCCGGCGTGCGACCTCTTCCTCGTTGTCGGCCTGACGCCCGGTGATCGAGCCGACCAAATCGGTAAGGTAGCGACGCATATCACTGAACGCCCTCGAAATCACGCTGTCCCGCTGCTGGCGCATGCGGTCGAACATATCCGGCTCAAAACGCCGAATGACAAAGGCGGCTCCGCCCGGCACGGTTGGCAGCCGCACCACACGGGCCAGCCGGTAATCGGGCCGCGTTATCGCCACCGAATCGACCGTGATCTGAATCGGCTTGTCGAGCTTAGGCATGCGCTGATCTGCCGGCTCCATGTCATAGGCCAGCGTGACATGCGGCTTGTAGTGTCCGGGCCGGCTGTACTCGGATACTTTCAACCCCATCTGCACCGCTCGCTCGTAAAGCTCGCGCTGAATGCGCAGCAGGGCATTGTCGGGGTCGATCATCAGCACCAGCGGCTTGTCGTCTGCTTCCTTGAACGTGCCAAGGCGGACGCCCTCGACCGTGAAAGCGGCGGGGAACTGAATGTGAGAGATCAGGTCCTGCAACTGCCAGTTGTCGATCTTCTCGATGTAGAGCAGCGTGATATGGAAGCGCTCAGGCTCTTGGGCATCATAGGCTGCGCCGGCGCTGTCAAGGTAATCAAGCACGTACTTCTGCAAGTCCAGCAGCGGAGGACTCATCGAAAGCGACGCGTAGATGTAGGCGGGGTCTGCCGTCTTCGGGTCGAACTGGACCGGCTCATGGAACTCGACGCCAAGCCCGCCGGGGTCGAGCGGCATGTTGGGGTCGGTGCTCATGAAGGGGTCGCTGATACCGAACCCCATGGCTCGCTCGCTCATGGCCCCACGCAGGCGGTCGCCGAAGATTTCGGCGGTTTCGGGCAATTCGCTCAGCCGGTCGCGTGGCACGTCAAGCACTTCGCCGGTCTGTGGGAAGTAGACCAGCACGCGATCTTCGGCTCGCTTGGTCATGGTCCGACTCCGCAGCACGGGGGCCTTCTTGAGAATGGAAATCACTTCCTCGGCGTCCGACCGCTCGAAGTCGGTCAGCGGACGGTTCATTTGCTCGCGATGGAAGCGGTAAACCTCGCCGTCGAGCACGTGGGCAGCAATCAGATCGGCGATGTATTCTTCTTCGAGCGACCTGCCCATACCGTAGGTGTCGCTCATCGCGCCAAAGTATTCTTCGCTAGGTTCCAATCCGCTCAGGTCAACCCGATGATGCAGCCAGTGCCCCAACTCATGGGCAATCACAAAGCTGAACCGCTGCTGGTCGGGCCGCATGAGTCGGGTGTTAGGACTGATAAACAGGGTGTTTTCGGCCTGAATGTATGCACCGTAAAGCTGATCCTCATACGTGTCCTGCAGCTTGTCGGCAAGCTGCTCGGACGGCAAAACCATGCCGGCGAACGTTCCGCCGCCGGCCTCGGCTAGCGCGATCCATTCATTGGAAATCACGTGCCGCGACATCTTGAAGCCGGTGCGTCGGTAGAAATCCTGCATGACGCGGCTGACCGCATCCGCATACTCTCCCGGCCCGATCAGGCGACCCTTGGCGTCGGACAGATCGGTGACGCCCACAATGCGGAAGTTGTTGATGTCGACAGGGTTGTAACCAGCAACCTGTTCGTCGGTCGCCACGTCGGGGATCGGCGGACCATAGGAACCCTCACTCTCGCCGGCATGTATCTCCTGACCGGTGCCCGTGCCGGGGTGCGGCCCCGGACCGTAGTGGCGCTCGACGGGTCTCCCCGACCAGTCGCCGACATAGGCATCGCCGGCCTGCTTCGCTTCGGCCAGTGTGTCAAACCAGTGCCGGCCATCCACAAACCGCGCCGTATGCCCGAAGGCCATGACTGCTCGATAAGGTTGCTTGCGCGAGGGGTGATGCGTGATGGAAACTTCGCGGTAGTGCTGGACATCATCGCCGCTGTCCGCCGGCTTGAAGGCAACCGTGTGCAGGCTTCTGTTGTCGAGGCCAAGGCCCCAAATGCCCGTGGCGTCTGCTTTGGAAATCCCGCCCTCGCCGTCGCCGGCATGCACGTCCTGATCGGTGCCGGTGCCGGAGTGTGCGCCCGGACCGAAGTGCCTGCCAATCAGACTCCGCTCGACTGGCTGCGATAGCTGCCAGATCAGGTCGATGCGCCGCCGCCGATCTTCTTCGGTGTCTTCCTCAGCGTAGGTATATCTCTCGTACTGGCTGGCCTGCGTTTTATCGACACGCCACGCGGCAATAATGGGTAGCTCGCCAAGCGCGGAAACATGGCTGCCGCTCAGGATGATCTCGTATTTCTGCTCGGGCGTCATGTAGCCAACCAACTTCTTGCCGGCCTCGGCCCAAGCGTCATACTCGCCGAATTGGGCATCCGCCAGCATACGGCTGCTCAAATGCTGCCGCGCAAGTCGATTCAGCCACGGGAACGTTTCTTTATGGATGTGTTCGCCAATCACGTCTTCGTCGGGTTGGATGTCGGTAAACGCCTGCGGATCGATCTCGAAGATGTAGCCATACTGCCCCGCATCTTCGATCCAGTGTTCAGGGAGATTCGAGCCGGCCATGTCACCACCGAGCGAATAAACCAACGCGTATTCGGGGTCTTGTGTAACGTAGACACGGCCCTCAACGGGAGCAAGTGGCCCTATTCTGCCAGCCTCCCCCGGTCGCACCATGCCCGACTCAAGAATGCTCTTGCCTCGGCTTGTGTGCGAAGTCGCATGGAAATAGCGTCGGCTCCGAATCTCCGGTGGGATATCGGATGCCAGCCCTTCGTAGTCTTCGGCGACCTCCCCGCCGGCCCCACTCGGCCGCGAACCTCCAACCTCTCCGGGGCGGCCTTCGTGCCCATGATGCCCCGACCCCGGTCCGCCGCGCTCAACAACCCTGAACGGCCCATCGTCAAACGTCAGGACGCGCCGGTTGAATCCATGAATGACCGGCTCGCCGCGCAGCAGGCGCATGAACTCATCGGGGGTGACAACCGTGCCGGGGCTGTCTTCGCCGCCGAGCGGGATGATGTACTCGATGATCGGTCCGCTTTGTTCGATTTGCCTGTCGAGGCATTCAGTACAGAACGTGTCTTCGACGCGGTAGTCGAAGTGATTGAGGGACGCGAAGAAGTCGGCTCGCTTCGAGCAAAGCGAACACGACTCCTTGACAGGCAGCCTGCCATCGCGAAACACCGCGGGCACGCCGCCGTTTATGAGAGGATTTCCACTCCGAACTTCGTCTGCCATCCAAGCCTCGCCAGATGCACACCGAACGCTGTCGCAATGCCCGTGATGATCTCGCTTGCTACCGGCCAGTAGAACGGCGCGGTCAGATTCACTTCAAACAAAGCGGCCAGCACCGGAAATATCCAACAGCCGAGGCAAAAGTCGCACTCGCCCAATTCCTCTAAGAATGGATGCAGACGCCAGATGCGCTTGGTCGGGCCGCTGGTCTCAGCAACCCAAACAAGCAGCCTGCCCACCAGCAGGTAGGCCAGAACTACCGTACCAGCACCCACAGCACGTTAATGCCGGATGGCGATAGGCCCAACTGCTTGACTTCGTACAACTCCCAACCGTCGGCCAGATACGACGAAATGTACTCATCGGCTTGAAAGCCAGTGATGGCATTCTCGGACGTTCCGATGGTCCGAACGATGTGGTGTAGCTCGCTGTATTCGGCCACATCCTTCGGGTCATTCGCCAGCCCGAACGCCCACAGCATCATGTGGCCGGCGGGATCGATGCCAAGGTGCTGCACGAACAGCAGGTGATAGCCGGCAGCGATGTACTTGGCGAAGAAGTCACGGGCCTGCTGCGGATCGAGGTATTCATGCCCGTTGCCCTGCCCGTAGCCGCTGAGCGTGCGGCTGACATGGCGGACCTGCAAGAACCGACCGGCCCCGCTCAGCGGGCGCACGATATCGTCGGTCGACAGGTTAGACGCCGGACGCGGCGCAGGCCGACCATCCGACTCGGGTGCAGCCGGCATAGGCAGAGCTTCGGCATCCGGCTCTGGCTCCAACTCCGCCTCGGCAGCTTCCATGCCTTCATGCAAATAGCCTGCGATGGCATCGGCGATATCCTCTTTCAGGCCGAGGCCCGTCAGGTTCACGCCAAGCCGGTCTGCCCGCTCGCGTAGCTGCGGCACAGTGAACTCCGCCTGCAGCGCCTTCGACGTGTCGGCTTTCGACCCGCCGATCACGGCCAATAGCTCAGGGTCGTCACCCACGCCGGCGCTCAGCAGCGCTCGCTGAGCGATACGTTCAGCAACTTCGTCAGTCATTTGACTTGACCTCCATACGGTCGAGTCGCCTCCCGCTCAGCGGCGCTAGTCTCCAGCCCATGGGGTGAACTCACCCCTGCCCACTACGTTGAATAACTCGCTTTCGTCGAACCGGATCGCACAGTGGCAAACGTTGGGATGGCCGGGCGGCGTTTGCGCGCCCTCTTCAAACACAGTGGCGTACACGTAGTCAATCGGCACGAACCCCAAGTCTTCGTTGCCCTTGCAGATCGGGCAGGGGTGCTCGTTGCCGGCCTCCGTGACTCCGCGCTTGCCAAGGTGCCGCCATCCTTTTGTCGCGAGGCCAGATTGTTTCATCTGGTCGCGTTTGGCCTCATTCTCGACTCGGTTGATTTCGGTGTTAACAATAGAGTTGGTCCGCGCCTCCGACATTTCGATCATGCCTTCAAGCACGGCCTCAATCACATCGGCCATGTAGCCTTCATCGGCCAGAATCGCTTCGGCCCGCGCCCCGTCGCGCAAGGCAGCAGCAATCCGGTCGCTGGCAAGGCCCTGTCGCACGCCGGCAACGATCAGCCGGCGAATGAAAAACATCGTGCCTTCATCAATCCGCCGGACCAGCAGTCCGGCCGATTCCTGCAAGCGACGAATGACGGCGGGGTTCGTCAACTCGAAACTGATACCGACCGCCGGCGATGGCCGCAGCCCTTCTTCGTACAGGGCGCGAATCATGAGCAGCGCTTGCTCGGCCAACCCGCGCTCGTAAGCCTCGGCGAAGATGCTCAGAATGGACGCCCGCTCGTAAGCGCTGGCGGTCTTCCACCAGTCATCATCTTCAAGGTGCGTATCGAGCACCTTCTTGGCCTCGTCGAGAATGTTGCGCATGGCGAGCGAGTCAAGCTCGGATGGTTCGCCAAAGGTCAGCGCATGCATTTCCGGCAGGTAGAACGAATGGATTTGATAATCGCTCAGCGCTTTGACGACGTTCACCATTTCGGGAACCATGTGCTTCGTCATGGCGCGAATCAGTCGGCGCAAGCGCACCGGCTCGGATCGGGCCGCACTGACAATCCCCATCAGGCCCGGCTTGATAATCGCTTCCATGCGTTCGAGCAGTTCTTCCTGACTCACAATCGCCGGATTGCTTCCCGGCTCTGGCGTGGCGCGACCGGTCAACCGGTCCCAAATCCTTGTCACCGCCGAGCGGCCAACTGGCCCCGCGATCTCCCCGCGCCCCCCATCGCTCGGCGCAACCTTGTCGTTCTGGCTCGGCTGCGGCGGCTTGCCGTTGGCCGGCTGCGTGTTGCCGAATGGATTTATGCCCGGAGGTAAAGTCGGCATCGGCGGCTCGGGAACCTTGTCGGGGTCGAGATCGATGCTGAATAGGCCCTCGGCAACCAACTGCTTGCGGCCTTCGGCCTGATCGATGAACCCGCCGTCCTTCAAAACCTTGAGTCCCTGACCTACCGAAATCATGGCCTTGCCCTTGGCGACAATCGTTTCCTCGTCGCGGTCCAGCCATCGGAACTTCAACTGGTGCGGCAGCAGCTTGTTGAAGTAGTTTTCGAGCGCCGACCCCAACCGACCGTACCCGGACCGCTTCGACTGGCGCTCGCCGCGGATCACGCCAGCCAGCGTTCGCTCGCCCGAGACCTCATCGAGGCCAATGTCGGATAGGCGAAGGCCGTACGCGCCGGCCATGATCTGCGCGTACTTCATCGTCACCTTGTCGTACATCATGTCCAGCGGGGGGCGGTTGAGCGGAATCCACTTGACATCTTCGTTGTGCTCGTAAAGCACGGGCACCTTGAACCCGTCGATGCCGAAGAATAGCTCCCGCATCGATTCAACCCATTCGAGCGCCGATTCCTTCTCCATGTCCTTGAGGTCAAGAATGCCGGCCTCGGGGGTGTCGAGCAGCAGGTTGGCGTAGTAGCGGTCGCCGCGGAACAAAAGCTCCATGGCAAGGTACGCCTTCTCAGGCGGAGCCATGCCCCAACCCTTGCGCATGATCTCGGGCCGCGGCGTCATGTATATACGCTCGACCGCGTGCCTCGGGAACGCCACTACGCGTCCCGGCGCTTCGGCCAGCGCCTGCCGCAGCGGATAATCGTAATCGTAGGTCGGATACAGCGTGGCGGCGTCGACATGCTGTGCCCACACAACAGGCCCGTCGGGATCGTCGTCAAGCCGGCCAAGCTCAGCGGTGCCGCCAATTGGAAGATCGAGATAATCCTGTGCAATCAGTTCAAGGTGGTGGTCGAAGCCTTCGTCAAGGCCCTGATCGAATAGCTCAGTGTAGTATTCGATGGCCTCGCCGATGTCTTTGTCTTCGTCGTCGGGGTCTCGGGGCTGAATGTCCCACTCCGAAGACAGCATGTGATTGATAAGCGTGTCACGGAAGACAAGCGCCAGCGGCTGATTGCGCACGAATGCGCGCCAGCGCGTGGCGCTCAGGTAGCTCGGATGCCCCCAAAACGGCAGCAGCCGACTCAGAACAGGCCGAATTTGAATCGCCCGCTGATCCTGCGGGCGTTCTTCGACCTCGGCGGGCACGATCAATTGTTCATCAGTACGCGCCATGCAAGGCTCCGTCTGGCAGACAGGCTACATCATAGGGTAGCACCTGACTCTCCGCAACCTCAACGCCAAATGCACCATGGGGATTAGACGCTTGCAAAGCCCTGCTTCCGCCATTTCTTGCCTTCGAGGTCCAGTGAATTGAACGCGCCGGCACCGGAGTCTACATCATCATCTTCCCGACCGTGGGGGAAGTTGGCAAGAACAGCCAACACCTTCTTGTTCCACGGCGCTTTCAACATCCTTACATTACCCGAGTTTACCTGCGCCGCGAACGCCGCCGCCCGCACCATCTTGTCGCCGCTCGACGGGATGCCCTCAACGTCGAAGCCGGCCAGCAGCGTGACGTAATGCGCGATCTGCGCCTTGCCCGACTGCCCCGGCTCTTGCTCGATACGGATGCGAACCCTGTCGCCGTCGAGGTTGGCCGTCTGCTTAATAATCTGCTCGACTCGATCTGGCCCGTACTGAACGTTGATATTGTCCAACCAGTAATAGAGGCCGACATGCTGATTCATGAGCGATCCCGAAGTGGAGTCCGGCTCGCGCTTGGCCGTCTTTCGCTCGGTGCCGGCCAAGTCCCAATAGCGTGCTCCGCCGGTAAGCGCCACGGGCACGCCGCGGATCACGCGCCCTAGCTCGGCGGGGATAGCCTCGACCAGTTCGATGCGCCCGACCTTGAAGAAGTCGCCCGATGGCGGAACCGGATGCTGCTGATACTCGGCCTGCCAGACCTGCTCGACCGACTTATCACGGAAGTTGACCAGCCAGTTGCGCGAGTAGCGCGACGGGGCCAGCGGTTCGCCAACCTTGCGCCCGAGCGGGTCGGTCTCAGGGTCTTCGGCCAGCGCCGGATAGGACAGCACTTCCCATTCGCCGCCCTCTTCGACCGTACCCTCTTGGTCCAGAATGCGGCCCGCCAGATCATCTTCGTGCCAGCGGGTCATCATGAAAATGATGGACGCGCCTTCCCACAAACGGGTGCGGAACGTGCCCAACCACCACTGCCAGATGGTCTCACGCAGCGTTTCCGACTGCGCAGCCGCCCAATTTTCGATAGGGTCGTCAATCAGGCCGAGGCCGAAGCCGTGGCCGGTGATCGGGCCGCCAACACCGACGGCCATCGCGTATCCCTTGCGGTTCTTGACGTGCCAATCCTCGATACGCCAGTTCTTCTCATCGGGCATGATGCCGGGGAAGATTTCTTGGTAGAACGGCGAGTCCATGACTGAACGCGCATAGCGCGAGTTGCGCTTGGCAAGCGAGGCGGCATAGCTGACCATCGCCACGGGCAGTTCGGTGTTGTGCGCCAGCCAGAATGACGGCAGGCGAGTCGAAACCAATTCGCTGTTGTGGGTCGGGATCAGGCGGTCGCCAGCGAGATAAATGCCGCCCTCGACCTGAATGCAGCGACCCGGCTCGGGGGGGATGTCTCGAATGTCAACAATGGACCGGCGGCGTTCGATTGGCTCGATCTTCGGATTCTTCTTGCGGCCAAGCTCTACCGGTATGTCGACCGTGGGGTTGAATGTGATCTGGCAAACGGGCTGCCGGCCCCTGATGCCAGACGATGAGATAGCAGGCTCGGCCCAAGAATGTGTAACCCGCCAGCCCAATGTCGCAATCAGTCGAGAAACATCACGCACGAGTCGGTCGTTGCCAGTAGAAAATACCGTCCGGCCATTGCGCGGGTACACATAACCATCAGTGTCAATCAGACCAGCAAGCAGTTGAAGTCTTTGTTCGATAGACGACGTAAAGTAGGCGTCGGGGATATGTTTGTTGCCAAGCAGGCCAGCGCTGTTGAGTTGACCATAAAGCTCGCGAAAGTAACCAGTCTCGCAGCCGGTTTCGGAGTGAGTGCTGCCGGCAGTCAGCAGCATGCCGTGCCGGGCCATTCTGTCAACGATGGCCCGGTTCGACGGATGATAAACAACACAGTTCTTCGATTCGGTGCCATCACCGAGCCAGACACCGAGCACATAGGGATCAACCGGAAGATCGCGGTGACGACCCTTGATGCCAACAGGGGCATCCAGTTGAAAAACGCTGCGCGAGCCGCGATTGCCGCGCTTGCCATAAATCAGCCCGTGCTCACGCAGTGCATCGGTTTCCCAAATGAATGGCCGATGTCTGTGTTCGCTGCTCATACTTCTGTCGAAGACGCTCCACTCATGCTTCGCATGGCAGCGAATAGCGGAGTGGTCGCTGAACTCTACTTCACGGTCGGCAATGCCTTGCTCCGATATGGCGATCACGCGCACGGGTTGCCCATAACGGCCATAGACATAATCGCCGGGGCGCAAGTCGCCGTGCGTTCGCCAACCCTTGCTTGTGAGCACCGGCGTGCTATGAGCACACAGCTTGCCGTGCTGCGGGGGTGCCCACAGCATGAGACTTGACGACTTGCCTTCCTTGGCGCGCATGACAATGCGAGTCAGCGCCTCGGCAAGGTGCTTATGGAACTTGTCGGCTTTGTAGTTGGGGAAGGTGTACTGCGTGAAAGCAAGCAGCGACTCGCTCGCCTCTTGCCGGCGCTGGAGTTCATCCGGCTGGTCCGGCAAGGCGATCTTATTTAGTTCAGCGACGTAATCCGGCGCGATGCTAAGCCGGAACGGTGATATCTGATCCGGTGGGGAAATACTCTTTAAGTTCATTCGCAGCAGCGGCCCGGTCCTGATGAGTCGGAATGTACTTCATCGTTATGTAGGTTATCGCGATCATGACTTCAAGCATGAACGTCAACTCGACCACGCGCTTGTTCTCGGCCAAGTGGCGGCGCTCGACCTCGACCAGCCGGCGGGTCATGTCGATGTTCTCCATGAGTTGATTGTAGACCGAGTATTCGATGCTGATGGGATCGAGCGCTCGACGCAAGTTGCGGAGTCCGACGGCCAGCATTCCCATGTTGCCGCTGAGCGCAGCCTGCTCGATTTCGTCGGCGGCGATGAGAGTCGGCTTGTGAACAGTGGATACGTCCACCTGCTCGAGGCGGTCCATAAGCTGGCTGATGCGCGACATGACCAGCGCGATCTCGGGCTGCAAGCTGAGCAGGTCGGGATGATTGATGGCGTGGGCATAGCTCTCGGCCCACACTGAGGCTACTTTGAACTTGGTCTCGGTCGGGGGTCGGCCGCCGTTGCCGCCGTGCACCCGGCAGGATGTGCGGGCTTGGATCGCATCATTCGTGCAGCGCCGCGGCTCGCCGCAATTGTGGCACTCCCACGATTTGTCGCCCTTGGTAAACCTGACTTTGCAGCTCCGGCAGGTCTTCGTGCGGGCCTCGCACTGGCCCTCCCGTCCGGACGGCATGCCTGACTTGTCTGACGCCATGGCTGCTCCTTAGAACATGCCAATATTGGCGAGCAGGCGTGCCTCTGCTATCGCCGCGAATGCCTCCGATAACTCGACGCCCACTACTTCATCCCACTCGGCCTGTCGTGCGCCAATCATTTCCGAACCTGAACCCGCGAAGGGTACAAGGATGCGCCGCGGTCCGTCAAGTTCAGGCGGCAGCACCATGCGGGCCAGATAGCGGATCAGGTCGAGCGGTTTGACAGTGGGGTGAACGTTGCCAGTGATGATCCGGTCGTCGGGATAGGCGGCGGGGTCGCTTATCCGCTCCCAACCGGAATCAGTCCTTCGCCAATGGAAATCTTCAAGGCCAAGGTCTCTCTCGGACTTGCTTGCCTTCGAGCAGTAGAAGAACCGGCTGACGTAACCGGCGGTATTTTGGAACTTGGGATCGGATATCTCGCCGCTGTACTTTCCGTAGACCAAGCGGGTTTGGTCATACTGCCGGCGTTCGGGATAGCCGCCGCTGCGCGCATAGCCGGCCTGCTCGTCAAGCTCGCGCACAGGGCAGCCCGGAACACAGGCCCACAGATCAACCGACTCGGTATCGGGATCGCGCCTGCCGCCGGGCTTCATCGCAAAGTTCGTGCCGCCCTTGTCTTCGTAGGTGCGATCGGCCGATGCCTCACCCTCGCGGGACGGGTGAACGGTCTCATACTCGCCGCCGGCACCGCCGCCAAACGGCTTCATGCCGTCTTTCCAGCGGTTGATAACGCGTGCCTTGCCTTCGACTTGGCCGACGCGGACACAGCGCTCGTCATGGACAAGGCCGAAGTTGGCCGGCCATCGGCCTGATTGATGACGCTGGCTGCGATATTCCTGCATGGCGGGCGACGTATTGAACTTCCGGTCGGTATTGATCGTTTCGTTGCTTGTGCCCCAAACGCCGGGGCCTGCCGGCCCCTCAATTCTGCTGCCGTCGATGTTCAGCGCGCCCGTCCCGTGCTGCAGCGCCAGATCGGCATAGCCAAGGCTGCCGCGGGGAGCGCGGCAGATAATCACTGGCTCCCATGCCGGTTTGAGCGCCGTGCCCCAACCGTCCCACCGCTCGGCATCTGCCGTGGCGGGAACCGTAATGTTGGCGTTGCCCTCGCTCTTGCGGTATTGCTCCTGCGGCTCGCCCGATCCAGACACGGCGAACCGGTTGTTGTTCAGCGTCCGTTCCTCAACAACCTCCCGCTCAGCCCCGGCCTTCTGGTCGATGAACTTGCTGATGTCATGCGACTTTGGAAATCCCTGACCATAGACCCACATAAAAGTGTCGTAGACCTCAAATCCGCCGTCTTCGAGACCGGACGCCAGCCGGTGCCACGTGCGCGTGCCCCCGAAGAACAAGCATACCGCACCGGGATGCAGCGCCTTCTCGATCATGAGGCGAGACCATTCGGCGACCCATGCCTGATAGTCCTGCATGGACTCGAACCCGTCCCACTCTTGCCCCATGAATCCGCCGGACAACCGGCGGAAGCGCCCGTCGCTGCCCTCAGACGCTTCGGCCTGTCCGGGGCCGAAGCGCTTGGCAATGGAAATCAGCGCATACGGTGGATCGCAAAGGACCGCATGAAAGCGCGGCCCTTCGTAGTTGCGAAGCCAATCGCTGATTTCGGCTGTGACGATTTGATACGGCGGCATCAGACCTCTATCGCTGGCTCGTATTCGCCCTTTTCTGCTGTGAACGTCCACGCGATGGCGTCGAGCACGTTTTCTATCGGCGCTCCACGCGGCGGCGGGATCGGGATGGCATGCTCGCCGGTCTCGTCGTGAACGATCAGGTAGCGGCGGATGCGCCCTCGCGACCAGCGCTGCTCGATCAGCTTTCCCATGGCGTTCTTGTCGATGGTGCGCGTTAGGAAGCGAACCATGATGCCGTCAAGCACGGGAAGGATGCGCCTCACAGCCCACCGCAGCAATCGCCACGCAGCGTAGCCAATGCCGATGTAGTAGTAGGCAGGCCAGATGGCTGCAACAGAAATCGCGCCGAAATCGTCAAGGGGGCGTTCAACAAAGTAATGGGTCACATAGAGCATCACTGCAATGCCCGCCACGTAAACAGCCATCGCAGCCCATGGCGACCAAGCAATCAGCACCAGCGGCCATGCAACCAGCACCAAAACGACCGGATTCCATGTGCTCATGTCCACAACAGTCATCAGTCGAACCTCGTCTGCGACCGCGCTCGACTGAGAGTCTCGTACTGCTCGTAATCGAACTCGCGCTGGCGAACCATCATGTAAATGCCCGGCTCAAGCGGCAGCGGCGGATGCTCGTCGTGGCGGACCTCGGTCGATTCGCTGATTCGAAGCCATGAGGCGTTATTTCTTACGCCATCCGGCGGATTAGGGAGCTTGACCCCTAGCTCGGCCGGCCCACTGGTGACAACATGCTTATGTCCCGTCTTCTCCCCTTCGGCCAGTACGATCTCCCCGCCCGCCTCAACGACCGTCTGCTCGTTTGCAAACAAGAACTGCGGCAGGTTGCCGTCGAACGCGAAGCGTCCGTCCTTGCGCAGCCCATCGGCCACGCGCACGAACAGCAGATCGCCCTGCCGTCCCTGCCATAACCCTTTTACGTCGTAGCCATACATCGGTGCCTCCTATGTGTCTAGCTCATCGGCGATGGACAAAAGCTCTTGCACGAACGACTCAACGGTCTCGCCGTGCACGGACTCCTTGACACCCAACTCATCGGCCAGCACCCGAATGCGCTCGGCCAGATCACCCGGCACAGGTCCGGGCGGCGGTTCCTCTGGCTCGGGCCACTCGAAGTCGGCGATAGCGGCCAACTGCTCTGCATCGGCCTGCGGTAAGTCCCACACGCCGGCCGCCGGTAATCCGAGCGCGAACGCGCCGGCGAACGAATGAATCAACTGCGCGTAGCTCGCCCGCCACGGCTCGCGTGATACAGGGTTGACCCACTGGTAGGTCGGGAAAATCGGGAAATACGGCAGCGATGCAATGCTCTGATGCTGCACGTAGGACGTTTGCGTTTGAAGGAACCCGGCGTCTGCCCGATTGTCTTCGAGGAAGTAAACCTGCGGACACCATGAGTCCAGCAGCGGCGCGAAGATGCGCACGGGGAAATCCGGCTGATGAGTCAGCGGATACCGGTATGAGCACAGCGAGTATTCGACCAGCGGTGCGTCACGATTGAGTCGCTGGATGAACGCCTCGGCGACCGGCCCCATACCGTCACCGCGGTACGGCGTCTGCGCGTCAATCTGATAGTGCCAGATGTCGTATTCCGCACAAGCGGCGACAACAGCGGCGGCCTCGGCATGCGCCTTGGAAATCGAGGGGGTTCCGCCGCGCACGACCTCGGGCGTTCGACCATAATCATATCCCCACCCGATCACAACCACGCCGGCCTCGCGCAGCGCAGCCACAGTGTCAGGCAGCAGGTCTTCATTCTGATTGTTGGGGAAGCTGCTTTCGGACTCCCATCGGAAGTCCGTGCCATCGTTCACCTTAATGGAAATCCAGCTCAGGCCGGCCTGCACACAGGCTGCGGCCTGCCGCGCGGGATCACCGTCTTCCCACTCGCGCAGCCGCCAGACCATGGCCCCCTTGCCGCTAATCACGTCGAAGGTCATGACTTTGCCTCCCTCAGGTCGCTCTGGCGATGTTAGGGTCGCCAGTCTTGCCGGTCAGGTCGTGCGTTTCATGCCAGCCGCATTCACACACAATGGAAATCTTGCCTTCATACTGCTCGCGGTCGATCCACGCCTTGCGCTGACAGTCAGGGCATTCGATAAGAGCAGTCCACTCCAACGTGTTGAGTGGCCCGCGGATCACCCTTGGCTCGGTCATTCCTTGACAGGCGTTGGCTGCGTCGGCTGATCGAGCTTGTCGAGCATTTGCAGCGAGTTTTCGATGGTCTGGCGGATGTCTCGTTTGGTCTGCTCGGTCTTCGCCACGTAGTTGGCGGCGCTGAGCAGCAGCGATTTTAAGTCCGCATCCCTAACGTGGCGCACGCTCTGATAAATCAGGGCCGCCAGCGTTTCGGGCTGATCGCTGAGCGGCTCGCCGGCGTGCATGCGCTCACCGTTTTCGGCGGTCGGCAGCCCACCGACGGGCTGTGTGCTTTCGTTGTCTGGCATCGTTTCTCCATCGAAGATGATTGGCTCGTCGGAATAGATCGCTCGGCACAGCGCTAAGAGGCGCGCGCTTTCGTTATTGCCCTCCGGCGGGCCTAAGTCAAGCCACATCCAGTTGGCTTGCAGCGTGCCATCGGCATTTTGCCGAGGAAGCCCGCCCGCGACGTAAGCGGCGGTGTAAGCGACGGCGGCTTCGACAATGTGCAGCAGCAAGAGAACGTCATAGGGCGCGCAGGCGTAGAACTCCGCCAGCGTCTTTCCATCGATCCCATGGGCCGGATTGTCAAACACATCGACCAAGAGATCGCCGTCAGGCCCCCACAATGCCCACGCGCGGGTATCGGGCATCATAAAAGCGGCCGTGTGTTCTGTTATGCGCTGGTCTCGCCAGTCGAAGATTGGCATATCGGGGGGCCGCTCCCACAACGGGCGCACTCGCTCGATAATGCGCTGCAACCGCTCTCTTGGCTCAGGTGTCGTCATGGGAATCGCTTTCGGAGTCCTCGGCGTGCACGAAATTATACCGCTCAATGTAGGCGGCGACAGTTTCATCGTCAAGACGCGTGAAAACCGAATGCCCCCGTTCTGTGAACCAGTAGGTCACAACATCCTTGAACCTATCGGCCGGCGCATCCTCATCGAGAAGACCTTGCAGCGGAAAGTAGGCGTTGACAAGAATGCTGGCCCGCTTCTGCAGCACGTCGTCGAACTCGATCCGGTCCACGCGCCTGACGATGGACGCAACCAGCCACATCGGAAAGTCGGGGGTCGGAGTGGACTTGGCTCGAACCGCCATGCGCAGATACGGCTCGCCATTCGGCCTGAACTTCGCCTCCATCAGCCCGACGTTCTCGGGCAGTTCTTCGGGCGCGATCATGCCGGCGGGCGCAGCGAAATAAAACCGGTTGGCATACTTGGCGGCGCGCGCTCGCTTGTCCTGATCCCGAAGCTCGCTGAGGAAGTCCGACCGCGTGACCTTGACCTCGAATGCAATGCGCTCGAAATCGTCGGACGGCCACAGGCTCATGACGAACGCATCGATGCGCCGGTTGGCATACATGCCGGTGCCAAGGGTGAACTGACGGAAGAACGCATAGCGCCGTCTGTCTTTATACCGCGCCTTAATGAGGTCAAGCATCTGCTGCTCGGTGAAGGCCGGCTTGGGACGCTCTATGGAATCGAAATCTTCGGGTTTGGCGCGCTCGCTTACCCACTTCAACCAGCGCTCGGCCGGCTCGAGGTGGTAGACCGTGAACGGGTCGCTGTTGCCATACTGCCGTTCTTCGGTGCGGACTGTGAGCATGCGCTTCCGCAGCATGGCTCTAACCGTCGCCATGCTGACCTCGCCATGGGGCGAGTTCAGTTCCTTGCGCCTTCGATGATGATTGTGCGTGCTGCTCCCGATGCCCTCGGGCAGTCGCATGGAAATCCCGCCGCGCCTGCGACCCTCGCGGGGGTCAAACATACTGCTGCCGAACTGAAATCCCTCGGCCAGCAAGCGCAGCACGCGCGCCTGAAATGGTGACGGTTTAACCATCAAACCGGCGACCCGTTGCGGTCAATACGAACAGGCTGCTGGCACACATCAGCAGCGTGCCGATGGCCATGCCGGCAAGACTCGACCCGCTGCTGCCGGTGACGGCGCTGCCGATGACGATGCCGAGGCCGAAGAACATAGTGCTGGCGATTGCGACCATGGTAAAGCTACCCATAACGGCCTATGAACCAGTCCTGATCCTCACAGGATACGCTGCCCGCCAAATGAGCATGGAACCAGCGGCCGCCGCCGCTATGACCCGGATGCGGGTCGGCCTCTTCGTCGTCGCCCATACAGTAGCGGCACTCAGGGCTTCGGCCCTCGTCGGGGTGCGGGCGGTTGAAAAAGTCCCACGCCCACGCGAATGGTACGTGCGCCGACCTTGCAAGCTCAAGGTCGGCCTCGCCGTCGCCGACAATCAGTGAACGGTCCCAATCGGGCACGATGCCGGCCTCTTCAATCATCGTCTGCTCAGCGACGGCCAGCATGCCGTAATGAGGCTTGCGAAGGAAGCTGCGATAGCGGAAGGTCTCGACCACAGCATCGTCATGCCCGAAGGACGCCTGAACCATGTGCAGGCGCGGGTAAAGCTGCTGCATGGTAACGGCCAGCGCCTGTTGGACATCGACAAGCCGCGCTTGCCCCATGGCAGGACCGGCCTGATTGGTAATCGCAACCACGAAAAAGTCCTGCTCGATGAACTCGTCGAGTTTCTCAATCACGTCGGGAAATATCCGCACCTGATCGGGCTTCTCCGGCCACGGCCTGCGCGGGGCGTAGCGCACAGTACCGTCCAGATCAAGCAGCAGCACGCGCTTGAAAATCGCCGACCACTCGACTCGTAACTCGCCGTCGAGAATCGTGATCGTGTACTTGCGGTTGCAGTTTGGGCAGTGACCGACTCCGCCCGTCGGCGGCGGGCCGTCGAGCGTGGTCACATAACCACAGTAGCAGCCGAACTCATGCTCGACTTCGGGGGTGTCGCCATTGCCGGTCACGGAAGGCTTTCCGTTGCGTCGGCGTTTGCTTGGGCCATGACCGCGCTGCGCTCGCGGTCCAACCGATCAATCTCGGCGGCAATGAGCGCGCCGGCCATGACCAGCAAGCGGCGGCGGCTTTCGCCCGCCGGCCGCTTGTCGAATCGCGGTTCCCACGGCCATGGATCACGAAACTCGATGGCTCCGCCAGCATTCTTGTACTGAATGAAAATGTGCTCGGGGTAGGTTGCGTAGCAGGCGGCGGCTTTCGCCAGTTGGCCGGACTTCCAATGGTCATCGTGATTGACGGTCCAGCCCTCTTCCTCGATCTGGCGCAACCGTTCGGCAACAATGGCCCGAACACCGTCGCTAAAGTCGATGCCGGCTATAGCTTGCTGCCGGCTTCTGGCCGCGTCATTGCCCTGCATGGTCTCGGTCCCTTCCTCTTCCTCTATCAAGTTAGTCCAAAAGTCGATCCAGTGCTCGACCGCGCTTTCACCGTACTCGGTGTCCATCGGATGCCGGCGCACCTTTTCGCGGAACTCGTCGGCCAGCTTCATGTGCTTGCACTTGCCCCACTTCCCCCCCCTCACCGTAGCCGATGTCACCCATTCGAGCTTAAATCCCTCGCTTTTGAGCGCCGCGATCTCCGGGCCGGTATCTTCGACCCTGCTCATGGCGATAGCGAACCCGATTGCCCCACACACAGGGCAGCGCCCGACGAACGAATAACCGTCAAGAAGCTGCGGCTGGATGGTCATGCGTACTCCAATTCGTAGTTGTCAAGGTCGTCGTCGAAGTCGCTGTCTTCGCCTTCATACTCGATCAGCGAGCGTCCCCCGCAGTCGGGGCAAATGCTTTCGCCGTCCGTGTTGCGCTCGGCTTCTTCCGCCTCGCCCTCCCAATCACACACTTGGCAGACCACGTAACCCATCATGGCAGCCTCCCGATATCTCGCAGCAGTGGCCCGGCCCTGCCGATCCACGCCAGCCGGTTGTCGCCGCGACTGGCAACCTCGCCTGCGGCCTGACCGATAATCATGTCGGACGGTGGCGGACCTAGATTGATAATCGTAAACAGATGATCGAAGTCGCCCGACCCGCCTCCGAACCAGCGATAGGACCTCGGGCCGTGTAGCTCGGGCACGCCTTTGCGGTTGATAGCATTGCGGACAGCAGCCATTTGCGAATAGGACTGGCAGGCAACGGCCAGCACCACGTAGCCATGAGCATATCCGCCAAAGCCGGAACCCCAACCCCGCGGGTGATTCGAGCGGGCGAAGATGGCGATGATGGTCTCACATTCGGTCACGTCATTCATGCTACATCCACCCTAGCTACATGCTCGATTTCGGCGAAGTACAGCAGTTCCCTGTGGAACGCGTAGCCTTCTTCCAAGCCTCGCACGAACCGGACTTTGGCCTCGGCGTGCGTGATGGACTTCTCCCGCGCTTCGGCGTCATCCTCAGCAATGACAAATAGCTCGATCTCGTCAATCAGCGAGGCCACGCGGCCCTCGCTATCTATGGGACTCGGCTTGACGTGCAGAATGACTCGAAAGACATGGGCTGTCGGGGCCGGCTTGTCAATCTTTTCCTTGACGTTCGCTGTCCGCTTCGCCATGACTCAGCCTCCTACGGGCACCCATGCCCACGGCGGAATGGAAATGATGAACACGGCCCACATACCCATGCCGGCCCTGTGCACAATCCACGGCAGCCACATGAGCAGGTTCCATGTGACCGTCGCGCTCATAAATGCCGCGCCGATTCTGAACAGGGTCGAATCATGACTGACGACAAGTGCCACGCTCCCCCACAGCAATATCTTGATAGCCGTGGCGACGTCGACGGGCAGCGCCCGCATGACTGGATTGCCTTCGAGGGTGGGCCACGACGGGATCATCGCGAACATGAGAAACGTCACGATGATGTCGAAGAAGTTGAGCGCGTTGAGAATGAAAAAGCGCTGCAGGTAGACCGTCATTTCTCGGTAAACTCGCCTTCAACCGCCTCTTCGTCGTCTGGCTCGAACTCGGTGCGGATCGCCTTATCGCCATCCTCGCCCGGCGGCAGCAGGTTGCGCCCGTAGCCTTCGGACAGATATGCCTGACTCAAGGTCATGCCCGACTTGTTATCGCCGATCATCCACGGCATCAGCGGAACGTAGGCGGGATTCAGTTGAGACAGCACCCACTGCGCCCGCAGCGCTTCGGCCACATTGTAAAGCGCCATGCGCAACGCCTTGTCTTCTTGCATCTTGCAGGCGGACTTGTAGCGCGAGTGGCTTCTGTTGCCGCCGTAGGGCGGCTTGTACGGCAGCGCGGCGATGTCCAGCCGGCCATAGACCATCTGGCCGCCCGGCCCCTCGACCGAGTAGTGAATGACAATCCCCTCGCGCTCCTGACCGCCGATGGTGTAGCTGCCACGCTGAAAGGAATGCACCAGCCCGCCGACCCTGCCCATGGCGGCGACCACATCTGACTTAAGCGTTTCGAGCGAGCGTGAGGTCGTATGCCCCTGCCAGCCATCTTCCTTGCGCGCCTCGTCGTAATGGGGCACGTCGGCGAACGCTTGGTTGGCATCTTCCTTGGGCGTGAAGTTGAACATCGGTGACTCCAGTCAGGGGGTGAGAACGGTCCACAAAATATAGCCGACGGCGGAACATAATGCAACCGAGAACGGTAGTATTAAAAGGAAGGCCCTAGCGTTCAGGGCATCGTCAGTTCCGCACGGCGGCTGCCCATCGGGACCGGCCATCAGAACATGCGACCGCCGGCCATGGCAAGCGCCAGCAGCAACAGGTAGTAACCGCCAAGCAGCGCCATGACGCCGACGGGAAGAAGGGGCCAATCACGATCGGCCGCGGACACGATCAAGGTGTACATCGCGGTCAAACAAACCGCAAAGCCAGCCACCAACAGGAAGACCGTCACGGCCGGGCCAGCAACCATCGTCATGGCACTACCTCCCCAACAAGGTGCCCACCAGCGAGACCATAGTCATGCTGCCAACACTGGCCGCGAAGCAAAACAAGAGCCATGCCCGCTCTCGGCGGTTGCTCCCTTCAAAAGCGAGGCCCGCCAGAAAACAGGTAATACCAAACACAAACAAGGTGAAAAACATTGCCACGCCGCCAAGACTTGTCATTATTCGCTCGATCCTTTGCGGAATTGCAGCCAGACCTCCGGCTCACGCTGGCTCGAAAAGCGCTTGTCAATCAGCCGCAGTCCGCGGTCGGTGAACCAGCGGGCCACGGACTCGCCATCATCCTTGACCCGCAGGCCGAGCGCTTCGGACGCGCAGTGGGCTGTGGGGTCGCCGGTGTCGGGATACGGCAGAATGAAAAAGGCGCGGGCGTCCTTGGCCGCTGTCCGACGGATGCCGGCGAGTGCCCTGTCAGGATCGTGCACATGCTCGAACGCATGCGAGCAATAGATAACGTCGAAGGCTTGCTTCTCAACCGTGCTCAACTCGCCGATGTCGCCGGTCACGACGCTCAGGCCGAAGCACTGCCCGACGAACGCCTTGCGCTCGTTCACTTCGACGCCATGCACATTCACGAACCCCATGCGCTCCAGATAGGCGAGGCCAAGGCCGATGCCGCAGCCAACGTCCAGAATGCGAAGATCGCGGTGCAGGTCGCCGAAGAAGTATTTGAGCGCTGCTTGCTCGGCAAGGTGATACTCGACCGGCTTGACGATCTGGCCGTGCACTTCCGTTTGAATGCGGTGCCACTCTGCATAATCCATAGCTGCTACTCCGCTGCGCTGATGAACTTGAACGCAATCAAGAACCGCGACTGCTGCCAGTACGGGCGCGTGTCGTCATAGACCTCGCCAGCCGCCTGCCGGCCACAGGTGCGGATGAAGAACGTGTCTGATCCCGCGAAGGCGTTGGCCGTCGCGATGCCGTAGTTGACGGCAATCCAGTCGTAGGCGTCGCTCGTCAGGTATTGCTGCGAGTCAGCTACTTTGTCTGGCGGGATGCGGATGGCGTCGGTCACGAGGAAGTTGGCGGTCGTGCACGAACCGAAGGTGCAATCGCCCTGAACGACAAGGGCCGGTCGCCCCACGACCGCCTCATGCAGCGCGAACTCGACGTGGCGGGCGTCATGCCGGTTGCCGGACTCGTCCAGTTCGACCCGCTGCTGAAACTCGTACATCGACAGGCCAACGCCGTCGAGCGTGCCCGAGTGCAGCCACACGCCGAAGCCGAGGCTCTCCGGCTGCCACGCCAGACCGGTGTTGCGGTAGGCGGCGAACAGGTCATCTTCGGACTCGTATTGGGCGTCCCATGAGATCGGAATGAATGCAGGGATCAGGATGGAGTCGGCGACCCGTGATTCGCCTATGAGAATGGAAATCGGCGCGCTGCCGTCGTCGAAGTTAATTGGCCCCACGGTGTAGGGGCCGGCGGTCGGCGACGGCAGCGGCGTGATGGTCGGCTCGACGTATTCCGTCGGGCCGGTGGTCGGCTCAGGCTGAAACGGTATCGGCGTCGCCCAAACATTGGCGAGTGCGAGCGCTGTCGCCATGACGGTCTCGGACTGGCGCTGAGCATCGCGTCGCTGTTCGGCAGCGAGCAGAAGGACCAGCACATTGAGCAGCGCAACCAGCGCCACGATCACATACAGAACGCCGATGCGCTTGAAGTGAATCTCAGGCTTTGCCATCTTCCCTCCGGCGGAAAGATGAGGCGGGGCCGGGGCTGGCCCCGCCTCTCTTGGGTTACGAAAGGTTGCGAGGATCAGGCAGTTCGGCGCGACCGGCGAAACGCGATGCCGGCCCCAACCAGCGCAGCCCCCAAGATCGTGAGCCACACAACCAAGGGGCTGTCGCCGCCGCCCGAGTTGTCCTGAGGCGGAGGCGGATCGTTGCATTCGGACCTGTTGATCTTCACGCTGCCGCTGTCGTCGCCGACGATGTTGAAGCCATCGGCAGCCACAGCCGACCAGTTGTAGGTCTTGAAGCCAGCGTACACCACGGTCGTTTCGGTAAAGTCTTGGCCGTCAAAGGTCAGGGTTGCACCGCCAGACGGCTCGACCGTGATCTTGGCGTAGGATTGGTAAACGTTCCCGCCCTCGGATTCGGGGCCGCACGACAACTCGACGCCGACGATCACCTGATCGGGGTCACGATACTGATGCTCGGTTTCCTCGCTTACGTCGCGGTCACAAATGGTTTCGCCGTCCTTGGCGTCCACATGATTGATCGTCGTTGTGACCGTGCGCGAGCGCTCGAACCTGTTGTTGGCACCGTCCCATGTCCAATCCGACCATGGACCATACTCAACAATCGGCTCTTGCTCGATGGTCTCATCGCAGGTCTCGTAGCATTCGACCTCAGGCGCATTCAGCCATTCCTTGAACTGGCCGTTGTAATCGTCGCGCGCCCATGATGGGATGCCTAGACTCGATGCCGTCGGGCGATGGCACTTCTTGGGATCGTTCGACTTGTCGTAAGTGAAGTCGATAGGGCCAAAGGTTTCCGTCACCTTGCTGGTGAACTCGATAAAAGGAAACTCTTGGATGAACCGACCGCATTCACCCTTGTGCTCGCCATGATTGATCGGGAACCATCCGCTCGGACATACCTCTCGGCTCGCCTCGAAGGTGAAGCTCGGACAGTCGCCGTAACATTTGTCGTCGCCGCCCGTGCTGTTCGGTGCAGCCTCGGCAACAACCGCGCTGATAGCAAACGCGGCTGCGACCAGCAGCAATACGGACAGGGCAATCACGGCGAACGGTGAAAATCTCTTAAGCATCGTCCCTCCATTTGGGTTGGATACAGTTCTGTTCCCTCGTCTGTTCACTATTGTTCCCTCGATACTCGGCCCTCCCTTATGCGCGCTTGCGAAGCCGGGCGCGCTCGATCTCGGTCTCAACCATGACCTCGACCAGCGTCCCAAACGACATGGCTGGAGTCCAGCCTAGCGTGTGGCGAATGCGCGAGCTATCGCCACGAAGTTTGAAAATCTCGGCGGGGCGGAGCAGCGCCTTGTCATGCCAGACGTAGCGCTCGATGTCTGGCGGCAGGCCGGCGACCTCGAGCGCGGCCAGCAAGTAGTCACGAACCGCATGTGATTCGCCTGTGGCGATCACGTAATCCGCCGGCTCGTCGGCCTGCAGCATCTGATGCATGGCAACCACGTAATCGCCGGCGAAGCCCCAATCACGGTGAGGCGACAGGTCGCCGAGCGCTATCACGTCACGCATGTTCAGCTTGATCTCGGCAACGCCCCTCGCAATCTTGCGGGTCACAAACATTTCACCGCGCCGCGGCGACTCATGATTGAAGCAGATGCCGCAGGCGATGAACAGGTTGTACGACTCGCGGTAGACCGCCGCCATTCGATGGGCGGCGAGCTTGGCCGCACCATAGGGTGAGCGCGGGCGCATTTGCGACTCTTCGTTGAGCATGCCGCTCGCGCTGACGTTGCCGAACATTTCTGAGGTTGACGCCTGATAGACGCGGATGGATGGGTCGAGGTCGGCGACCGCTTCGAGCAGGTGCACGAACCCCATGGCATTTACTTCCATCGTATACGTCGCCATCTTCCAACTGTCGGCGACGAAGGATTGCGCGGCGAGGTTGTAGACCTCGTGCGGTCGGGAGTCCTGAACGGCTGAGCGAACCGTGGCCGAATCAAGCATGTCGCCGGCGAGCAGATGCAGCCGGTCGCCCCATGCGCGCATAGCGGGTTGCAGGTTGCTGAGATTGCGGCCACTCGATGATTGGCGGGCAAGTCCGTACACAACGTAGTCCTGAGCCAAGAGTCGCTCGGCGAGGTATGAACCGTCCTGACCGGTGATGCCGGTAATCAATGCGCGTTTGGCGGGCAATCGGGGCCTCCCTCCGGTTGGCGTGACTCATCGTAGCACTGATTGCGCGACTTGGCAAGCTGGCTTGGCGTTTGTCAGGCCAGCCGGACATTTTTACCCCCTGCATGGGGTTTCTGGCCCTGCATGGGGTTTGGAAATCGGGCCGGCGCTTGCCCCTGCACACCACTTGACATATTCCTTCCGTGTGTGGTAGTATTTATATGGAAGTCGCAGACAGCATGGAGGTTCAGATGAAGCTCTTGACGAAAGAACTCCGAAGCAAGCTCCCCCCGCTCTACGAGGCCGACGGCGACCTCGACGCTCCCGTGGTCTGCAAGTTCTTCACCCCTTGGGCCGGCTGGACATGGTACGCCTTCGAGTTCGACGGCGAAGACGAGTTCTTCGGGCTGGTGGACGGCCTCGAAATGGAACTCGGCTCCTTCTCACTCAGCGAGCTAGAGTCGATCAATGGGCCGGTCGGCCTGCGCGTCGAGCGCGACCTTCACTATCGCGCCGAGACCAAGCGAGACCTGTTCAACCGGTTGGGCCTGACCTACCTGACGGAGGCCAAGTGATGGCAAGCAAACAGCAGTTGCTGGACCGAGCAGTTGACTGGATCGCAATGAACGACGAACCCACGTGGACCGAGGCCGAGGATGTGGCAACGCTGATCTCGGTCATGCTGGTCGCCGAAGTTTTCGAGAGGCCCGTTGAGCAGGTCGCCAAGCGCATCGTACTGTTGCGCAAGGCGTCTGATCCCTGACGACCTGCCCTGTCTACCGCTTGACAATTACTTCCGCACGTGGTAGGATTTATATGGAAGCGCAGACAGGACCAACGGGAGGCAATCAAATGAGAGACAACCGGAAATTCCAGCGAGGATCAGGCACCTACAAGTGCGATGAGTGCGGCAAGCTGACCCGCGAGACTGGCGAGGGCGAAAGCCTCGTGCGCCTGTGCCTGCGGTGCTACACGCTCGGCGGACTGGAAAACTCCCTCGCCGACGAAAACATCACGCAGGAAGAATTCGACCGCTTGGTAGCCGATCTGTCTGATGATGGCTGACATGACCGACACCCTGACCATCCGCAACAAAATCCCTGAAACCAACCGCCAGCGCGTGGTTGAATTGATCGAACACCTGAACAAGCGAGCGGCCAAGCTCGACATGGCCCCGCTGACGCTGACGGTTCACGGCCACGAAGATCGCGTGATTGACCGCACGACCGGCAGGATCATGCGGTACTACGACTTGGAAGTGACCGGCCAAGCGCCTGTGCTCACAGGCTGGCATGTGGCCGGCATGATCGACCACTCGGGCGACCTGAACATCATCACCCAAATGGCGGATAGCCGCGATCTCGGATTGGAAATCCCCGAGCATTACCGTAAGGCCGGCCCCGACTGCGATCACTGCGGCTACGACCGCTATCGTCTGACGACCGTCCTGTTGTGGAACGAAGATGATGGATGGAAGCAAGTCGGGCGCACCTGCCTCAAGGACTTCGGAGCCAACGCCCACCTGCTGCGGCAGATCGAGTGGGCTAACAGCCTGTACGAAGAACTGGAGGGGGCCAGCGACCCCGAGTTCTACGGCGGTAGCTGGCGGGCCGACCGGTTTGATCTAGCAGCCTACCTCGGCCACGTCGCCGCCGCCATTGATGAGCGCGGCTGGCTGAGCAGGGGCAAGGCACGCGATGAGGGCCGGTCGGGAAGTGACACGGCCACGACTGCCCTCGACAGCCTCGAAACCCGCGATGAGCGCAAACGCCTGACCGTCACCGACGAGCACAAGGCCGACGCCGCCGCCGCCATCGAGTGGGCGCGGACTGAACTGGCCGAGAGCGACAGCCTGAACGACTACGAGTGGAACTTGGTCTCGGCAACCGCCGAAGACAGCTTCCACAATCGCCACGTCGGATTGGTCGCCAGCCTGATGCCGGCCTTCTATCGAGCCAGCGGCAGGTGGGGTGCGAGCGGCCAGACCGATGAGCCTGAGCGCTTTAGCGAGCACGTCGGCACGATGGGAGAGCGCGGCGAGTGGGCGCTGACGGTCGAGACTGAAATCCCTGTGGACACGCAGTACGGATACAGCCTTTTGTACCTGATGCGCGATCCCGATGGCAACGTTTTCAAATGGTTCACTTCGAGCGCACCGGTGCCCGCCGAGTTGGTCTGGCCGGACCGCGAGTTCGACGGCGATCCACTCAGCCAGTACATGGAAGTCGGCTGGACCTACCGGATGAAGGGCACGATTAAGGCGCACGAAGATTACAACGGAACTTTGCAGACAGCGCTCAGCCGATGCAAGGTGCTGAGCATCATCGAGCGACCCGAGACAGATAGAGAGGAAGGAAACTGATGGCAACGGAAAAGCGGTTTAAGGTTGACGCGTTCCCCCGCAAGGACACGCCGAGGTTCACCGAAACCACAATGGTGATCGACCGGACCGACAGCACGGCGATCTCGGTCGGGTCGTATACCGGCAGTGGGTGCCTGTCCTTCGATGTTCGCCGCTGGACGCACTACCACGAGTCCGACCGCACCCGCGAGACCGTATGCTCGGTCGCCATCCCCTATGAAAACATCGAGGCGCTTGAACTCTTGAAGGCGACAGTTGACCAAGCAATCGAAGACGCCAAGGCGCACAATGAAATGCGCGCCGCTGTTCGCCGCGGGGCAGAGGAAGCGAGTCGGCAGTAATACGGTTCACGGTTGACCTAACATAGACAGACAGGAAGGTGAGGCATGAGCGACTTTACAACGAACGGCACGCTCCAAACGAAAATGACCGTGCTCGACAAGGATGGAAATGCGCTGGTCCTTGACGGCGAACAGGCGCTGGCATGGGCCGAGGCGCAGAAACCTTACAAGGGCGTCGCGCGGATCAGGCCCCTGCGATTCGGGGCCAAGAACGCTGCCGGCGGGCGCAAGGTCACGTTCGCCCAAAGCAAGGAATACAAGCGCCGGCACCCGAGGAGCGCCCGCCACGCCAACGACCCGAAGAAGCTGAGGCGCTACGAATGGCCGAGCGGGGTGTCGAGGATTGGCACCGCCTGCTGGCATGGTTGGGAAATGCCGGAGGACTCCGAATGAGCACCAATAAGTTCCTGCTCCCCAACTTCAACTGGCCCGCCCTCGAAGAGGGCGAAACCCGCCACATTCTCGGGTCGAGCACGATCAAGGTTTTCGACGACGACCTGACCATCCAGTACGCTTTTTCGGAGTACGAACCAAGGCACCCCCGCATCGGGAACTGGTGCTTCTGGCAACTGGTCGGGATCGAGGGCGCGGAAATGGAGCCGGCATCCTATCAGGACATCTTCTTGGCCGGCCTGAACAGCGAGTATGTTCGAGTCGTCATGCCTTGGCTGATTGAGGGGGCCGATGCAGAAACGGAAGTCCAGCCATGATGTCGGCCTTGCATTACATGAGCCGATGGGTCAAGCAGGACGGGATTCTTGTAACCTTCGGCAATCTCATCGGCAGCTACATGGGTCAAGAGTACCATTACCGGTGCCCGAATGAAAATCTGGCACAGCAATTCGCTGACTACTGCCGCGGCCGTGACCCCGACAATCTCAACATGCCGGTGGCAATCACCGATGCTGTGCGTGAGCGGTTCGGGGCTGAGGGTATAAGCACATCCGTCGGCTTCTTCGAGGAAGGGACGGAGCAATGAGCGCCGATCTGAGCTTCTACGTCAACGGCAGTGAGCACGCCTGCGATGTGTGCGGCGAGCCGATCATGACTATCTTCAAGGACGCGGCCTGCACCGAGCGCTATGACGGCGATGATGTGTGCACGCACTGCGAAGACTTTGGCGGACCAGTTGACGATATGCCGGACATCTATCCGAGCGCCTACGCGGGTGGAGGTTGAATGGAAATGCGCGAGCACGAATTACATACCGACTTGAAGGGCCTGCCCTACTTCGACGTCGACGCCAACGATCTCGATGCCGATGTGGGCCGGCGCTGCAGGATCAAGAACGCTCGCTGGCCGGCAGAACACGACACGTTCACCGTCACGGCCACGCAGACCATCTATGATGGCACGCTGGCCTATCGCATCGTCGGCGACAAGGACGTGTGGCGCTTTGGCCGACCGGCGCGGCCCGAAGAAATCGAGTTCCTAGCGGAGCCAGAGTAGACGGCATTTGCATCGTGCCGGACTGAGAGGATCAAGTGGCAAAGCAGCCCAAGTGGGAAATTGAGTTTCTGGCAGAGATCGAGAAGTTGCCTGCTAGCGAACTGTTCGATACGTTCGCTAACGACTGGTCGCAACCCGACGACTACGACGGGGGATGGACCAGCCGCGGCCACCGTATGCGCGAGCTTGCCATCGACGAACTCCAGAATCGCCTAGCGGTGCCAGACGCGGATGCCGTGCACAGGATGGCGCTCGAGGCCGAGGAACACCGTACCCGCTACGACCGGATGGCCGTCACGGATTCGGATGGGCAGGGCGAGTATTGGAAGGGCCGTCGCGATGAGGCAGGCCATTGGCGCGACATGATTACTGACTTGGCGGTGCAGCTTAAAGAGCGGGACTTGCCTCAGGTGCCAGATGATGCCGCCGCCATTATTTTCGAGACCGACGGAAGCTATACCCTCATACTGGCCGGCATGGACGATCATCATCTAGAGGAAGAAGCGCCCGAGCATGTGCTTGTCGCCGTCGGCTTGAGCCTGATGCTAAAGAACGATCCATATACGGAACAACGCGCGATGGCCGCATACGACGGCGCTGCAATCCGTCTGTTGGCGGCAGATATCGAGACCGTGTTGCCGGAGATCGAAGGCCCCGCCTCTGCCTTTTACTGCGCTGTTTGCGGCAAGAACACGGTCGATGCCGAGGCCGGTTTTGATACATGCGACGAGTGTTTAAACAAGGCATGATTGGAGGCGTAATGAGCGCACGAACGTTTCGGCTGTGGTTGGCGGTGCTGCTGGTGTTCGCGATTGCCATGCTAATTTACGTGGCTTGGTTCGTGACCGCCGCTTGGCAGTAGGTGAGCCATGGGCAAGATCACGGATGGCTGGCAGATAGACGATCCCGACTGGATGGCCGGCCACGGTGAATATCCCAAGACTCGCCGGCGAACGGCCCACAAAGGCGACATCGGCTCCATGACGGTCCAGTTCGGACAGGCCAACGGCCAGTCGCGGTTGACCGAAGCAGAAGTCGGCGAGATATTCAGGATGGCCGAGACCATGCGCCAGTACGAGATCGCCAAGCACTTCGAGATCAGCGAGGCGCATGTGAGCCGCATCCTCAACGGGAAAGCATGGCTGCACGGTTCGGCACAACGGAAGATGACCGACTATCTGAATGAGAGGAATGACAATCATGGATGACAGGGATGCATACAAGGAACACCGCCGAAAGCTAGAAGCCGAGGTCAACAAGCGCTACAAGGCCCTGCGCGAGGAAGTGGATGGCCGCATCAGCCTGCTCGAACTGCCGGAAGGCGTGACCATCAAGAAGCGTCATCTTGGCTATTACGAGTGGGAGGCCTACCGCGAGGATATCCGGCTTGTGCAATTTATTGTGTACGTCGAGCGCGTGCAAAACAACAACCCGATCATCCGCATCCGCAAGGTCAGGGGCCATCACATAGCCACGCGGAGCTACGCCCGACTCAAGAGCGGCGGATGGAATGTCGATAAGGCCATCGAGACCTTCACTCAGTACGTCGCCGAGAGCAACGATGATGTCAACAAGGATGTCGAGCTTCACATAGCCGCCAAGGAATGGTCCAAGGCCATGCGCGAAGTGTTCGGCGAACTCGGCGCAATGGTCAATGATTCGTACTCGCGCCGATACGACAGCAAGTTCAGGGTGGACCTCGTTGCCGCCGGTTCCATCCTGCCGTCCATCAGAATCAGCGACGCCAGCGAAGGCAAGGTGCGCGCTCAGATCGGCATACCGCCTAGATCGCCCGAAGAAACCAAGCGGATTATCGAGGCCGTGATCGAGGCGATGAAGGCGACTTGACATCCCTTCCGCCTGCGGTACAATTCTTTCGGAGGTCCGAATGACGCCTGACGACAGCATCCAGAATCCTGTTCGCAAGTGGCCGCTCAAAATCGACGACGCCTTCTATTACCGCGGCGTGCTTGCGGCTCTGAGCGTCGTTCACGACGCGGGCCTTAACGACCTGCACGATCAGATCGTCGGGGCCTGCGGCAGACCGGCGGCGCTGCTCGAAGTAGCCAAGAAGGGAGGCCAGCTACGCGCCTCGGGCATGACCGCATGGAAGGCGAGGCACCCTGAATGGAAATCCTGACTTCCCTCTTCCGAATGTTCGCCGATATGTGGGACCAGTTCGCCGGCGTCTACGACGTTTGTATGACTCTCGGCATGATCGAACCATTACCCTGCGCACGAACCGCCGCGATCTCGGTTTGGTCCGACTACGGCGCAGTGGCAAGACCGGCAATCATCGGGATCGTGAGTCTCGCGCTGGCGGCTGTTCTGCTGGCAGCGGCAATTGCCCCGCTTGTTGTCGCTGCTGCCAACAGCCTGACCGCCCTGTTCCTAGACCCCCCACACAGATAGGAAGGTAGACATGGAGCACAGCGCGGCCTGCGCAGATGCCCAAGCAAGATGGAACGAACGGGCCGCTCAGTATGCGGCCAATTGGCCCAATTACTGTGACAACTGCAACGGGCAAGGCGGATCGTGCTATCCATACGACCCCTCGCCGGCGGGCGTTGCGTTGAGCGCTGGCTACATGGTGGACTTCGACCCCTGTCCGGTCTGCATCGAGCAAGGCGTCTGCCCGCGCTGCGCCCATGCATTCACAGAGGCCGAGTGGACGTTTGACGGCGACGAGACCCCCTGCCCGAACTGCGGGTGGAATTGGAGGCACAACCCCGACGACGCCTATCCCGAACAGCCGGAGTGCCACTGCTACCTCGACGAGATCATGAGAGAGGCACAAGTCTGATGGCAGTCGGACCTTGGCACCTTTACCACAGGCACTTCAAGAATGAATGGTTCACCGTGTTTACCGCCTGCGGCTGTGACTTCGCCGACGATGCTCGCATCGGCATTGCCACGACAACCGCGCCGGAGAGGGTCACATGCAAGCGCTGCATGCGCACGCGCGAGTACAAGTGCCGAATGGAAATCCGTCGGCGAAGCTAGCGATGAGAAACAGACGGGGCAAAGCAGAGGAAGTTTAGGACAATGGACCTGCATGAATGGCTCGTAGCCAAGCAGAACGAATTGAGTGAAGCGGAGAAGACCCAAGACCCGAGGGAGCGGATCGAATTGGTGAATGCCATTGTCGCAAAGTACGACGGGCTGGCTGACCCTCACTGGATCACCAGCGAAAGGTATGCTGCGTGGATCAGGGTGCAGGCGAATAGAGAGATTCGGAATGGTTTGCGCCCCGACACCGAGCACGCTCGCCGCGCAGGAAGGTGAGACATGACGATCCTCACCTGCCGATTTGTGGGAGGCCCAAGGGATGGAGAGCTGTTCGCCTTTCCGTCAGAACAAGAGGCAAGGATGATGCGGGCGTTGGGGCTTGATGGCGACCCCGTTTGTGGGGATATGCGTGTATCTAAAGGCCAGTATGTCCCAATGGGCGTCGCAGACGAGCTTGGGCATGAACTGTACCGGTGGTCTGGGTGGGAAACGACGGGAAAAGGTGAGACATGACCGACCAACCGACACCGGAGCAATTGCAAGAGGCGACGAAAATTCCTCACATCATACTTGAACGAGCGAAACACCTGAACGGCGTCGAATTGGTCCGATTTGTATACAACGAGGCAATCGACGATGCCGCGAACTTTGCACGGGATTTGGCAGCGCATAATCCTGAACAAAGTCTTTGCTTGAAAGCGGCAGGCCATTCAATCAGGAAGTGGCTGATGATACCGGGAGATTCGACATGACCGACCAACTGACACTCGGCCTGACCGCGCTGCTGACGTTTGGCTTGGCTCTCTATTGGGGGATGCCGTAATGATCGTCGGAAATCTGATAGTCGGCGCGGGGATTTGTCTCATGATCGTCGTGGCAACGGGCGTGCCGACGATAATCTCTGCCGAAAGACCGGCGACAAGAGCCGACGTTGCATTTGTTTACGCGCTCGGTCTAATTCTAATGGGCATGCTGATGGTCATAGACGCCCGATTGGAGAGGATCATAAGGGATGGACAAACGCGAGATCACGCGACTGGCGACGATCAACACGTTCAACCGCCGGATCAACCGGCTGGCTGAACGCGTCACCGCCAGACCGTGGAAGGCAGACCTGCACCACGGTTGCAAGACAATCAAGGGCAACAAGACGGGTGTCGCGCAGCAAGCCCAATACCAGACCGAGGTCATGACCACGCCGGGGCTGGCCGACGACGACCAAGATCGCGCCAACGCGCATATGGTCGAAGCCCTCGTCAACGAAGGACCGGAAATGCTTGCCGAAGCATGCACACATATCGCCGCACTGGTCGAAGCGCTGCTGCCGCTGGCCGAGGCCGCACCTTACTATGAGGGCATCGCGGCCGGCGACAGCATCGTGACTTACTACTCGTCTTCGGAGGGACAGCGCAAGAGCATCAAAGTCGCCGACGCGGTGCGCGCCCGCCAAGCGCTCCTGTTGCTCGGCATCGAAGTGCCATGAGCCGCCGCCAGTTTGTCGCGCCGGTCGTAGCGCTGCTTGCGCTGGCATTGCTCTTTCCCCTTGAGTTTGAGTCGAGGGCCGATCTCGACCGCCATCAATACTGGCTGCGGGCGGCGACATGGTGGGTCGTCTACGATACAGGGCACGATGCTCAGCTTGGCGCTCGGATTGTAGCGCTCATGGTCCCCGACCTGCTGTGCCACGGTTGGGCCGGCGGCATGACGGGCGGCGTGATTGTCGAGGCCTATTTCGATAGAGAGTGGCGGTTCGTCAGCGCGTTTGCCGACATCCGGCCCGGCAGCCTGTGGCCTGATGCGCTGACAGGGCCAAACAGCTACTGCATTGCCCGCTGGAGATGGCATTGGCCGAACACCCAAGAGGAGTCGAACCCATGGATGCCAGTTGCCCCGAGTGCGGAAGTTACAACGTGACGGCGACAATGGAGCCAGACGAGCTTGGCAACGCCGAGTTCCGACGAGGCGGATCATGACAACAGTAATTGAAAAGGCCAATATCGCCTACTGGTTCCCAAAGCTGCAGGCCAGCGGGGTTCCCGTGCCCGAAACTGTGATCCGCCAGACCGACGCCGACCTCTTTAAGATGTTGGACCTCGCTGCCGACCCCGCCGTGACCAAGTTCATTTTACAGTTGCGAGAACTGGCGCGCGGGTTTAATGGGCCTGTGTTTCTCAGATCGGGCCACACCAGCGCCAAGCACTCTTGGAACGATTCTTGCTGCGTTACCAATCCGAATTCGATTGGTTCGCACATGCGCGAGATCGTTGAATTCAGCGCGATGGCGACACCTAGCATGCCGGTCCAAACATGGGCTTTGCGCGAGTTTTTACAACTCGAAACCGCCTTCACAGCTTTCCACGGCGACATGCCGATCAACGTCGAGCGCCGTTTCTTTATCAGCCCAATGAAAATCTATTGCTCGCATCCTTACTGGCCCGCCGAGGCCGTTGAACAGGGAGGTTCGTCTGATCCAGACTGGCGCGAGAAGCTCGCCGGCATGAACACAATTCACCCGATGGATCAGGCCCGTCTCGAATTCTATTGTTTCCAGATTATGCGCAGCAATCAATTTGAGGTTGACGATGCTTGGTCCGTTGACTTCGCCAAGGACCAGCAAGGCCACTGGTGGGCAATAGACATGGCTCCCGCCGGCCGATCGTGGCACTGGCCCGACTGCGAACACAAGAACAGGTGGAATTACTGATGAAGCACCGATGAGCGACCAGATGACCAAGATGCTGACTGAGCCTCAGGCCCGTGCACTGAAAATACTTATTGATGCCAAGGGGTCGCTTAGCGCCCGTGGGTTCGCGCAGAGAATGTGGCCCGACTCGTCGGGCTGGCGAACGCTCAGCGATGTGCGCAAGGGGGTCGTGCGCGGCAAGGCCATGCCGGGCTTGGCCGGTCGTTTTCTGTGGCGGCTTTACAAGATGGGGCTTGTGGCCCCGCGACCTATAGGCTACTCACTAGATTGGCACATCACCACTACGGGCAGGCGCGTCTACTTCGACCAATGGAGGCAAGACGATGGATGAGCGGGAACTGAACGAGGCGCGGGCCGTGACCGTGATGCTGCAGCGCCGTTTGGCGGATGCCAAACACGGGCAGGTCCAGTTCACCAAGGTAGACATGCTGGCGATTTTGTCCGTCATCCCCCTGATCGGCGAACACTTGGAACAGGTGGAAACCGAGTTGGATGATTGGCGACAGGCCGCACGCATAGCGGCCGACGATCCCTGTCCAGACGAACAGCACTGCACCTGCGTCCCGGCGCTTCGGGCCGACAATGCGCGATTGCGCAAGGCGCTCGACACGCCCGCGGGATCGACGAGCAACTCGGCGGAAGCAGCGGTCGACCTGTACTACCGTCAAACGAAAGGCGGCAACGAAGGCATTGGGCGCGCCGTCTACACCATGAATGACGGCGGACAGGTGATCGTGCTGGCCCCTGAGTTCGTTGAGGAACACGACTTCGACCCTGAGACCGATTGACAAACCCTGCCGCTGGCGGTAGGATTATGTGAACGGAGGCAACCTGATGGCGAAGCTGCTGTGCAAGCACAGCTTGTATGGCTTCCACTACTGGCGGTCCGTAACGCCCATCAGCCACGACGGGACGTTGTATGTCGCCCGCTGCACGCATTGCAAGCAGTGGCTGAGCAGTGATGAGGCCGAGGGCCTGCTGAACGCCGCTGCCCGACGGCACCCCTCGATAGTCAGCATGAGGGACGCCGTTGGTGAGGCTTTGGCCGCCCTCGGCAACGACGACTTTGACAAGGCGTTCCGCATTCTGGCAGAGATCGCCGGCGTTGTCATGCCAGCGGTGGACCTGACTAAGCTGGCAGCCATGGCACCCGACGACTTCGGCAAGCTGCGGGAGGGAGATTTCAGCGACCTCTCATGATACGACACAAGCACCGAAACACCTTGCTGAAACTGAGAACCGAGACACGTGATGCTGCCGGCCCGTGGAAGTACATATTCATGGCGCTGGTCGCCATCCTTGAAGTGGTATTGGAAATCCGAGAGGAAGTGGGCAAGTGACGCGCAGGGTCTACGGCAAAAGCGCGCCGCCTGCAGGGATCGCGCCGGCCATCGCTCTAATCGAACCGAAGTACCCGCACAACGTCGGGGCCGCCGTGCGCGCCGCCTCATGCTTTGGCATCGGGCAGGTTTGGTACACCGGCGACAGGGTGACGCTCGACCCCAAGGGCCGGCTGCCGCGAGAAGAACGCATGCGCGGCTACGACGATGTGACCCTGATCCAGTTCGATTATCCGTTTGATGCGTTTGATTCCGTCGTGCCGGTTGCCATCGAGGTTCGCAAGAACTCGATCCCGCTGCCGGACTTTTATCACCCGCCAAACGCCCTGTACGTCTTCGGTCCCGAAGATGGATCGCTCGGGAAGTCCGTAGTACGCCACTGCCACCAGTTCGTCATTATCCCGACTCATCACTGCGTCAATCTGGCCGCCGCCGTTTACCTGACTCTCTACGACCGCATGACCAAGCAGGTCGCGGCCGGCATTGAGTCCTATCCGGCGCTGCACGAAAACCGCGGTTTTCTCGGCGAGGCTCGTTTGTAGACATGGAGGCTGCACACTATGTCGAACTATGAAGGCTACATGCCCGGCGGTAGGGGCGCTGCCCGTTGGAGCGACCCCGAGACCTCTTGGCAGGCCGCCAAGCGGCTCGGCGATTTGACCGAGCAGCAGGCCAAGGTCTGGCAGGTCCTGATCCTGAACGGTGCCATGATTGACGAACTCTTGATCGTCAAGTGCCGCGAGGCGGGGATTGGCATGTCAGACAGCGGCATTCGCTCGAGGCGCAACGAACTGGTGAACGCCGGACTTGTTGTTGACACGGGAAAAACGGGCCGCACCGTTCGAGGCCGCAACTCAACCAAGTGGCGGGCAATGTCGCTCGACGAGTACAGGGCGCGCCAAGAGAGTGAGGCCGAGCAGCCGTCGCTGTTCGGGTCAAGCCAATGACCGAGACAGCTTACGAGCCGGGCCGGATCACGATTGAATCGACCTACATTTTCGTGTGCTCGGGGTGCGAGCGCCGGCAGGACTTTGAAGCCCCCGACTACGACACGGCCCGCAGCATGGCCCGCGATGCCGGCTGGCATCAGATGGTCAGGCCGTGGAAGGACCTGCCGGGTGGCTGGACCTGCAAGAATTGTTACGTCGACCAATGGGACCGAGAGGATGCGCGCCGATGAAAAAGACTGCATCGTTCGAGGGGGTGTTCGGCATGAGCTGGATTGACCTGTTGATGATGACCGCCATCGCCATGGTCGTGCTGGCGGCCTGTTCAGGCCCTTCCCGATCCACCGGGCAGACAGCGGAAGTCACTGGTCGCGATGAATCAACATACTCGGACACCATCAATCTTCGCTATCGCTGCTACGCTCCTATGTTCACAGGAGGCGGTTCCTGTGTCGGCGATTTCCGCACAGAAGATGGCACACTCTGCGCCTTTGTGAGTTCGCTTCAAGGCGGAGCGCATCTGTCATGCGATTGGTCAGGCGGCAACGAATGAATATCTTTCGCGATACAAGCCAGCATATCGGGCACTTCCCAATCTTCAAGATCGGACACGATAGGATTATCCGGTCGGGAGTCGACTGGTCTGCCCCGCTTGAGCTGGCGTACTCGAAGCCAAGCGCAGCGGATGATGCGTCCTGCACCTATGCCGTACTGCATCACGGCAGCGGCAGGGCATGGATCAGTACACTGCGTGGGTCAGTGTACTCGGCGGCGACGTACATGCTGGTGTGCATGCACCGTGAAGACGGGCACCGTGGATTGGTCGCCTACGTGCTGCTGGCGGTCGAGCCGGAGCGAAAATGGAAATCCTGCCTCGATCAGATGGTCCGCGCTGCTCGACTTATGGCGGCCATCGGCAGATGGGATGATGTGCACGCCCGCTTTCGAGACCAGCGCCCGAGCAGGAAAGCCGAACCGCCTGAGCCGGCTGAACCGCCCGACCGGACGCCGGAGATACGGCGCTCGCTGGCGGCGTTCTGGCGTGACATCGTGCGCCACTTCGCCGAACGCACCGATCTTGACGGTTGGGACTTCGAGGAAATGGCGGAGAAGCACGGGCTGATCGAGCGCCAGCCCTTCGACCCCGAGAAGCATGGCGTGTTTATCGAGGCCGACGAGGGCGACATCATTTGGATGGACGCGGTTCCAAAGGACTATCATGGCTAAGAGAACAAGCACGGTTCAATCGATCAAGGTCAAGTTTGACCCGTTCGAGCGCAAGATGATGCGCTGGCTGATGATGGCGGCCAGCCGCGACCACACGCGGCCCGACCTTTACTTTGCCCTGACCATCACCGAACACACGATTTTCGCTTCCGACGGCTGGCGGCTGCACGCCATTCCGCTGCTCGACGCGTTCAGGCCGTTCGTCGGCCAGACGTTGAAGGCGGCGCGGCCGATCGGGGAGCAGGCGCGGTCGATGGAGTTCGAGATCGTACCGCTCGAAGATGGGAAAGGCGTCAAGTTGGGGAAGGTGCTGCCATATGGCGACCCAACTGCTATGATGATTGTCGATACCGTGATGCTCAAAAAGGCAATCAGCGGATACGACGATGATGCGGAAATCTGCCTCTATCTTCCCGACGGCGGCGACCCGAGCTATGGACGGTATTACCTCGAAATGCGCAGCCGGTCGGGTCTCGGGCAGTACACGCTCATCATGGGCAAGCTCACGCATATGCCCCATCAAGAACCCAAAGGCTACAGGCCGCCAGACCAAAACGGCTGACCATTGCTGATACAAGGCGATTTCCTAGCCAACATCCCGCTGGCCGACGGGTCGGTGCACTGCGTTTTCACCAGCCCCCCCTATTGGGGACTCCGCAAGTACGAAGGGGATCAGGGCGATGCCCCACTCGGCGAAGAGGCAACGATAGACGAGCACGTGCGGCGGCTGGTCGAAGGCTTCCGCGAGGTCAGGCGCGTCCTGCGCGACGACGGGGTATTCCTCTTAAATTACAGCGATGCTCACACCGGAGTCGGTCGGGGCGTCCAGTCAGCGAGCAAGAGGTCGAAGAACTGGCAGCCCGAGTACGAGCGGGTTGATGCCGGAGTGCCGGGCGGCAACCTGATGCTCTTGCCGGCGCGGATTGCGCTGGCGCTGCAGGCCGACGGCTGGATGCTGCGGCAATCGGTGATATGGAACAAGCCGAACCCCCTGCCCGAAAACGTCGGTGGCTGGCGATGGGAACTGGAGAGTGGCCGATTGCGCCAAGCTAGCTGGCGGCCCACATCGAGCTACGAGTTCGTCTTCTTGTTCAGCAAGGGTTTGAGTTATTGGGGGGACCAAGAGGCGGTGCGCGAGACCGCGCTTTGGGCGCATGACTCCCGCGCTGGCCGCGGCCATGTTGACTATGATGGCAAGCGCACTGATGACCCCGATGCAATCCAGCGCGGCTTTGTGAGCATTGACAGGGCCGGCAAGAACCCGCGGTCCGTAATGGAAATCCCTGACCCCCGCGATCTGCCCGAGCTTTGGTCGGCGTTTGTCGAGACCATGACGAATCCGCCGGCGATCCTAACCATACCAACCGCCTCCTACAAGGCGTCGCACTCGGCGACCTTTCCGCCCGACCTCGTTGCGTTTTTTGTCAAGGCGCTTTGCCCCCGCTGGTGCTGCCCCACCTGCGGGAGAGGATGGGCACCAATTGTCAGCCGCAGCATGCCGCGCCCGAGGCCAGACAACCCGAACCCCGCTGTGCCGTACACGGCCAATAGCGGCCACACGAATGCGACTGGCACTACGACGCTGCATATGGAGCGAGTGACGACGGTGCATGGCTACCGACCAACCTGTGGTTGTCATGCCGGACTCGAAGTAGACGACCTAGAGACCATCGCTTCGCCAACAGGTACCGGCGGCACCGAAGACCCGACCGAAGCAACTGGCAGACGCGGATTGAACCGGCTGCGCAATGTCGATGAGGGCGTGCGATTGATTACGCGCTTCGAGCAGCGCCGCTACGCCGAGCAGATCAAGAAGTCGCCGCAGTTGGAGGCTATGAAAGATGAGGCGGGGTCGGCCATCGAGCACTACGTTCGCACCGACCGGGCTGGCGCTCGACCGGTTCCCGCCGAACTGCTCGAAAGCTGGATCGAGCGCGGCTGGTTGGAGCGCGTCGCCGTGCCGGCATGGCCAGATCAGGCCGATGCTGTGCCGGGCATCGTGTTCGATCCGATGGTTGGGTCGGGCACGACCGTTATGGTCGCGCAGCAGCTACTGCGCCGGGGGATCGGCATGGACATCAGCCGGCCCTATCTGAGCGAGCAGGCCACCATTCGCACGGGGTTCAGCGGCCCGACCGGGCAATTGGATGGGCTGCCGATGTTTGATAATGCTGATACAGGCTGACTCGTTTCGCATCCCGCTCGCCGACCATTCGGTGCACATGGTCGCAACCAGTCCGCCATACTACGCGGTCAGGGACTACGACGGCGACCAAGAGGCCAGCAGCCTCGGCGAGATCGGCAACGAGGAAAGCCCCGAAGAACACATTGCTAATCTTGTCACCGTGCTTGACGACGCTGCCCGCGTCCTGCGGCCCGATGGCGTGCTGTACCTCAACTACGGCGACACCTTCGCTGGCTCCGGCGGACTCAATATGACCAGCAAGATCAACACGCGCGGCGGCAAGCTCAACAGCTACGGGCCGCGCAAGGTAGCAGACGTGCCGAATGGAAATCTGCTGCTTTTGCCGCACCGGATCGCGCTCGCTTTGCAAGCGCGCGGCTGGATTATCCGCGACGACACCGTTTGGTGGAAAGACGACCCGATGCCCGAGCCGGGCCTTGGATGGCGCATCGAGACTCACCTGATCCGAACCGGCCCGACCAGTTGGCAGCAGTGCCCCGGCTGTGACCAGTGCAGCGAGTACGGCGGCTTTCGACCGCGGCGTGCATCGTGGCGAAGGACACGCGCCCATGAATACGTGATACAGGCCGTCCGCAACATGGGCTACTTCTCAGACCACGAGGCCGTCCGCCGGCTGCTCGGGCTGGACAAGAACCCGCCTTCGGTAATTACAACCAAAACGTCGAGCTACCGCGGCGGGCATCCGGCGACCTATCCGCCGGACCTGATTGCGCCGATGATCGCGGCGTCCTGCCCGAAGTACACGTGCCCCGAGTGCGGTCAGGGTTGGGTGCCAGTGATTGAACGGATCAAGCATCCGACCCGCAATGTCGAGGCTCAGCGTCTGGCGTCGACGTCACGGACAGGCCGAGGGGATCGCAAGGTCGCCGGCCCGAGCGGGCAACTCGACGAAACCGAACTGCTTGGCTACCTGCCATCGTGCGACTGCTTTGCCGACCGCCGGCCGCAGATCGGAGGCATGGGCGACAGGGTTGACCGAATGCGCGGACTCTGCGCGGCCTCGCTTGCCGAGGTTCCGCACCTGCCCGGCATCGTGCTCGACCCATTCATGGGATCGGGCACGACCGGGCTGGTCGCCCGCGAGCTTGGCCGGCGCTGGATCGGACTTGACATCAGCAAGCCCTACCTCGACCTCGAAGCCAAACTGCGAACCGGCTCCGGCGCACCGTCGAACCAACTCGACAATCTTCCCCTCTTCGATTCTTAAAGATAGAAGCGCAGGCGACTACAAGGGGAGGCCCGCGCTCGATGGACCAACCCCTCACCCGCGGCGGATTAGGGGCGATTAGGGAAGTCTGGCGGCGAATCTGCCGCGGGTTGCTACCACCCCGATTTGACAAATACTTCCGCCCGTGGTATAATTCTCTTGGAGGCATCGTAATGGCAGACAGGAGGCCCCAAGATAATGTCAAAGATGAACGGCTGGAGTCAGCAGTGCGACTTCTGCCCCAACGAAACGGGAGGGCAGTACCGCTATGTCTATCCCGTGCCGGCGGAGCACGAAGACCCACTGCACCCGCGGCGTGCCGGCAAGATCGCGTGCATGCAGTGCTCGCCGCGGATCGCCAAGTTGCAGATCGAGGAAGGGCTGGTCACGCCGACCGCCGGCATCTTTGCCGAGGTCGCCGATGGCTAGGCCCGAAGACTTCCAAGAAGCACGGGCGTTCGTAAAGAGGCTTACGCGCTCGATGCGTAGGCCCCGAGACTTTCAACGCCAGCGCGTCTACGACGCCGAGCGCGAGGTCGAAGACTTCGACCGAAACGCTCCCATGTCCATCCACGAAACACGGGCGTTCGTAAGGAAGATCACGCGCTCGCGCTGGTGGCGCAACCGCGTGCACCGCTTCTACTGGAGCGTGCTGGTCAAGGATGGGCGGGGGCGGCGCAACGGCGGCGGCACGCCAGACGGCTACATCACCATGCCGCGCTGGTCTCGAACCCCCATGGTTATCTGTCACGAACTGGCGCACGTTGCCGCGCCGCGCAACAAGGCCGGCCATGGCCGGGCCTACTGCGGCTGGTATCTGGCGCTGGTTCGCCGGTTCGTAAGCGAAGAGGCATATCAGCAGTTACGCGACGCCTTCAAACGGAAGGGCGTGAAGACTGCC